CACGGCATTGCTCTTATTAAAGGAAAATTTAATATTGTCACTTTCTACTTTATCGATAACGTTAATTAAAAATCCACAATTAAATCCTATCTCATAGGGCTTTCCACTATAGTCAACCTTTAAATGTTCCTCGCTATCGCCAGTAATTTCTCCTTGATTATATGCACTAATAGTGAGTTTATCTTTATACATTACAACCTTTATTTGATGAGTACTGTCATCAGAAAATATTAAAGCCCTTTTAAGCGCGTTAAGTAATCTTATTTTATCTATCGTTATATTTATTTTATTATCTTTAGGGATAACATTATTATAGTCTGGATATTCCCCAGACAATAATCTACCATAAAATACTATTGCCTTAAATTTAAAAAATATAAATCCGTCACACAAGTCAACACCCATTATTTTATTGTTTTGAGATATCTTCATATAGTTATCAATAATTTTCCTAGAAACTATAATGTTAGAACTTTTCCCTTTTTTTATCTTAACTGTACTTTTTATTAATGCCTTTCCATTACAACCGGCAAGATACATTTTATCTTCTTCTGTCTTTAAATTAATTCCAGAAAATTCTTTTCTATTGTCATATTCATCTGCAACAAAAATAATACTTTTGTCAAATATTTTATCTAGTCTTTTAAAATCAAATTCCAAATTATTCGTCTTTTTCTTTTTTGCCTCTATAGGATATTCTTTACTGTCAAATTTTGAAAGCCTGTATTTACCCGTTCCACTTTTTATCATTAAATTTTTATCCGCAATACTCAAACTAACTGTCTTTTTATCATCAAGTGATTTTATTATTTCATATAGCCCTTTAGCGCTTACCAGAACAGATCCATCTTTCTCGCCAGTTACTTTTAGCTGACCCTTCATGGTTAATTCTAAATCAGTAGCTGTAACCACAAGCTTGTTTCCAGACAGCTTAAGAAGCAAGTTGCTAAGTATCGGCATAGATAATTTTTGATTAAATATAAAAATAAAATTACTCAACAACCTCGTGAATTCGTTTTTCTCAACACTAAATTTCATTATCTTTCTCCTTAATATTATAAAATTAATAATCGCTGATTTCTTTTACTTCCTTTCTTTAAACTTTGGGCTGCTTCTTTTACGGAAAAGTCCTCCCAGGGAACAGTATAAAAAGAATATCTATTATTCACCCACCTCTTAAAGAAAATCACCTCTTGCTTTATTTTTCCACAACCATCCAATAAACCTTCATGATAATTTCCGTCAATCATTATTTCTGGTTGAACAAATGGCTTTAAATTTAACCCCTTTAGATACCTTACTCTCTCTAATGCCAAATCAAGATCATTAAAACATATATAAACAAAAAATACCCCAGGTGTTGTATTGTGCCATCTTAATAAATTAGTTGCCCTATAAACATGTTCTTTTTGATTTTCGCTATCATAAGCCATAGTAAGGGGTCTTAACCACTTTACTTTAGACAATAACTTAGCAACACTATTATCTATTAACCTACAATCTATTCCCTGATTAAAATCTATTTTTATACCTAATTTAACGATTTTTTCTATTTGCTTTATTCCATAATCAGAAGCAAGAACATTGTTATCCATTAAAACAACTTCTCTTCTATCTTTCGTTATTATTTGTTCAATATCTCTATAGGGCTGAAGCTTACCTTCCCTTTTTGGAACAAAACAAAATTTACATTTTCTAATACAACCCCGAGTGAGCATTCCAAGAGCATGGGGAAAATCAGGATAAAGAGAATAATCAAGATCATTTATTTTTTCTATTTCGGATGGAAGTTTATGGCTCATATCAATACCAGTACCACCCTTTATCATGTTGTTTTTTAAAACCGATTTATCTGAAAAAGTAAATACCTGGCTGGCAAATACCTTTTCGTATTTATCTTTAAATAAATCAGAATACCATTCTACCCCATACCCTTTCTTTTTGTAATAAGAGCTTATTTTCATTAAAGCATAATTGGGAAATTTTTTATACTTCTTTCTTACATTTTTATTTTTGTCTCCATCTAATATTGCAATTACTTTTTGTTTTTTCATTTTTCGTACCTAAACAATAAAATATTTTTTTCTTTGTTTAACTTCCTGCTAATTATCTTTCCTTCTGATTTAAACCAACTTAGAGTTTTTTTACAATATTTAACAAAATCTTTTTTGTTCATTTTTTTTCTTATTATACTTTTACGCCTAGTTACACTCTCCCAATTTGACTTTTGTTCTTTTATTGTTGACAATATAACAACACTATCGTCCTTATGGACTATTTTTAATATTCCACTTTCCATTATATAATAAAAAAAAAGAGGAGCCACAGAGTAAAATTATCTCTGTGACCCCTCTAATTTAATTATCTCCAACACTTTAATCTATTTGGTATTGTTCGTTATTTTACCACCCTTAAATTCAATATCATAACCAATAGTATATTTAAGGTACGATATCCTACGGTTTATTTCTTTGTCATAATTCTTTTTCTTTTTTATTTTACAGCCGCCCTTTGCGACAAGTTTAGCAATCTTTTCGTTAATCTTTTCAACGGTAGTTGATTTGATACCCTTAACGATATCAAATACAACACCACTCATATTTTTCTTGTCATACCGTTGCTTCTTTTTTGAACCCTCAATAAAATCAAACCCATCAGCAGCCTTTAATTCTTTCTCTTTACTTTTAGTTTTTTTAGTTACTGTCTCTTTTTTCTCACTCTCTTTTTTAACCTTTGTTTTTTCCTTGTCCTTCGGTTTCAACTTCGGCTTATCTTCCTTAAGCGCATCGAGCATGGCCTGAAGCTCTGCCGGTTTCTTTCCCTTAATGCCCTTAACCCCTGCGGCTGCGCATTTACCCTGTAGCGATTTAAGCAACTTAGCTTTTTTGCTTTTTTTACTATCCTTTACTTCTGCATCTTCCTTTACATCTTCTTTTTTATCTTCTACTTCTACCGCCTCATCTTCCTTGACTTCCGCTTCTTTTTCCTTATTCACCTTCTTCTCCTTTTTAGAGGTTTTACTGCTCTTTTTCTTTGTTTCTTCGTTATCTTCCTGGTCTTCGCCTGCATCTGCTTCCTCAGCTCCATTGGCACCCATTTTAGACGCCATATCCATCACCTTTATCTCGGAGAACTTCTTGGCGGTAAACTTCTTAGGTGCCTTGACAAAGTCACCACCAACCTCTAGATAAAATCCGGCTTTGGGAACTTCAGAACCGTCTATCTCGGCTCCTGCTTCAGCATATGTTACCTTCTCTACTGTCATACTGCCCTTGACCCGTCCATCCTGACAAATCCAGCACTGCACTCCCTTAAATCTATTTGCTTTCTCCTCCTCCCATTTGGTGCCCTTTACGAAGCCATCTTTAAAATCAACTCCGTCTTTAATGTAAAGTACTATCTGTTTCTTTGCCATCTTTCCTTCTCCTCTTGAAAATTAATTAAATTGATTTCTGTTCCTTAATTACAATATACGATAAAAACAATAAAATGAACGATTTTTTTTTATTTTTTTTTCAAAAACAATACGCCAATGAAAAACTATCCCTTAAATGCCCAATCATTTTATTGTACATTCTGTCGTTAAATCCTAGCACCCCTTTAATTTTACGCCTGCTCCAGCCAGCCATTAAAAGATTACTCATTATCCATTCATCCCCATCAATATCATCCAGTATCTTCTTAACATAAACCTCTCTGTATAAAGTTGCATTGGAGGTGTCCTCAAACTGAAAGCTATCCATGGGTGCTGAACTTCTTAATGGATCTCTGAAGTATTTATTTTTCTTGTCCATTAACTTCCTTTTAATATTAATCCAACAGAAAGATACGAAGCTTCCACGCTCTGGGTTGTAACTCTTTATGGACTCCCATATCTTAAGCTTTATATCCTGTATTAAATCCTCATCAGTATCAATATAATTTATCTTTCTTGCATATAAAGCAACCTTATCTCTCCTGCGTGTGTCAATATCGTTATCATCAAAAGCAACTGTTCTGACCACCTCTTCGAACGCTCCGCTGTCGCCATCTTTCGCAAGTCCGATTAGGTCATCAAAATCACAAAATACATTGTCCATGATTTCTCCTTTTATTATATTATCTTAATCCCAAATTTATTACATTTGTATAATATGTATCCTTTCCTAAAGCCTATTTTATGTAGATAATTAGGATTATTTTTCCACTCATATATATCGCTAATACTTATCTTTATGGCTATATATATGTCGTCTTTTTTACTTCTAAACTCATCCGCAAAATAAGGCCTTGCCACGGCATGAAATTTTCCTTCGCCACATTCACTATCCTTAGGGTTCCAATCGGGATGCTCAACTGTTGACTCTATCTTCCACAATGTCTCATTTTCTGTTCCCTCTTGAGTTTTAAAATCTTTTGAAATACGTTTATATAAAATTATTTTATTTTGTTTTTTTATTCCATGTCTTTCAAAAAAATTAAGGGGCTTAATATTTTGTATAATAGCTGTTTTTGATTTTTTAATATTTAATTTTAAATCAAAAGGCTTTATACATACTGAAAATTCATTAATCGATATATTCTTTATTTTATCCCATAATCTTACCAAACAGTTCCCCCAAGCCTCTACTGACGAGTTCCCCCGAGCCTCTACTGACGAGTTCTCCCGAGCCACTACTGACGAGTTCTCCCAAGCCTCTACTGACGAGTTCTCCCAAGCCACTACTGACGAGTTCTCCCAAGCCTCTACTGACGAGTTCTCCCAAGCCACTATATATCTATCTTCATACCAATTACAATTAACTTTAGCCCTTAACTTTAAAACCCCAAAAACATTAAGCTTAATATTTAATTTTACTTCATTTTCTATTATAACTACCTGGTCTTTTTTTACTTCTTTTATCTTGTCAAACTCCTTCTGGTTACTTACTATTATTTCTTTTTTCATTACCTAACCCCTTTCTACATTATAAGTATTTTTTTCTTTTTCTTTTTTGGTATTGGTTCGTCAACAATTAATACCTTTTTCTTTTTCGGTATTGGTTCATCAACGATCAACACCTTTTTGTTTTTGAATTGTTCTGCTTTCTCATTCTTAACAAACCCTTTCTCCTTAAGCCAGGCATTATGAAACTCGTCCCTGATCTTACATTCAGGAATCGGCCCATTCTTAACTATACCTCGATTATTAGGACAGAGTTCATCTGTCAGCTTACAGATACGACCTGGGCCATCCATAATCTCATCTGACGTAAGCTTACTCTCCCCTTCATTCTTAGTAATCAATACGCAATCAAAATATATAACGTCAATTGTTCTCGCCATATATTAACTCCTTTTTTACCTTATTTACTTTTGCATATTTTATCCATAAAGCCATTGTACAGCTATCTACAAATACTTTTTTGCCATATGCTATTGCATAATAACCGTAATCAACACCATCAATATTATCTGGAATATACCTACTTTTATCTTCAAACTCCTTTCTAATTTTATCGCAGTGATCTTGAGGTTTCATTATTTAAACTCCTTATCAAATTTATCTGGACAGATACTTTCACATTCCCCAACGCCAAGGTGCTCAACGGCCTCACACCCATTAAAACAATCCGGCCAAACTACTTTAACCAAACTCTTTTTTCTTTTTCTATAAATCAAATAAGCTTGAATTAATCTACCTATTAAATACAGAATAGAAAAAGCAAGTATAACATAAACAGCAAACTCTAACCCCTTTATCATAATGGCTCCTTTATTTTAATGCTTCTCTTTTGGCTTTAATCCAATTATCAGCAATCCATTCTTTAAATTGTTTTGGCCAATCATAAAATAAATAATATGACAAAAAAGAAGGTCCTAATATAAGAATTGAAAGCCCAATACCTGTTCCCATTAAATTTTCAAAATCTGCTGGATGTCCTAGCCAGGCATAAAACATAGGAAGTAATTTATATACTCCATACCCAATACAAAACCAAATAACAGTTAGTATAGCGCCAATAACTATTGCAACAATTATTGAAAGTAATAAAACTTTAATTTTTCCTGCAATCTCACTACACTTATTTCTCAAAAATATTTTCCATACTTTACTCATAACTAACTCCTTTATTTATTTAAGCAGCAGTGTTTATATTTTTTTCCAGATAAACACGGGCACTTACTATTCCTTCCTATATTAGCAAATATCTTTCTTCTCTTTATTTTTTCACAATGCCTTTTTAATAATCTATCCAGCTCTGGATCTGTATCGCAAACTCTTTTTACTTTATCTCTCCTTTTAAAAAGATTTTTTAAGAAGTTCATAACACTCCTATTTTATTCCTTAAGGTTTCTATTTCCTTGTCAACTTTTTTAAAGTATTTTTTTTTATATTCGTCATCCCAATATATATTGTCCTCCATTCTTTTTCTATTTAACTCTAATCTTTGTAGCGCCCCTTTCTGTTTCGTTATTTTAGTTTGTTTCATATTTTATTGTTATCCTTTATATTTCAAATTGCTTCATTAATAATTCTGTATCTATTTCCTTTCTTGACTTTATTTCTAAGGTCAGACTTTCGCCGGTACAAATAAAACCTCTTTCCTTTTTATATAAAATCTGTCCGGCGCTTACTAACCCTACTTCTTGAGGATTATAATTTTCTCTTAGTGTTTGCCAAAGGTCACCATGCTGTATTTCTTTTTGAAAAATAAAAACTCTTTCTTGTCCCAATATTTCTATTACAATATATTTCATATACATTTATTTAACTCCTTTTTAAAATGGTGCCCCTGCCCGGATTCAAACCGAGACGTAACTGTTTAGAAGACAGTTTCCCTATTCGTTAGGATACAGGGGCATATTTTCATTTAGAAAATGGAAAATACTTTCTCTGCATGAAATACTTTTGCATTGAGATAATATTCCCTGGAAATAATTAAAAAGTTTTTGAAGCTGAACTTCCAGTGCCACTTATTATTGGAAGTGACGGTTTTCAGATATAGCTTATGCTTGAGGATATCTTTATTTTTCATTCCTACAAAATCATACTTCTTTTTCCAGGCGTTCAGTTCGTCCATGGCCAGTTTCGGAATAGTACCTACGATCATCAGTATATCTTGCAGTATGGCGAGTGCATCGTATTTCATTTTGTAGCTCCTTATTTTGAGATTTTATTTTTGTTTAATATCTGATAACTGAAATAATAAAATTAATTATTCTGACTCTTTTAAAAACTTCATCCCAGTCCATTTTATTTATTTCTTTAATTTCTTTTATTATTCTTTCTTTATCGTCTGGTATAATTAAATCAATTAATTTAATATCGTCAAATTCCATTTTACTAACTCCTTAGTTTGAGGTTATAAAAGAGGGGGCTTTTACACCCCCTCTTTATTTGATTTATTTATTCTGCTTTTTCAATAGCTACGGTTAGCATAGCAATACGGGCAGTACCGTTGATATTAGCTTCGCCATTATAATAATCTAGTAACTGTTTACAGGTTTTCAGTAAGTCCGGAGCTGCTGCGATCAAGTTTGCGTTTGCTATACCCTCTGTTGTTCGACAACCATTAACAGATACTATATGATAGCCATTTCCATCTACCTTATTTCCACTTACTCTCCATGGCCCTGGGGTATACTTTGGTTTTTCCATAAACTAACTCCTTATTTTATTTAAGATTTCTTTTACAACTTTTTCGTTATAGTGCTTCTTACTTCTATCAACTCCTTTGTGAAATTTTTTGAGATAGTTTACCGCTTTATAAGTTCCTCCTTTTTCCAATATTTTAATTGCTTTATCGGTTAATGATCTCCGTACAGGATAATAATAAAGCTTTCCATCTATACTTAATTCAATTCCTTCATTCCCGTAATTGGTATAAAATACGTTTTTGATTTATTCCTCCTTTTTAGGCTATTAAAACCTTTTTCTTTCTTACTTCACTTGCTCTCGGCACTTCGTTTTTCTCTCCGTCTTTATATCCAAAACTATCGCTTTTATTTGTATTCCAGTCCGGTAAGCAAGCAACCCCAGTACGCTTATATACTAGCATCGCATCTATCACGCCGCCATAAAGACGCTTATGAGTGCTGTGACGATCTCTTACATAATCTTCTGCTCTGCTCTCGCTTGTGCACTCACTAACACCACATTGAAAATAAATATATTTATTTGCTTTGTCATACGTTATCCATTCTGCGCTCCACTTTCCATTCTTTTCTTTTTTCGTTTTATACCATAATTGAATATCAGACTCAATCAAACTCTTTGCTATTTGCTTTGATTCTTTTATAAACGCTGGAGTAAACCAAGCAGGACCATTCGCGCTAGTGTTTTCATGCCAGTATCCGTACTGATCCCAAACTAAAGTATCATCATACCAACAATTATATTCTTTATAATCCTTTAAATTTGGTTTATTCATTTTTCTAACTCCTTTAAAGGTTTATTTTTCATACCGATCATGAACGTGAATAGGATTAGAAAAAGGAAATCTTGAATCTGAAGTATAAATAAACTGTCCACCAAACATAGGGTATTCATTTTTTCCAGCCTTAACCGGAACAGCTATATATTCTCTACCGCCCCTCCCACTAACAATTTTTAAAACCGGAATATCACCAACAAACGAATCCTGATTTTCATCAATCTCTTCATTAACTATTAATAGAGCATTTTCTTTCCCGGAAGTTACTCCGTTATTCGTACAATCCATACCCATTATACTGACAGATACTTTCATCTTTAACTCCTATTTAAAAGGTTAAATTAATTATCCATTATCAATCATCCCTGCAACTTGCTGAGCGTTAACTAATTTTTCAAATTGTCCAATATATTTTTTATTATTACTCCCACCAATAATGCTTAAAGTGTTTAAACAACTTATAGTACAATATTCAATATTATACTTCTCTAAAAATCTATTACTTTTTGCTTCAATTTCATACGCATCTTTCGATTTCCATTCTAACTCTTTCATTTCTAACTCCTTTATTTTAAAAGATTACGCCAGCGCAATATTTAAGTAGAGGAATCGAACCTCGTCCTATCTTCAAACGCTTGTTGCCTACCAAGGACATTTTACGCAATCTCTTTATATTTTAATTAAATTAAATGACTAGTAAAAGTAGTAAGGCAATTTTCCCAAGTTGTAACTATATCAACCTCATATCGCATACTTTTTCTTGTTCGCTTTGCCGTATAATAAAGAATTCTTACAATTAAATCTTTAGTATCAATTCTGTCGTGTTTTATGTCCCACCTAATTGACCATGTTTTTCTGCTAGTGCGTAAGCTTTGCAAAGTGGGATTTCTGGTACAAAAGCAAGGGTCAGTAGTTCTATATTCGCCTGTATCACACTTATAAACCTCTTCCAACTTTGCGCCCTTGAACAGCCCTCTTTTAATTCTCATTTCTAACTCCTATTAAAAATGAATAATTTAGTTTACTTATTGTAGCGCTCTTGATTTCTCAGAAGCGCCACTATAAGAAAAAGAAAGCTAACTCTTTTTTAATTTCTTTTTTTTTCTCGGTGTTTTCCCAGCGCCGTTTGGTTGGCCGTACTTCCGAACCGATTTTTTAAAGAGCGTTTCGTTTAACTATTATATAAATTAACAATTTCTTGTTTAACTGTAAAGGAAAAAATGAGATATTTTAAAAATAATTTAAAAAAAAACTTACAACTTTTCATAAGTTACTGTTTTTATTATACTTATGAACATATAAGTTTTCGTAAATTGTACCTGAAATCACCGCTATTTTAACCGTTTTTCAATATTTTCTATCTCCCCATTAATAAATTCTCTTAAAATATCACTTATATTTTTACCTCTTTTTTTCAGTAATTTCTCAAACTTTTTACGCACATTTTTCTCTACTTCAAATCCGATATACGTCATAGATTTTCCGTGCTTATTTTTCCTAGAGTACATACTTATTTTCCTTTTTTCTTATTACTTTTTTTAAGCTCTTTATAATCTTTTACACAAAATTTACAAAGAATTTTTCCATCAATATTTCTCCATCCATCTTTATAAAAATGTATCATTGCAGACCATATCCAATCGGCCTGACAATACATTAAACTCTTACAAGATTTTTCCTTTTTTGTTAGCTTATTTAAATTAACCCTAGTATCATATATTTTCCATAATCTTAATGGATTATTTATTGTACCCTGGCATTCAATCGTAAAAGTACTAAAAGTATTTTCTATTAATGCGTCTATTCCTTTTCGATATCTATTGTAATATTTTGAAAGTCCCCATAAACTGAAACCTTGATCACTTTTCTTTTTCATTACAAAACTCCCTTTTTAAAGATTTAATACACCCTCTTTTTTCTTTTCATGATCAATCTAAATTCCTTTTTTTTCATGTTATTAATATCTCTATTTTCAGGCAATTCAATTTTATATAATTCTATTCCCTTCCCTTGCATTATTTCAAGTGAATCTTTTAATCCTTTCTCTCCTGCGCCATCATTATCATACGCAAATATTATCTTGTCAAATCTCTGAAGTAAATCAGCCTGCCTATCACTCAGCTGAGGGTTAAAGGAGCATACTGCGTTATACCTCCACTGCCAGAGCGATAGGGCACAGAACACGCCCTCAACCACTATCACGTGCTGTGCCCTGCGTGCGCTATAATAATTAAATAGAAAGTTCTTTACTTGAATTCCTTCCGGTCTCATGTACTTCTGTTTCTTTCTTTTATCTATCGCACGAGCTTCTGGAAATATAAATCTTTTCTTGTTATTTAAAGTAATTGGAATCACTATACGCCCGCAGTACCTTGAAAGCTTATTTGAAACATACCCTATATTAAAATATTTTATTGTTTCTAGTTTTATTCCCCGGCTGACCAAATATTCATAATACTTATTATCCATTTTTTCATGTATACTTTTTAAACCATACGGAACAGTTATCTTAAATTTCTTTTCCTCTTTCATTACTCCATCTATCTCTTTGTCTAAATCACTCCATAATCTATTTTCCATTGCATCTATTTTTTCACCTTCATAATCTGCGTAGTCTTCATCAAAATTCTCTATCAAATCTTTAAACTTACCGTGCGCACCGCAAGACCAACAATGATATGAACCAAGAGGCAAATACTTTTTGTTTTTAATCCTGCCCCTTTTGTTGACGCATAACGAGGGGTTGCTATCTTCATGGAAGCAACAGATTACCTTGAAATTATCTTTGTCCTCTGTATATTTCAGAAAGTGTTTTTTTACAAATTCTTTTAAGGTGTAGTCCATTAGTCATCATCTCCCAAATCTTCAAACTCTGCTTTCTTTCGCAAAGAATGAAATTTGTAACATTGAAAATTCGGATATGTTGGTACACGAATACCGGCTGGCCCATCCCTGTTATTTTTAACATTGACAAACATCTTCCCGTATAAATCAAAATCATCATCTCTTATTAATTCCAAGTGTATCGTGGCGTGCTGAGCAGGGAGCGGAGAAAAAGCTGTACCGCCACCCTCCTTTGCCTGGGAAGCGGTAAGAATAGACACTCCATTACCGTCATTAAAAGATTGACTTAACATTTTCATATCCCAGGATATACTCCCTATTGCTTGCCAGTCTTTACTTGTTGTAAAATTACCTATTGGTTTTATGTCATTCATATAATCAACCACTATTAACTTCGGAGCCTTACCGGTTCGCTGCATGATATCATCGGCTTTATGGTCTATATCAAAGACCGTACAGCCACGATCAAAAGAAATCACCCTGTATTCTCCACCCTTCTCCCTGTAGCGCTTGACTTTCTCCTGCCAACTATTCCACTCTTTTTTATTTATGGTTCCATTCTTAAATTTATTATATGGTATGCCGGTCAGCCTGCTGTCAAACCTTGTCTCTGCTTTCCATTTGCTCATCTCGATTGTAAAATGATACACTTCGTACCCCATGTGTACCGCTGGGTGAAATCCGCACTGAAGTAAAAATGTACTCTTGCCGGTTTTTGTTCCTCCATCTACATAATTAAATTCACTTGGCATCCAACCGTCAATTACTTTATCAAGATCAGCAATGCCAGTGGGTATTGCTTGAAATAATTCTGGAAACTTTTTCTTTTTAATTATCAACCTCTTGCGTTCTTTTAAATCATCAAACGGCGTGCCTTCATTCGAAGCATTATCATTTTCCTCCAAAGCAGTACCCAGTATATTCCTGGAGATACCTTTTATTTGCTCAAACTTATCGTCTGTAAATTCCTCATCATCACTCGCTATTACCCTTACAATCTTTTTTGTTTCATATTGGATTTTCCTAATCCTATACAGCTTACCCAATTGCTCTAAATAATAATTAAAATTCTCTTCATCCCTCTCGGACATATCTTTGCGCATCTTAGATAACATACGTGCGTATGTTCTGTGATTCCTTTTCTTGATCCTACTTTTTATTATAGATACTAGCGCATCTCTCGAAGGCAATGACTTTTTCGCCCTATAGAACTCACTCATAAATATAAACATATTCCTATGCGCACTATCGGCAAAATACTCTACCTTCACATTTTTCAGCATGGCGTCTCTCAAGAAAGATATGTTTTGATACATAGCTTTCAGTACAGACAGCTCAAATTTAAGATTGTACTTCCCCTTTCTTTTCTCTGGAGTCGCCATTTAGTTTTCCAAGTTTATCTCTAAAAAATATTCCTTGACTACTTCGCTAAAACTATTTGGCATTAACTCATAGAAATCATCTTTATTCGTGGATACACTCAAGTACATATTTGTTCCCTCTGGATTTGGTGTTTCGTATATCTCCATCAAAAACGAAAAGAATTTTTTATAATAATAATTACCCTTCACCTTTTCAAAATTCTCATCAAAGTAAGCCAGCGAAATTCTATCTATACCCACCCATCGAAACTTTAAGTCAACCGTTTTCCTCAATAGCTCTAAATACTCTTTCTCACGGAAGTGCTCTATAATCGAGCTAAAATTATAATACCTCGTGTACTTCGCCCCTTTCTCTGCAAACTTTTTTAAGAGGGTTACTAAGAATAAAGTTCTTTGCGTATTACTGCCGCCAAATATTATCAAGTTTTTATTTAACGCATTCTCAATTTTAACATATTTACTTAAGTCAGTAAAATTTTTATCATAGTATACTTTGGGTATTCGTGCGTAATGATAACGCATAAAAGGTTGTAACATATCTACCATACATTCTCCCTGTTTCAGTTTTCTCTTATTTTACGTCCCACACTTTTGTTAGTTAAGTCCACATCGTTTTCTAAATATAATTCAATCCAGAATGAATTTGCAAGTAACCCAATACCAAATGGCTTTCTCAGTTTAGGCGAGTGCTGAAATTTATCGAAGCACCAATCAATATATTTTCTCAAATCGTCTTTGTTCTTTTTGAGCTTTAAAAATTTATCCACCAAACATCTTTTTATTTTAGATACCGAAACCCCTGGACCTTGGATTTCGTTTTCCAAAGGCAGTGAATTAAAAAAAGAATTATTTTTAAAATTTATATAACTGAAAAAATTCATTGAACTCCATTCACTTGTTTTACGATATCTCCAGTTCTTTTTATTTTTTTTAATATCAATTTTTAGAGGCATATTATTTTCCCTATTATTTTTCCCGTAGAAATTATTTTCATAGAGATTATTTTTTTAGAATTCTTTAAAATCAAAATTTTTCTCTTATAGCAGCAATAGCTTCTTTTTTTGAAAAACTTCGTTATTATTTTTTGTGTTTTTTAAAAGATAACTATAAGCATGAAACATGCTTATATATATTAAAGAACAGGAAATCATAAAGATTTTTAAAAATGGAGATGTCGTTCGACCTTTAAAGTATGGTAAACTATTATTTTTAAATAGGGTTGCACCCTTAGAGAGAAAAAAGAATATTTTATGTTGTTTTAAGCTCATTATTTTATTTTTATAAAAATTTCTATAAACCTTTATTATTCATTAGGGTTAATATACTTTTTCTTATTTTTTTACCCATTTTAATCATTTCATTTTCTGGATAAGTATTTCCTTTAAAATAATTACAAATAGCGCATGCCTTTACAATATTTTTAATAGTGTATCCGTCAAAATTATCTCTTCTGTCAACAGTGAATGATTCTATTCCAAAATTACACCCAAAATTCATTTTACTAAAAACTTTATTTATAAGTAAATTATTTCCCTTTTTATAGTTAATAAGAAAATCTCTCATCTTCTGATATTCTTTAACTGTAGAATTACAATAGTGACATACATTTGGAGTTTTTATCCACCAATTTACAAATGCTCTTGGCGCCATATCCACATATATTTTTCTATGCCCTGCTGATCTACAAATACCATAATACCTTTTTTGAGCAAATGCATATTTTGTTTTGTGGATTCTAATTTTACCATTACATTCTTTACATACTATTTTCCATTCTGGTATCGGCCTCTTAACTGCCGCAAATTCAAAAATATATTTCTTTTTTTTACATCTTGTACAGGTTCTTTTAACTGTAGTACCGATAAAAGCAGCAGTCATCATAATCACTGCTTTTTGGGCAATAGTCTTTTCTCCTCTTTCGTAAATTCCTTTTGGCATAAGGCGCTGACTCCTTAATATAAGAGAGGCTTGTGAGTCCGCAGGAGCCAGCGGGGAGCGATAAATGGCTTCAGATAAAACGCCAACCCCACAAGCTCTCTTATTTAATAAAGAACAATCAGTAATGCTAGCTCCTACTATACTATAATAAATAAGCGTTAAAAATAAAAGTTTTTTATTCATGTAGAGACTATAAAAGTCTTATCTTACTTTTAGTATAATTTCTTTTAATTTCGTCATATTTACTTTGTCAAATTCCTTTAATCTATCAGACCTATAATTGTCATCAACAATTTCTTTAAAGATTTTTTTCCTTGAAACTATCCTCTCATACATATCCTCCTCAATCGTTTTGTTTGTCATTAAATATATTATATTTATCTTCTTTGCTTTCTGTCCAATCCTATCAATCCTCCCTTCCCTTTGGATCATCTTCGCCGGATTCCAGAGTAAAGAATAGTGGATAATTGACGAGGCTTCATAAAGATTGTGTCCCTCTCTCAGGACGTCTGAGGTGACCAGTACCCGGTAGTCTTCCGTCTTAAATTGAGTAACTATATCATCTTTATTTTTCTTTGCTTGCCCATGTATAAATATACTTTTTATCCCTTCGTTATTAAGCTTCATGCAAATCAGTTCAACCATTTTTGTATAGTAACAAAAGATAATTATCTTATTATCGTCAAGAGAGCGAATTATTTGAACCAGCTCCTCAAGCTTGGATGACTTTCCTTTCGACCCTACCAGGTGCGGATGCAGACAAGCCTGAATTAAATATTGCATTTGGGCAAGTAAATTAGCTGCATTTATTTTCTTTGCCCTCTCCAGCTCTTTTATTTTTGTTATCACCCCAACCCTCACTTCTTCATATATTCGTTTTTCATTAGCGCTAAAATCAACCCAGTAATTAAGCTCTATTCTGTCTGGAAGATCCTTAAGTACCTCTTCCTTATTTCTCCTTATAACATACGAAGCTATTTTTTTCTTGATTAAATCAATATTTTTATAACCAACTATTTTACCCATCCAATCTGTTTTAATATATTGTTTCATAAACTTCCATTGAGACTTTTCAAAAATTGAATCATCTATGGTTCTAAAGATAGAGAATAAATCTTCAACACTTGTCTCGAGATACGTTGCCGAAAGGCATATAAATCTGTTTGCTATCTGAGCAAGTTTTATGGCGCTCTTGGTTCTTTTGGCTTTCATGTTTTTAGCGTATTGTATTTCATCCATTATAACAGTTATTTTTTTATCTTTAAATAAATCACATATAAAATCTACATCGTCAACAAGTGTTCGATACGATATAACAAAATATTTCTTCGGAGAGCTTTCATATACCCTTTCTCTGATACCTTTATTTCCAATAACCAATTCATAATCATCACCTATAAATTTCTTTATCTCTTCCTCTGTCCACTTCTTACGTAGCGAAGCAGGCACTACTACAAATATTTTATCTGCATTCCAAAGAACAGAACACGCCAGCGCCTGAACTGTTTTACCCAAGCCAACACTATCGGCAATTAAAACTCGCTCTCCATGATACGCAAATAAAGTGCCTATTACCTGAAACGGATAGAACTTACAATTAAATCCTTTTATCTTTATATTAGGTAATTCTTCCTTTTTAATAGATAGAAGCTTATCATTCCTCTTTATTGTCCTATTAAGGCTCCATTCAAGGGCCATAGAGGACATAACACCCTCTCTCTCTATACTTTCCTTATCTAGTAGTATTGGAAGGTCTGAGACCGGCAATTCCCATCTTTTCATCTTCGGTACAAATACGGCTGCCTCAAACTCTTTAAGCGTTTTTAATATTAAATAAAATTTACTTCCAGAGAACATTACGGAAGCTCTGTTATTTTCTATTAATTCCAGTTTAATCATATTTAAATTTATACAAATAGTGCAGTGAGAAGTTAAGCGCGTTTAATAAAATCTTTATAATTATTTTGAATACAATTACTCATATCATTCGCCCCACAATGTCCAGTACAATAATCACAGTGTTTAATTTGTGTGGGAACGTCATTTGTGACTAGCGCGTCCTTTACCTGTTGTGCGACACCGTAGAGGCCAGGCGGTTGCAAAGCCTTGATTAACTCCTCGCGGTATCTACTGCGTTCTCCAAATAAATGTGAAAATTTATCATCGTTAATTAAAGCAATCGCCGCAGTGTTGCCCGTTTCTTTGGAGGCGCGTCTAACGGGAATTTTATGGCGACCAAAAGTAGTCTTTGCCTTATAATCGACTTTTAAACCAATCCACTGCGCGGGTATTGGTGACCAAGAATAGGTATACATTTCATCACTATCAATAAAAATATCCCCGTCCTCGAGTAAATAATCTTTCATTAAGCCTCCTTATTTTAGATTGATATAAAAAGTGGGTGCCATTCCCGTCACCGAAAAGGGATTGCCAAGTTCGCCTTGTGGAAAGCGATAGCCCAGCACAGAAAAAAGGTGACAGAAAGTAGCACCCACTCGTAAAAAGATTATCAATACATCTTCCCTTTTTAAAAATAATATATTATATAGCTATTTATATATATAATATACGCTGAACTTATTCAGATAAAAAATTTATTTTTTATGGACTTCCATCATGCGTGCCGTTCTCGTCGATATAACCTATTATTTCTGCTGCTGCTTTAAATATATGCCTCGTGCCAAAATTTTGTTCCATCAGCCCAGCGCTGGCTCCTCCGTTTACCGGAAGCTGAGTTGTAAATCCCGGAAAGAAAATTTCAGGGTCACTCGTGTCTTGCGCCTGACTGGTATTACTCCATCTTCCAAGATTCGCAGGAGAGCTTTTCTGCTGGCTTGCGTCGTAGGTTGGATCACCTGCATTAATCCAGGGAGAAACAGAAGTAACATGATAATCAACTTTATCTGCAAACTCTGGATTAGTAATTGTATCGTTAGATGCTGCAACCCAAGTTCCCCCATAATTAGATGCATTATCATAAAGTCCGCTATAATCTGCGTCTGGTTGTGCTCCTCCTGCGGTTAATTCTAACCCTACAGTACAGCCTATAATTCCATTGTTTCTTATCTCAACTGGTCCAGCACTTGCATTATTTGTTTTGTAAATTCCACTTACAGTTCCTAATCCTAACCCATCAAGAATATTCCCCCAGATATTTACTGCACCTCTTATATCCCCTAAATTAATCAACCCATCAGTAACATTATCTGCATATCCTTTTATTATATTATTGTAAATATTTATTGTCCATGTTGCTGCTATAATTCCAAGCTTTATACTTCCAGTCATGGAAACATAACTACTTGAAATACTATTTTCAAAAATATCAAGAGTGCCTACTGCTGCCCCACCACCGGGAGCAAGACTAATATGAGAAAGAGCATTCCCACTCATTAAATTATTTTTTATAACACCGGCAGTTCTTTCTACAGAAATAAATCTAGGAAGGTGTTGTGCATTATTATTTATTAATGTATTATTTATAAATTGTAAATTAGTTATTCTATCAAGATTAATCATATAGTTTGAAGCACCTATAGAGTTATAAACAAATACATTGCTTCTTATTATAATATTATCTACCGTGACTCCTTTGTTTACTTCTATTGCATATGTTTGATCTACTACTCCATTTATATTAAATGTAAATCCTTCAACTATAATGTTGTCGGTTCTTATATCTATCATTCCCTGTATTGCATCTGTATCGCCCTTAAGAATGGGGGCTTGACCGCTTATGGGTTTTAATGTAAGGGTAAATCCAGCACTGACATCACTTAAAATATTCACAGCGCCTAATATAAATGTTTCTCCATTAAACTGTATTTCATAATCGTCAGTAAGCGGATCAGGGAGTGCAGCTATAGCAAGTAATAAAGTTGCATAATCTTGCCCGTCAGTTCCTACTGTGAAAACTGTAGCCATTTATGCCTTCCTTCTTGCTATATATCCTATTAGTGTTAATGAATCGTCAGTCTCTACCACGTCAAATTTATAATAAGAAAAATTAGTTGAGTACTGAATTTTTATTCCTTTACAAGTTCCTCCATTATCATTGTAGTTGCCATTAAACCAACCACTTCTATTTCCGGTTGCCACTGTACTTCCGTCAATAACGAATAAAATTCTTCCATTAACTAAATCTTTTGTAATTTGTACAGACATATTATTTCCTTAAACGAAAGTTAAAGTTGTACAAGTAATATCTGTATGAGCACCTAGTCTATCATGTTCATTTAAAAATATTCTATCTCTACCAACTCCACTCCCAAAGGGAACGCTTTGCCATTCAGCAAATAAATCACCATCTACATATATATTATATTCTCTTCCGCATTCTACTTGTGGATTACTATATACTCCAGGTTTATTGGTGCTTTCTGTAAGTGTATAGTTTGGCCTACTTCCATTGACTATTGCAACCGCTTTTGCTTCAACTAATCTTCCTGATAAGAGATTATTATTTTGATCTCTTAAAACGCGAGTGAGTCGCGAAAAATCTACTGGAGCACCCATCTTTATTTCTCCTTTTTATTCGAATATATATTCTGAACCTGTGATGATTACAGACTCTGTTCCGTCACCCACCTGCGTCGGTTTTCCGGTCACCAATTCTAACCCCTCTAACCTTGCACTAAATTCGTGCCCCACATATTTATCTCTAAAATATGTATAATCAAAATCTTGAGGCATACTTGCTTTAATAGAAAATACATGATCTTGATGCGGATAAAATATAATAAAGGAAGCTTCGGAAATCGCAACCCAACTTTGAAGCTCATTAGGTGCCATAAAATCATAATCAAGTTGAGCAGTATATCTCCATCCTTTAATGCTTTCTTTTATCCCTCCATCCCAAGTCTTTCTTCTATAATTTGTTTCTCTTATAAATCGCTGATTAAATCTGGTAGGAATTTGCATAACATAATCTCTATCAATTTCATTTAACTCTACAAAATCAAACAAGCAAGACCCTTCTTCAAAAGCTTCTTCTGTTCCAGATAAAAAGATTACTAAGGATGAGGATAGGTTCCCTACATCGCATTCGAGCAATATAGATACCTTTTTCCAACCTAAATCTGTTACTTGAAATGTTTCCTGCGCTGTATTTGTTAGATTACCATCAGCAATCATGCAGGTTACATTATGTCCGCTTATATCTGGGTTGCCTTCCTTTGCGTAAAAGGAAAGTAAAAACTTTTTACCGCTACAAGTTCCGCTTATAAAATCACTCTCTGCAAAATTTAGAATAAACTGAGCATATCCCCAGGCAATAAAATTTGTGTCCTCTACTTTTAAAACATAGTTACCGTGAGGGGCCGTCAGGTCATTCGGCCTGGATAATGTTGCCGCCTGTGGTGTCCAAGGACTTAATGAGTTTTCAAAACTATTATTTCCTATAAGTTGAAATCCATTAGCAAGCAGCACCCGTGGATTACTAATTCCACCTATTACATTAGCGCTCCAATTTTCATTCTCTGACATGATGTTTTATCCTTTTATTGTTGTACTCCGTCTATTTTAGACATTCCATTTTTTAAGTCCGTTACTATCTTACGAATTATGTAGTACAAATTTAGACCCTGGACATTTTTTATGGTCGGGCGCACCCTATCCTGAGGCTCTAAAAATATCATTGGTGTGGTTTTTAAATTCTTAATTGCTTTTTTCTTTACAGAGAAAAAGTTGTATGCATAGCGTGCGAGTGCCCGTGCAAGGAATTGATTTTGTATTAGTACGTTATTTATGGTAAGCACCTTACTGCCTGCCCTGACCGTCCCAAACGTCTCTACACCGCTGTTTACGCTATCATTCCAGTTAACCTGTACTACATCATACCATTCTTCCCACATCTCATACAGGGGTAATTCAGTATCAAATATTTCATTTCTGAATAGTTGCCTCGTGCCTATATGTTTATCCCGTGCTTGGAATATACCACGGGTATGGCCACCAATCGGCAAAACAGAAAATCCTGTCCCAGGAATTGTCGTCCATGGTTCGCCAGTATACGTCCCGTCGTAGAATTCATCTGCAACCCAAAGTGTAATATTATTATTTCTTATTATCCGCCGAACCTGGCCGTACCCCGTGCCTTCGACAATTATAACGCGACTTCCCAAAAACACATTATCCGGCCAGGATTGAGATTCATCCGTGATCGAAATCCGATCTGCGTATATACGTTGTCCGACTGCATTAGGCATAATTTAATCCTTGTTCGTATGCTCGTAATAGTCAACCTCTATCCAATGAGTATTGTCTGAACTATCTAAACTTTTTACTTCAAAAGCATATAGCGTATTTCTTAACAATATCCATTCTTGTTGTGCTCGTGCAAGTCCACCAATAGACTTTGTAGGTGAAGTTGCAGCACCTAAAGGAATAGAAGCAATTGTTGTTCCACCAGTTACATTTCCCATAGTTATTTCTGTAAAATACATTGCTTGACCCTGAACATCTGGATTTTGAGATGTATCCCAAATTGTACTTATATTAGATGAATTCCTATATCTATTATATACAGTTAAAGATGCTCCTGTATTATCTACTATAGCAGGTGCTTCTATAATACTTGCTAGCGCTACTGCTGTTGCTGAAGCACTAATTGTTATGTGAAGAAACTTTGTAGTGTCAGGAGTTTTGAAAGCAATTATGCTTCTGTCGTCTGTATCTGAAACAGCTTGACTATAAATGCAACTATAACTACTTCCACCATGAATTTCATGATGCTCATATTCAATAGTATTTATTGCATGTGTTGATGCATCTATACGTATTCCCTTCCAATCAGTATTATTAATCAAACCAAGCATTTTTATTTTTTCTATCCAGCTCATGATATTCTCCAATTGGTTCCATTAGAAACTAATATCAATAAAGTATTTGTATCTAAATCTACATTTTCATATCCATTTATAGTTCCGTCAACCCCATCTAAAGTAATAACTCCAGTTCCTATATTTGTTATTCTATAGTGGTGAGTTACTAAAGCTACATCGGGCATATAAACTATAAATGTTCCATTACATTCTACATATTCATCTGTTAATAATATTTGGTGGTTGCTATTAGCAACCATTGTCCTTACTGACATTCTTTCTAAATCATTCGTTCTTGTTTTTAAATTCTTACTTGTTTTTAAATTCTTAATTGCTTGATATGTATTTTCATCAGCAGAGTAAAGTACATTCTTTGAATGTGCGTCTCTATTAAGATTTAAACCTCTTTGGTATGTTCCACTCATTATTCGTGTGCCTCGCTGCCCCACGCACTGGGACTCGGCGAAAACCTAATCGTTTTAATCGTATTCATAGCTGATGCATTAAGAAGCTGACCAACATTCATTCCTTCAAAGTTTGCATTTACGATAGTAAAAGGTATACTGTCATCATACCAAAATACTACATCTGCAGATGATACCGTACTTCCAATTGTTTTATCTTTTATTCTTTTTATATATATCTCGCTTGTCTCATCAAGACTTAAACTTTCATTTAAATAAATTCTATTACTTGTATTTGAAAGGATAGTGCTCCAGCTACCAAGACCAAAGCCCTTGTAGACTACTGCGGCATATCCTTTCAAGTCATTTGTCCCCCAGGCTACCCCGGCTACCTCAATATAAAATCCAGTTCCATCTGTTCCGTAACTATCTACAATTTCTATATATTCAGAGTTCTCTAAGTCAGGTCTGTTATTAACAACTAGCGAATTAGAAAGTTTTCTTTCTCCACCCTTAATTGTAGTATAAGGAACTTTTATATCGGAAGTCTTTATTTGATAATTAGATGTTATATCAAGCGCTGTGTCCCATTGAAAACTATCACTTCCATTACTTATAATTAATTCAGTAATAGTATTAGAGATAATTTTACGCATTTGTTTAATGCCTGTTCCTTGAGTTATTACCACTAAATAATTTTGCCATTGATTTTCAACCCAAGTTTTTGTATCGTCTACAATTTTTAAAACAAGATTACTTTCAGAACATTCACCTTCCGTATTTGGTAAAGTGTCTAAATTTGTATTTTTAATTGCAACAATATCTATTCCACCTATTTTAACTTTATTTCTATACTGTAAACTATACACCGGGGGGGCTGCTATATCTGGAATATGTTGCTCTATATTTAGCCTAATTGTACTCCCCGCATCTAAAATACTTCCAGCCGGAATAGAAATATTTTCAAATTTAAATAATCCACTTACATAATCTTGACCTTCGTTGTCTATATAGGGGTTATGTTTTCTATATAATTCGGAAGATAAACCACCTTTAATAGAGTATGTTTTATTATTTAAATCAATTGTTAATGTTACGTTACACCACTTATTAAATTTTTGACCATATATTCCTATTAGATTTGGCGCTATTCCACTGTTTGCATTTTTAAAAGTATTATCTGTATATTTCCATTCACCATTTAATAAGTGTCCTATAGTTCCATGTGTTTTATTATTTTTAATTGCTGCCCCTGCTATTTCATTATTGTTTCCATCATAAAGAAGTGCACTTATTGCTAAAGCAGTTTCTTTATATTGTAAATCAGGTGGAGTATAATGAGAAATACCATATCCAATTTTTAAATTTATACTTATATAATTTGTATTTTCAGGAATGGTAATTATTTTATCAACTGAATCTGGATAAGGAAGTGTAAGAGCATAACGATTTAAAGAATCATAAAAATAATAATCATTATTTTCTTCTGCTATATATTTTCTTACTCCCATTCTATAAATATTTAATGCTTCTGTTGCATCCCAGGCAGTATCTAAATCTTTTAAAATAAAGAATCCATCCATATAAGAATTTTGAATTAAAGTAAAAGCGCCCCATCTTGCACCTAAATAAAAATCAGAATCAGAAAAATATCTTGTATCAACATATGCCCCTGAAGTACCGGAAAGAACGCCATCAATATATAAATATACAAAATTATTTGGAACAAATACAAACATAACAAAATGCCAATTCCCGTCAGCAGTAATTGTTCTGTCACTTGTTATAGTGGCATTTCCACCTAAAGTATTATAACATATAAACCTAACTTGATTTACCGCATCAATAAATATATAATATTCCCTGTTGCCTGGCCTTAATCCATTTGCCTGCGTACAAATTGTTTCTGTTATTCCAACAGTTGTTCTTTTTATAAAGAATCCCATTACGGAAATTTTATCTTGAGGGTTTAATTTTGAACTACCATTAATGGTAGCATAATTATTTGCAAATATTAAAGCGCTCTTGTATATCCCCTGAGGATATCTATTTAAAGCGGCGGTTGAATTATAGGTTAAATCTAATTCATTTACTGAACTATCTTCAATAGTTGCGGAGTTATAATAATTAAGAATTTCAGACGTTGTTTTATTTGTATTTGAAATTCTTAGCCCCGAAAAAATTGCTTTTATTATATTTTCTCCGCTAGGCAATGCACTACTATTATTTGAATTTAAAAGAATATTCCATAAATCTTGATATTTTAAATTTTTTGTTGGATAATATGTTCTATTTTCAGAAACATCTACTCCGTTTATTAATATTCTCATGTCGCCAAAATTACTATAATGAAAAGAAAGAAGATAATCTGTTCCTACCACTATCGCTTGTGAAGATCTTACGCTCGAAACAAAACCATCATCATGAGTTACAGATAATCTTAATTTATTATCATTTGTATCAATATAAATTCGTACAGCATTATCAGAAGTAAATGTATTTCCACCTATCATCAATAATGTATATTCCCTTACTGCGTCTTGTGCTTTAAAATTATACCACATTTCAACGGTAATAGAATTATTTTCAAAAATTCTTGCATAAATATCGTCAGGATTTATACCAGAACATGACTGCCAAGCATTAAATTCAGTTTTTAATCCTATTCCAAAATAACTATTTCTATTTAGCGCAGCGTCCTCATATAAATTAAACATTGGGGATATTTCACTTTTTATTCCACTAGCAAAATTTCCATCTATATTTGCCATTCTCCAAAGTCCAACTGTATTTGTTTCTTTTTCAAACCTGTGATGTATTTCAGATTTAAGTAAAAAATTTAACTTGGGGTTTTCTTCTATATCTAACCATCTAAAAATATTTCCATCTCTAAACTCTTCATTGAATAAAGTTTCGGCAGAAGGCATCTTTTGACTTATTCTCATTTCGCTAACTCTTGCGCCGTATTCATTATCGCTACTTAACGAATTTAAAAATGGATATTCATTTACAAAAATTATATCTCTAAATTTATTTTTCATAAAATCAATATCTTCATTTACAATTAAATTTTTATAAGCTGGATTATCTGCATGATCTGTTTCTATATATTTAATAAAGTTTTTTAATATTCTATTATCGGTTACATTTATTTTATTTACATTTGCGCCATCTACAATATAAACATTTTTATAAATTCCAAATTCATTTTCTCCACCCTGTATATTTCCTTCGCCACTTCCATCTATATGCTCTGATCTTAACGCTTCGTTATCTTCTTTAAATGGTAAAAATCCAATATATCCATTTGTTAATTTTACCTCTTCTGTCTCTCCGTCTTGTATCCAGGTAGTTTCCCCATCAACTATAGCGGGAGAAGAGTCTGGATATAATCTTTGAGCAAAAAATAAAAGACCCTTTTGTCCATCGTCTAATGTAATAACTTTTATTTTATTAAAAATTAAACCTCTATTTATTAATTTTATATTATCACGTAATGATAGAACGGTAGGGTTTGGTATACCGTCAGGCCAACCATAATAATGGTTTTCACTAAAATCTATTCTTAAAATACACTTTATGTTTTCGGTATTTCCAGAAGATGTTCCATAATCCCAAACATAAACTTCTCCGTAAGTAACATCTTTTGCGAATGGTTTTTCTGTTACTCCACTCTGAGCATTATAATGTTCGCTTACTACAAAAGATAAATATATTTTTTGAGCGTCATCATCAAAATAAATATCTTGTAAGAATTGAAATCCAGTTAAAGAAGTTAATCTATTATAAGATGTTACATCTTTATCAAACGAATGACAATAACAAAAGTTTTTACCGTTATTCCAATTTGGATGAAAATATCTTGAAGGATGAATTAAATATCCATTAATTTCATCTAAAAATTCTATGTTAGAATTAAGGGATGTTAAGTCTAATTTTCTAAACCAACCACCCATTACGTTTTCTGAACTCGCTCTATTATCCTTTAGCATATCGGAAAACCCTAAACTTTCATTTACGGGATATTCCCACCATACAAATTTACCTTCTGTTGAGTTTACAAAACATTTAAATTTTTGCTGTTGTCCGTTATCAAACGATGTTCCCCAATGGTTGTCATACCACTTTTGACCATTTCTTCTACTTACAAAAAATCCCTTATAAGCATTTGGGGCAGAGAGTTCAAATAAATTATTATCTGTTATATTATATACAAAAACAACACCGCCTGTATCGAAATCCTTATATGTCTCAGAATAAAACCTTCTGCTTTGAATACCTACAAGATATTTTTTATTATTACTCGCTTTATAGAAATACATATTAATAATATTCCCATAACCATTAGTGGCTCCCATTATCAAACCTTCACCTGCATCACTGGAGCTTTCTCCATCATAAGTTAATTCTTTTATTAATGTATAATCATAGCCGTCATTAATGGATGAATAAATTTTATTTCCTATTCCATAATAAGAAATTCCTAAATCAGGATCAATAACCAATGAACTTGCCTCTTGTTGTGTTCCATCTCTAGGTGGTCTAACAACCGGGAAGGGTGCTTTATCGTTTTCAAAAACAGACCCGTGATATACCATTTCGTCTTCATCAACTACACTATTATTTAGGTCAAGCCCAAGTGCGTCAAAACATTTTTCCACTAACTCTTTATACTTTAAATCTTGGAACCATGTTGAAAATCTCATCTCAGCGCCGGTGGTCGTTGTATCTGGGTCAACTGGTCTGTCTGGATAATCAGAATCAAAATGCCTACCGGCATGGGGGTGCTTAGTTATAAAGATTATACTATTTTCTTTGTCCTCTGTAGGGAGTATTGCAAATTGTATATCGACTTCGATAAACTGCTGAAAGAATTGATCAAACAATTTAATATTAGTTGCGTCAGCAGTTATCGCAACGGGATCACCATTATCTATTCTTAAGCTGTCTGGAATTATTCCTTCGCCTTTAGCAAATGCTACATTAGATACTTTTTCATCAACCCAATTAGTTGTATCTATATTATTTATTCCTGGAATATTTGCAAGAGTATTTGAGTTGTTATTATTGATTCTTAAATTTGATATATACTCAGCGGGCATATCATTTGCGATTACATTAAATCCAAAAATAGAAAAAGACACCTCTCTGGTTTTTGCGTCTCTCTGTATTCTTTCTATATCCACCTTTCCCTCGATAGTAGAAATATAGTCACCGAAGCTCCTGCGTGTATTTATAAGCAGTATAGCGGTGATCCTGGTATCTTTCGTAAGGTTTTGAAATATCTTTCTGGGCTTCTCTTTATTCGGTTCAGTATCGTCATATAAATGATCTTCTTCCGTCTTTATATTTATATCGGACGCTACCAAAACTGCTAAATCACTTTCGGTCTGTTCGTTTAATGTCCCCATATCAATTATGTCTGTTTGGTTAAGCTCTACAAAATACGTTGTCTTGCCAAACTGAACTTCGCCAGAGGTAGCCTCAAGACCTTCCCATAATCCCGCTTCTGCTTCTCTTCTTAATATCAGAGTCACGACAAATCCCAGATTTACTGTGTTGGAAAGTTCCTTTTCTGTTTGAGGACTTGGAATACTTTTCATATAAATTCCTATAGTATTAATATTTTTTTCTTTTTAATTTCTTTAAAATATTTTTCAAACATTATAGATTCAAAAAAAGCAATCCAATGTTCTCTATTGTTTTTATTATTTGTTTTGTTATGACAATTATCTATATTATGACATAAACTAATTAGGTTTTCAACACAAGAATTGTTTTTATTATAATCTATATGGTGAATAGCAATGTGCTTACCTATTCTTCTTTTACCACATATAGCGCAGGTATAATTATCTCTCTTCTTTATTTCTAGCTTTAAGTTCTTATTAAAAGTTATTGGATACGGAAAATAAGAAGTACCACCACTCCAATTTCCATTATCAGAACCAATAGTTTTTCCCTCTGCATATTTATTTCCCATTGCTCTTTTAGATAAATTTTCACACCATTCTTTAGATCGTTTTCTACCTTTTTGAACCTTACTTAAATGTTTTTTAAATTCTTCACTCCTTACTTTTCCCTCATTTGCTTTTCCTATTTTATTTTTAGTTTCTTCTGAATGTGGCCCTCTTACTTTTCTGTCTTTACTGCTTTGAATAAGTGCGTTTAATGATTTTTCAGGAACACCCCTTTCTTTGGCTAGTACACTTAACTTCTTTTTTGTTTCTTCAGAACACTTTCTACCAGTAGAGGCAATTCTCTTTTTTTCAATAGTTTCTGGAGAATCTTTTTTACCCGAATGTGATTTACTCATTTTCTTTCTAGATTCTTCAGAATGGCATTTACCTTCCATTGATGATTTTCCGCCATTAGCAAAATACTCAATAACACCATTACTTATTTTTTCTTTTGTTTCTTCGGTATGCCAATTGTCGTTTCTTTCTCTTCTTGTTTTTAATGTTTTTTCAGCACTTTCCTTAGAGACAGAATGCCCCTCTAAGCCTTTACCTATTTTTCTTTTATGCTCTTCTGTTAGTTTTTTACCTAAATGTGCTTGTCTATTTTTTTCATTAGATTCTTCTGTATGGTGTTTCCCTTTCATAAAGGGAGGGTTGTCTTTCTTGGTTTTAGACATTTTTCTTTTTGTTTCTTCTGAATGATGTTTTCCCTTCATTGTCATTTATAATACTTCCTTTTTTATATTCTTATAAAACATTTATAAGGCAATTTTTTTTATTTAAATCTTGAGGAGAAACAACTCTTAATTCCTTTTTAGATATTAGTAATGTGCCAATTTTTTTTAAGCCCTCAGCCCATAACTCCGAACAAAAATATCTTTTGGGATTATTAATTCTAGTGAATTTGTCATGTAAAAATCCAAAAAGCCCAGCATAATCATATTTAATATTACCTTTTATTTTGCTTGAAATATATTTATCTAATTCTTTTCCTTTTGTCATATTCATATCTTTATGTATTTTTACTTCAACTATTTTTTTTCTATTTTTGCGTACCCAGGTTTTAAGGGGCTTAACGGAAATTCCAAAAGCCAACATCTCTACAGCTACCCATTGCCTCTTATGGTAACATACACCTGCAACGTGGTTGCAACTGGAACCCTCTATACGTCGAATAATCCATGCGAAAAATGAACGGTTATTTTTAGTAAAGAATAAAACCCCACTTCTCATTACTTTTTCTATGTTCATTTATCTGCCCCTGTTAGTCTATCAAATTTACTCATAGCAGGACTTATTTTTTCTCTGTATGTCTGATCCCAGAAATCCTCATCGTCAACCATTGCTTTCTCTATATGTATTTCTACCTTTCTGCTATTGTCTGTACTTCTACTTGCGTTCTTCATGGCCTCTGTCAAGAGGGGTTGAATCCTATCAAGGGGAATAACCGCCTCTGGACCAGCTTCACCTATTATAGCGGGTATCATGCGGTTTGTGATCAATCCATTAGCGGCCATAGGTATTCCGCCGGCCGCACCAACTATACCGCCTTTAGCAAAACCAAGAGCGCCCATTAATATTTTTCCAGCAGAAAGTCCACCACCAGTAAAAGCATTGGCGGCAATTCCTATAAAAGTTTTAACAGCAGAGCTTGCAATAAAACTTATTATTTGACCTTTAAGATTATTCATAAAACTTTTCCATATATCTTCACCAGCTTTAGTTGCTTCAAGCATATCTGTTATAAGTCCATCAAGTGGGCCACCAACTATATTTCCTATAAGACTGTAAGTGCTTTTATACTGATTTTCCAAATCTTTTAGGTTCTTTTTTTCAGCTTCTTTTTCTCTTTTTCTTCTTGCAGCATTATTTGCCTCTAACTCCTTATTGGTAATTTCATGAATCTTTTTTATAACACCAGTTCTTCTTCCCATCTCTTCTGTTATGTCTATAAATTCAGATTCTATCGGAAACGCTTTCCCTCTTTTTACTCCACCCATTTCATCCAAGAAAGTTTTTTTTCTTACGTCCTTGGGCTCTTTACCGGCAATTATATCAGCAAGTCTTGCCTCTTCTTTTTTTAATTTAATAAGACTTTCTCTTAAGAATATTTCAGCTTGAACTTCAAATCCTATTTGCTCTTGTTTACCAGATAACTCATCGAGAGCTTGAGAAAGAATATCGTTTCCTTTCTTTGCTTCTTGCATTTCAGTTTGTTTTGCTTTTCTTGATTTATTAAAGCCATCTATAGCCTGCTCTGTTGTTTTTATCCTATTTCTTAGACTAGCTAGGGCTTCCTTATCTTCATCTCTTGTTAATTCCCTTTGTATTTCAAGTTGTTCTTTTTTTAATTTAACAATCTCTTTTAAATCAGGAAGCAATAAATTATTTGCTTCACCTTCATCATTTATTTCATCCACTAAGGCGGGATATTCTTTAGCGAGTTCTTGAGTTACTCTTTTTAATTCTAATTTTTCATCAACAGTTTTATTTACTTTTTTTGAAAGTGTATCATAACTATCGGCTAATCTTATTAAATTTACGGTATCTCTTTCGTTTATTCTTACGTTCTCTTCTGTTGCTTTTGTGTCATCTTGCATTGCTTTAGTTTTCTTTTTGAACACTCCACTTAATGCTAATATTCCTGCCACTACAGCACCTATAATTATTGGAATTCCACCCATCATAATATTAAATGCAGTTAGATGAGCCAATAATATTGGCATAATTGCAATTAACCCTGCCACTACGGCAGTTATCCCTAAGATTGCTCCCGTTATTGCAGTTGCAACTACAATAGATTTTTTCATATTAATAGGAAGCTCATTAAATTTTGTCATCAATCCAGTGAGTAAAGCTATTAACTTTCTAAAGGCAGGTGCAACTGCTTCTCCTATAGCAATAAATACTTCAGTAATAGCAGACTTTAAAATATTGAAACTTCCTTTCAAACTATCTAACTGAATACCCATTGCCTCCGCTGCTTTATTTGTTCCGGTTATTTTATTTGTAAAGTTCTCTACGGCACTTTGCCCTGTTCTAGCAAGAATCGTCATAGCTGTTTGTGCTCTTAATCCAAAAATCTTAACGGCCTGAGAAGCAGATAAATTAGCTTTTTCAAGCTTACCTATAATATCAATAAAGCTAACATTTTCGGGATTCATTTCTGCAATAGTTAATCCCATATCCTTAAATACTCCTACCGCTTCTTTTGAAGGCTTAAGGAGCTTAGACATAGCAGCCCTTAACTGAGTTCCAGCAGTACTCGCTCTTATGCCGTTATTAAAAAGTATTCCAAGCATAGCTGATGTTTGTTCTATAGAAATCCCCAGCTGATTTGCAACAGGCGCTAAAAATCCCATTGCTATTCCTAGCTTTTCCATAGTTGCTTGTGAGCCAGCGATAGTAGCTGCAAATACATTTGCTATTTTATCGGCATCGGAAGCTTCGAGACCGAAAGCATTAATATTAGAAACAACTATTCTGGTAGTTTCGGCAAGATCAAACTGAGTTGCAGAAGCAAGTTTAAGGGTGGCATCAACAGAATCCATAATATCGTTTACTGCAAAACCAGCAGAAGCTAAGAAGTACATAGCATCTCCAGCCTCAGTTGCGGTAAACTCAGTTGCTTTTCCTAAGTCTCTCGCTTTCCCGGCAAGCTCTGTCATCTGACTAAAAGACTGACCAAGTACAGCTCCTACATTTGTCATACTTCTTTCAAACTTTGCAAACATAGCAACACCAACCCCAACTCCGGCGGCAATAGCGGCACCAGCAAGTCCAGATATCTTCGCAAACTTCAATAAAGATTCATTTAACTTATTAACATCTTTATCGAGCTTTTTAGTTCCACGTACTGCCTTATTTATACCGGCAGTATATCCTTTAGCGTCAGCAATAATTCTTGTTATAATGCGATCTGTTTCAAGAGCCATAATTTATAAGTCCTTGTCAGGATTATTTTTTCTTGCTATCTCTTGCCATTTCTTAATTACTTTTCTATTCTTATTAAATTTTTCCCCAAAGTTACCTTTATTTATTGTACCGGTCATTGGGCCACCCTTAATCTCTTTCTTACCCCTCTTCTCTCTGGCCTTAAGACTACCTGCAATCTCAAGTAAATTAATCTGAGCTTTTCTCATTTTTCCGGTTGGCTTTTCCTCATTAGAATAATCTGGGTTATCATGCTGATGTTCTTTTTGATAATCCCTCTCTTGTTTTTTAGTAGTAAGAAAACCCTTTTCTATAAGCTGAACAACTTGAGTATTGGTTAAGTTTGCAATATACTCTATTGTCCAACTATATCTCTCTGCTAGAAAATCAAATATCTGACTCCATGTAAATGTCCCTTTGTTTGTATTAATTCCCTTAGAGTCTTTTCTTATCACCTCCCTGCCATCATCTCGTAAAAAGAATTGAGGTTAAGTATCTCCTTTATGACAGTTGCTAAATTCATAAAAGTAAAATTATCTTTTATAAATTTTATTTTTAAGTTTGGATGATTTTTTTTCAATCCTATCTTAATTATTTCCGCCATATTATCCGCTGCTTGGTCAGGATGTTCATTCAGCTTCTCACCATCAATCTCATTAGACAATTTTATTAACCTTGGAATTTGAGATATAGTGCAAGGAGCTAATTTATATTCCTTTCCATCTTCCCCAATAATAACGCTTGTTTCTTTATTGGTAAGCTTGCTCATCTCTTCAATTGCTGCATCAGCTGTTTGTCTTTCCTCTACTTCTTTATCTTCTTTCTTATTCATAATATTTCTCCTTTATAGTCTCTACAAACATTTCAAAGTCAATTAACTTTTAATTACAAAAGACAATAAATGAAATTAAAAATTAACTTACATCACCACAGTCAATTATGCCGACATTACCATCTGATCTGGCATACGCTTTAAAATCAAAATTGGGAATAAAGTGATTTGTTCTGTTAAAAGCCATAGACAACTTAGTTGACTTGACTCTATACAGTGTTACGATAAAACTAATACTGTCAGTAGTCAACGTAAACACCAGCTGAAAATAACTGGGACGTGACGTGCCGGTCAGTAAAAGCGAAGTACCGCTCTTAGTGCCCCCAACAATATGTTGGAAAGCTTCTACATCAATATCAGCAAATCCTGCGTTACCAGAAATACTGGCACTATGGATTCTGACATCAATGGGATATAAGCCGTTACCTGCGTGAAGTTCTGCATCTTCAAATTCAAAATCTAACGTTACATCTTGAAGATAACCAAACTCCTGGCCTGACCCAACCAATACACCTTGCCCGAACTGTATAGCCATATTTTTCTCACCTCCTTAAAAATTAAACTTTACCTGAAGTAACATTAAAATTCATTAAATATCTTGTCATATTTTTTAAATTAGTGGGAGCAAAAGCCCCGTTTATTTTATTTATCAATCTTACTTTTGGGTGATAGTTCTGACTTAACCCTTGAGTATTTATAAAATCTTTTCCTTCGTCATTCTTATCTCCCTCAATTAAGTTTACTATTATCTGAGCTATTATATTTGACTCTTGTTTATCTCCTGCTCTTTCTTTACTATTCCAAATACTTATTCTTAAGTTCATATCAACGGTTGGCATTCCAATCATATCTGGATTGTCATCTATTTCTATAGTTATATATGGTACTGTTTCGTCATTATAATTTATGCTCGCCTCTCTATAAACTCTCTGCCCTGGATTCCCTATGGTATTACTATCTAAATCCGTATCATTTGTAAAAATATACCCAAGCGTTTTAATCAACTCCATTTGAGGGGTATCTGGATTTGCCATTATATTACCTTTCCAAAATCTAAAAATATAGCTTTCTTAAGCATGATGTGAATTTGTGGTCTCAGTTCTCTTAAGGCTTGTCTTAAAAAAGGCTTTGCTGAAATAAAAGTTCCCCCAGAAGTATGCCCCTCATGAACAAATATTGCATAATCAACGTCAGTTCCTACCTCTCCTTTTATAGCGGTTAAAGCAATTCTTTCAACTATTCCTTTTATTGAATTTCTTAAACGTCCACTATCAACAGGGGCTAATTGTTTTGCTCTTCTCTCGATCATTAAAACTATTTTTTTCATAGCGATAGTAAGATTTGGCATAGCATTATCGCTCATTCTTTTAAATGTATTTGCAACAACTTTTGCCCCTATCAATTTAGCTCCGAATCCAGCCATTATGGGTTCCCGCTTTTAGTAAAATCTTTTTCCATTATTTCCATTTCGTAATGATTATCAACTACTCCACCTGGTTCTTTATCTACATTTTGTACTACATATGTTTTTCCATTATCATTTCTGGTTAATACGTCATTCGGCTGTACGTCAATTCCAACATTAGTAAACCCTATCAGCTCATCTGACGAATTCCAGCCCTTCTCCTGATAGCCAGCCACTTCATTCACTTTAGTGGTTATTCTTATAGGTACGTCAGTTGCTATCACAGATGGCCTCGCAGACGGCTCCAGACCCGCTGAAATAGTCGTGGTTACCTTTCTACTTATAGATACTAGTAAATTTAATTGTACTGGAGATATTGTCATTATATAACTCTCTTATACTTTCTTATGAAAGCTGTTTCCCAATTAGCAAGATGAGCGTACTTTCCATCAAGCGTTTTACTAATATCATAACGATATGAATAATTTCCTATTCTCTCGCTTATCTTATTGCCCGAAGCAGTACCTGCGTTAATAGCATCATTAATTCTATCTGCATTCGCATCGGCAAATCTTATAACATCTGTCGGCACGTCATCAAATCCCCAATCAAATTCTATCTCAACATTTTGTGGCCCTTCACTAAAATAAATAAGACCAGTAGTACTTGCTGCGTGTGTATTTATTAAATAAAGTATTCCGGCCTTATCATCAAACTCATAATTAAGCGCATCCAATAGTTCTGGACCGGAATCATCATCTGCGGTATCGGCGGTAATATTATCAGTAACAGAAATGATTTGAAGTATAGGATAATATTTAAGCAATAAAGAATCAGTTGTAATATCGTTTATATTAAATATCTGAGGCTCATTAACGTGCTTCCAGAAATCTCCATCAATCAGTCCATTGATATACTGATCAACCGCATCCTTTACATTGGCGGTATAACTCTTTGTAGTATAATTTGTAAAAGGAACGCTCATGATATTATCCCCTTAACACATCTGGATAAAAAGTATTTTTATCTTTTGGCATTGTTGCATCTGCCATCGATATTAATATTTCTGTTTCTGTATTTATAATTAACAAATCTAATTCCTCTTTGCTTTCTATGTAATTAATATTATTAGAAAACTTTTCAAGTATATCCCTGATCATGATAATGAGTTATATTTTGTTTTAACTGCATTTTTTAATTGAGTAACTGTTCTTTCTGTTAATCCAGCTTTGACCCTTAAGATATTTATTTCTGTTAGAATAATAAGCGCAAGTGCCTTAGTTAATTTATCTAAAGAAATAGTAATGTCTTTGGTGTCCTCTATTGCTTGAGCTTCAGTATTATCCACTACTTGTTTTTCATCTGCATTCATTTCAATAACTTTGCTTCTTGCTCCATTTAGTTTCCAATACTTTTTAGTACAAGAGGGAAGTTTAAAATTTACTTTTCTTTCTCCATTAATTATTCCTTCAACTACAAGCATATTTGAATCTCTTAATGCCTTTGCAGTATCTCCACTTCTATTTACATTAAAAGTAGTTTTATTAATTGTAATTCCCATTTTACTTTCTCCTTACTTTATAATTTTCATTGGTACTGCTCTATATTCAGGTGTTCCACCTATTACCCCATTCATATGAAAATCTTGTCCTGAAATATCTCTTACAGAATCAATATCAACCACTGTTCCTTCAGGTCTTTCATCAAGTTTCCATCTTCCAATAAGCCCATCAGTATCATTATCACAACCCCTATGTTCACAAATATATTTTATTCTATTTGCATGATTATTTGAATTATTATAAACTCTTGCGTCAAATATAATTCCATCAAAAGAATTTAATAAACCACCACTATGTTCATTTGCTCCTATTATAAAATTATCTCTGCCTGCAGTATCTGCAAACCAATCACCAGTATTAGCTCCACCAAGAATTACGGGAGTTTCAAGATTTCCATTTATATAAAAATAATAAGTTGTTCCATCTGAAACAATAGCTACATGATACCATCTATTAATTATAAATACAGTTGTTGCTCTTAAATAATCAAGAATGTCAGCGTTTCTTTGACCAATTCTTAAAATACTTGCAGTAACAAAAAAATTAACAAATGTATCATTGACAAGTTCATCACTACTTGACATTATCATAAAAGTGCCAACTGAATTTAAATATATCCAAGCACACATCATTCCTTGTGCGTCATTAAAAGTTGCAGAATTTCTTTTAAGATATTCTGCACTAGCTGTTTCGAATAAACAACCCATAATTAATTCATCCTTTGAAGCGGAACAATAATTTTAAAATCAACAAGCCCATAATCTCCAGTTAAATTTCCACTATCGTCTGTTGCTATTCTACTTAACATAATTCTTATGTCATCTCTCGCAACCCATTCAAGATTCTCAACCGTTTCAGTCCAGAAAAAATAATCCAAATAATCCTGATCACTACTGCATTCAAAATCAGGAGATTCAACTGAAGCAAAAGGAAAGTCCCAATTTCTTTCGTCTAATCCTCTTACATTATTTCTTGCGCTATGCCTGAAATTAAATCTTACATTACTTCCACCAGCAGCAGTAACAGAATAACCTACCACTGCAAACATTACAGTTTGACTTTGTCTTTCGGTAAATTGAGAATGAAGCTTAAACTGCCTCATTACAAATTCCTCTGTAGTGTCATCCATCAACTGTCTTTTAATCTGACCATTGCCACCAGTATCGGTATCGAGGGGGGCTGGCTGATCGAAAGGGGCAGAAGTGGGATAATCAAAACTACCAGCAGGAAAATCATACTCAAAATCTGGGTGTCTATGTTTTCCTTTTAAATGTATTGCCATTGAATTTTTAATATTTTCACAATTCATTTTTATTCCCCTAATCTAAAGACGCTATTAACATATATTCAAAAATTGAACTATAAAATTCACCGTCACTATCATAAGTGATTGTTTCTCTTAATTTATACACGCCACTAGCAGAAGCAGCTTGATAGTCAATAGCGATTATATCACTATTTATATTTCTGCTAATAACGGTAGTATTCAAATCATAAGCACATAAAATCTTATCGGCATTTCCAATATGATTTGGATTTATTCCACTTATAGAGCTAGGCATCTTCTTTCTCCTTATTTTTAAGACTTATCATAATGGTTGGATGAGGGTAATCATCCGGCACCAAATTAAATATCTCTGGAACAACCAATACGGCCACTTTATCTTCTCTTGCTTTCTTTTCATGAATGTCGCAAAACACACTTTTTCTTTTATGTAAATTAGAGCACCTTGAAGCAGGGTTATGTAAGTCATAAAGAAATATACATCTCCCATTAGTGCTTTTAGTATTCATCAGCTATCCTTGTTAAAAGTTTCGGCATCTCTCCGGCAAAAGCCTTAACGGTACCACCTCCGGCCGTGGGCTGTGTGGGATTGCCCCGCTTCCATCCGGTGTAAGTATCTTTTACGTTTGTTTCTATTCCTCTATTTTTATAGTAATTTAATTTTGCACGAATCATTTCTGGTTTCTTGCTTACATATGACATATGAAATACAAGTCTATCGTCAACTTCTTTTACTTTATAATTTGGCCTATCAACTGACTTGCCTTCCTTATCTACCATAACATTAAAACTTCTACCCTGATATCTGAAGTCATCTCTCCATCTCCAACACCTGACCATCTTGCTTTCCCATTGTCCGCCTATCGCTATTTGTTTAAAGCTATGCCAGAAGTGATTGAACTTATACCTAAATATAAAAAGGTCAGGGTCACTTTCGAATTCATTTACAATTCTATCAACATCTTTATGTAGATAACATTCGTCACTATCTTGCTTGAGGAATATGTCACCAGTTATATTTTCTGCTATCTTATTCTGCATCTCTTGTTTGTTCTGCCAAGGACTTCCGTTACAAGCAAAAAACTTTATCTTATTTTCAGGGTCAGGAAAATTCTTAATTATCTCAACAGTATTATCTATAGAATGACATCCGTCTTTTACCATATCTGGATTATTCTTTGCGTAGTCCTCAACAGCGCCCTCAACAATTATGATTTCTTTTGCTTTTGGATAGATAGTTTTCAATCCTAGTTTAATCCACTCAGCGCCATTAAGTACGATAGTGCCAACAGATAAGGAAAGCTTTTTAGATATAGGAAATACTTCCTTTATTCTGTCACGACACATATCATATAAACACCATCTTATTACGTGAGCTCTTCCTGCTTCGCCCAATCTCTCTCTCTCTTTTTTATCTTCCAAAAGTTTTTCAACTTCTTTCGCTAATTTTTTAGAATCGTTTACCGGAACATAATTTATATGATTACCATATACCTCTCTAAGTACTGGCAGGTCATAAGCGATAACCGGCTTACTCATATAAAATCCTTCCATTGGCGACATTCCAAAGCCCTCAAATGTCGAAGGAAATACAATCAACTTACTTCTCTTAAGGATAATAAATTTTTCTATATCGCTTACCGCTTCATATATTTTTATCTTTACTCTACCCTTGTATTGCTTATTCATTTTATTTATTTCATTGACCGTACCTCCGGCTGCACGCCCTATTAGATTAATTACGTCAGGCGGTTGTCTTAGTTTGCATATATCCTTTATCATTAAAAGAGGGTTTTTATATCCGGTCATTCTACTTATATAACAAATCTCATTTGCTTCGTGAATATCTTTATCTACAACCATATCTGCGATAGGCTGATTAAGTGGTGGATATATAATTTCAACAGGCGGACACTTTACTCCATCGGCCTCTATCCATTCTTTTGCCTTACTTCCACTTATATTGGATATTCCTATAATACCATCTGCTTTTTTCATACATTTTTTATACTCAACCCAAAACTTTTCCTCTGAATCTATTCCTCTGCGATACTCTCTTACAAAATTGGGTGATTCAAATATTGTCATATAGCAAGGTATATTCCATTTCTCAGAATAAGTAATTGCCGCTTGTCCTACATCATTAGGAATCCCTAAAGTAAATTTAAAATCATTTTTCTTTAGATGCATTCCAAGTCTTCCGTCAACAGCCCACTGTATATTTTCTTTAAATGGCATATGCTCAAAATCTTTTATAAAAGGTGGCTTCATATTTGTAAAGATTGTCACCTTCATGAGCGAAGCCATTATGTGTGCCCAGAGTAAAGCGCAATATCTGCCACCACTATAGTGAACTACATTTTTCATGAATATTGCACAACCATCTCTGTTATTTACTTTATACTTCGATATATCGCTAAAACTATTTGTAAAGAATCCTGAAGCGGCAATAGATACGTAAGCGGCAATATCTCTCGGCTGTAGGTTCTTGAGAAATTTCTTATCAATCGCTAAATATAAGTTGGTTTCATCTTGTCTAATCATTACTCCCTGGGTAGGAGCATATAAATTCCTTTTGTCTGCAAGCATCTTTTTTCTTTTAACGTAGGGAATCTTACTGAACTGCTTTCCAAATGACTGCTCAAGGGTGTCTGGGACGTTCAGGTCAGCTGTAATAGGATCAACTGGGTAATCACTAGTGTTCTTTATGTCACCGTCTTTAACACTCGTGCTTCCATCTTGAAAGTTTTTTATTTCGCTATCTTTTAGACTCATTTTATTTTCCCTTTAAATATTAAAAGGGAGCAGGACAGTTAAAGCCCTGCCCCCTTTTGGTTAAGAACAAAATCTTAACTTGCAGCGTCAGGAAGGTCAAGGTTAGTCACCAAGGCGACTGCGTCATTATGCTCAACTTTAAAGTCGATGCGTTCACTAACAACCCAACGCCACATGTCCTGCTGAATTTCCTTCTCACGCTCTACCCGAATCTTTCTCCGGTCAGCTATGATGGGGTTATTCTTGGGGGTCATGCAACCCTGACCATCAGGGGCATAAACTTCATCGATAACGTTGATCTTACCATAGAGCAGGAATAAAGCGCCGGTAAAGATAGTGGCACGGTTTCCAGCCTTATCCATGGTTACAACCTTGTCATCGTCAAGCATCTGGTTAGCGCTCCAGGGGTTCAAGAAAGCAACCAGCCTGGACATTACCCGGCCATATTTGCCAAGGTTATACATCACCTGACGTAGAATGGAAGACGAAGCAACCACTCCACCAGCATTTACAGACGTAGCAGCGCCGGAAGCTCCACCGATAGTAAACAACCCATCAAAGATGAGTCGATGGTCCTTCTGGTACCAGTTAGTAGCAGTAGCATTGTTCGGAGTCGTAGCGTTGGCAGTGGCAGCCGTGTTACCGACCATCATTGCCTCTTCTTCGGCCTGACCCGTAGCTTCGGCAGCCTGGTCCCGAATTATCTGCTCCATATCAAAAGCCGCATCTTCCAACACTTCGGAACTGGCCTCAAGCTTCGAGAACAATTTCTTAGCGGTGAAGCGGATATTACCGGTAGAGAAAGTGGTACGTACCGCAGCGGTAGTTTCAGTAGGCTCATAATAAACAGAGGCCCGTGAGAGAATCTTGGGCATGTCTAGAGTCTTAGAGGTCATAGTCAGAACCTTAAACAACTGTCTACAATAATTAGCGTCATTGACAAAGTCAATAAACCTGTTAGCAATCGGCAGGGGTAAGAAATCGCCACCTAGACCACTAGCAGTAGTTTGCTGTTTAGAAAGTTCTGCCAGAATATTTTTCAAAGATACTTTGCTCATATAATTTTCCACCTCCTTATAATTGGAATCTTTTTTTTATACTAAAGTAAAAACAAAATAAACCCACTAAGTATTCCTTTTTTTAAACTGATTTATTCTTCGTCAAGTGCAGCAATCTGTTTCAGTAACTCATCACGGGAACCGATACCCATATGCTTTCTCCAGGTAGCGTTCGACAGGTCACGCTTGTCGTCATCGCTCAAAGTATTCCATTTCCTCATTTTCATCTTGCCAATGTCGTACCGTTTAAGAATGGCCATAGGATCATCGCCTTCCTCATCAGTATCGTCATCAGGATTGTCTTTGTCATCCACCTGGCCTTTCCGCTTCGCTACAGTCTCGGGAGTGATACCCAACTCCTTTAACTTGTCTTTCAGCATCTGCTCAGTGGTAGAAATAAGCTTTTCTTTCGCCAGCTTGTCATTCTCAGCTTTTTCTTTCTTCTGAAAAGTCTTAACTATAGAAAGCAAAGATTTCTCAACACCATCAAGTCGTTTGGAAACTTCACCGTCAGGTTTCTCGTCTTCGTCCTTCTCATCCTCATCGGCATCATCATCGGCATCGGAATCAGAAGCGTCTTCTTTCTCTTCTTTATCCTCAACTTTTTCATCATCTTTCTTCTCTTCCTCATCTTCATCCTCAGGAGCACTCTTGCTTAAAGCACCTACAATATCCTCAGCAAGATTTTTGGAGAAATCGCTCAGGTCAAATTCCTGTTCGTCTTTCTTCTCATCTTCTTTTTTCTTTTTGTCGCTCATTGATAGTTCACCTCCTCTTGATAGTGACTTTGCGTTTTTTCTAGCAGGTTCAAATTTTCCCTTGTGGGACTTGCAATGATTTTTCGCTTCTGCGTTTGTCCATTCATCTTTTTTATACCTATATGATCTGGTTAGTACTTTTCCTTTGCTATCTTTTCCATATAATATGTAAAATGTTTTTCCAGTTACTAAATCTTTTTTACCTAATCTCCTTAACTTACTTTTAACAGAGGTATTGACCACGCAAGAATGTTCTGTATTGAGCGGCAACTATTTCTCCTCTTCAAAAGTATCATCCTTTTTATCTTTTTTTGACATACCAAAAATAACATTAGATACATCTATGGTAGACTGACCTGGTTTAAGTAAGTTAGAAAATAAAATTTTTATTTGACTTTGAAATAAACTTACATATTCATTTTTTAAAATATTAATTTTTTTCTTTTTGTCGGCAACACCAATTTTCTCATCTCGCATGATATTTCTAAATAATTTCCTAAAGCTCCAGAACGTAGCAGAAAGAGCAGACATAAACAAATCATATGAAGCATCTTCTTTTATACTTCCAAGCTTTTTGCTTATCTCGGATATAAACTGTTTAGTGGTTAAATCTTCCACATCAATCTCCTTTTCAATTTTTTCTTTTATATCTTCCTCATATTCCTTTGTATCTTCCTGTTCTTTATTGCTCTTTTTAATATCCTCTATCATATCATTAAAACTTTTCGATACACTTTGAGATAATCCTATAGAGGCAACGTTACCGGCTGGCCTGGAGGTTACTGATATTTCATCTATCATACCATCAAGTAACTCTCTGATTTCTGCTCCACTATTTTTTGCTTGAGTAAAAGCAACCTTAGTTAATGCACCAAAGACACTAAATCCAAGATTGATACCGGTTTGAATTTTAGAAACAATCTTTTTTACAAGATCATTATTTTCTTCAGGTTCTAATTTTGCTTTAATAGAAAAGCTCCCATCAGCATAATCAGACTTTACAATAACACCTAAAGCATGTTCCAGGTCATGTTCGTGCTCTGCGTAAATAGTAAGCCCTGTAGAATTCTTAGCCATCTTTTTAAGGAAGCTTTTACTTACACGGTCATTCTCTTTATCTATTTTATTGTTTGAGGCTTCCCCCTCGATAAACCAATCTTCCCCTTCTTCATTTTCTCTCTTTACTTTATAAAGAATCAATCCATCGCCATTTTCTTTTAATGGAACAAAACATTCAAACTTCTTATGGAAATTTAATGTCTCTTCGCTCATTTTTCCTTCTCCTTGGGATTTACTTAAAACCATATTATTTTTTAAAAGTTTTCTCTTTAATGCTTTCTGAAGTTCAATTGCGAATGTATTTCTTTTCTGCTTTCTTTTCCACTGACATGTATTAGTGTCATAATAAACAAATTTCTTAACCGCCTCCCAGGCAATATCTTTTGCTTTTTCATATGTACTTTTTTCAACTACTGCGTTGTTATATTGTATAATCCATATTCTTTGTATGGTCCAGTCTGGAAGATCCTGAACGTCAAGCGGACATTCAGAAATTTTTGAATAACTCTTTTTAAGTGGCTCCTTTGTTTTAATAGGCAACCACCTAGTTTCTCCTTCATCGTTTTCTTTTTTATAATAATATTTTTCAATCTGTTTAAACGCAAGTTCTGAAGCTTGCTTCTGTTCTTTTCCATCTCTAAGAAAAACATTTATTGCAACTATATATCTTTTCTGAAGTCCAACAGAACACTGTCCGACTTCCTTTGGTATATTAATTGGAAATTTATAAATTTTTTATTTATCCTTGTTTTAAGTACGATGATAAATATAGTAATAGACACACTGATTTTAAATAAAAATGATATCATAGAGACTAAAGAAGTTTTGAAACTCTAACTGGGAATACTATAAAACCGGGCGGGATTTTTTGGTTTTTGTTTCAACTTTTGTGGTTGCTTTCTTAACTGCATCGTTAATATTCTTTTGCGCTTTGGTTCTTACCCTGCTTGGCATTGTCAATTTATTACCCCTAAATGTTCTTGGATTTGTCTCGCCAATCAATATTGGAAGCCAAGTGCATCTGCAATTATGAACAACCATACCGTTTATAATATAGCTATTGTCATCTTCAACTTCTAAGTTATATATTTTTTTTGTTTTTTTAATCTTAAGGTATTCTATCTTTGTTATTTTACAATTAATAAATTTATATTCATTAGAATGATTTGTAGCCAACCTTTCAACTTTATCTATACACTTTGAAACGTCTTCGTTTATCTCGTCATCCCAAAACCTTAAAATTGTCCAACCTTCTTTTTCTATTTTTTTCTGCCTATCAATATCGATCTTCTTTAGTTTTCCATTTTTATCCTGATGCCAATACCTTCCGTCACATTCAATTCCTATTTTTAAATCAGGTAAGGCAAAATCAATATGACAATTAAGAACTCCATAGTTATGCTCTGCCCAGAAATACCCTCTGTCAACTAATGCGTCATAAAATTTCTTCTCTAACTTGTTTAATTTATTTTTATAAAAACTTCTGTTGGGGTGTTTTTCTGGATACTTTTTATAGTATTCTTTCATAAACTTACTATGTTTTTTCCTACTCTCTTTTGTATATGATGGATTTCTATTCTTTAGGTAATCCATCATTTTCTCTCGATACTCTTTATTATTTTTCCATTCATTTTTCATATACTCGCCTAAAAAATATCTCCCCTCGTTTTGACACCACATCTCACCTCTTGCGTATTTCCCCTCAACAACCTTTCTTGCCGCAGCTGTTCCTGCCGCTTTCTTTTCTTTACTCCAATTATTCTTTCTATCTTCTCTTTTCATTTGCCTCTTTGCATTTTCTCTTCTCAAAATCCTTTGATTAGGGTCTTTATATTGTTCCTTAGTTGTTTTATTACTCCCACAAGATTGTGTACAATATTCATTTCTGGCAATCTCTGGAATTAATTTATCGCAGCCCCTACACTTTTTAGCAAGCATAGTTACCTCATCTGTCTCTTTTAAACATCCAGCATGAACCCACTGTTTCTTGCCGTTTCTCAAAACTAAAAATGGGTGCTCTTCGGTTACAGATATAGGTTTTTTTCTACTCTCTTTCCAATTACTAAAATTATAATGTATTTTAACATAAGGGTCATCTTTACCTAATTGATATTGATTATAAACTCTTAATACCTTTTTATATCTCCCTTTATGAGTGAGCACTTTATCTCCAACCTTTATATCCATTATTTTCTTTTTACCATTAAGAGTTTCAACTTTTGCTTGCCCATCAATAAAACATAGTGCGTGTAATGGAATTATTCCCCTCGATTCTTCTAAAGAATATCTTTGCCCTTCATACTCTGAACAATCTTCACAAACGCGATCATCCCCGGCAGTAGCTAATTCAACACCCTTAACTACTCCGCTTTGTTCGTACGCAATAATTCTTCCTTCATTATACCAGCGTGATGTTTCACTTCTTGCTATCATAGAGGCATACATACTTGGGGGAATATCAAAAGTATATGCGCTTCTGGTAAAACCAGCTCTAATTACTTTTCCATTAGCATCTAACTTAGCTGGAATTTCGGTAGCGGGAACTTTTACTTGAAGCCCTTTATTATATGACTCTTGTATTCTTCTTCTTATCTTTGGTATTCCTTCACCTTCTTTAACGCCTTCAAGTACACTTTCCTTTATCTGTCCACTTAATTGATCTCCTATTTGATTAGAAATTTGAAGATTATATGCTTCACCAAAAGCAATGGCATCTTTATCTACAAGATTAAAATTAAAACCAATATCAAATTCTTTATATACCTCTGTTCCACCAAGATTATAATTATCAATAAAAGCTTTATCCAGATCTTCTCTAAACAAATCTGTATCTATAGAGGCAATTACAGAAAGTTTATCTTCTGCCTTTAAAAACTCTTTGGCTATATGGGGAATACTAAAAGAATATATTACAGAAGCGCAATGAATTTCAGAAACATCTATTCTGTCAACAATACTTTTTTTTGTGCTTTTTGTTTTACTACGGAGTGTATTTAAATAGGAGGGAGTAAAAAGTTTGTCGAACTTTTTTAAAACAGATTTTTCAGAGCGCTGTAGAAATTGAAATGTATCTTTCTCCAGCAATACTTCATTTGTAAGAAGCTGGCGTTCAATCGATTTAAATTGTCGTCTTTGAGCCACATTCTATCCCTTTAGTTATGGCAAATAATTGGTCCGGCTTTATTTAGGCAACTCGATAAGGTATCGAGTACACGAACATATCTTTTAAATCTAAACTCTCTAACCAAATGATTTTCCAACCAAACGTCATATGTATTGTTAACTATTTTTGCACAACTAATAACAACGTCTTCGTTACACACTTTAAAAAAACTCTCATTAACTATTATCATGATGCTTTGTTTAAGTTTTTCGTCATATCGATGTAGAACTTTGAGAGATTCTTTCTGGCTTCTCTTAACGCTTTATAAACGTATGTCTTTTTGGCTCCATCAAGCTCTCCTTCAAGCCCCGTAGGCACGGTTACTCCAGGAGGTACGTTAGCGCCAGGAGAATTTAAAAGACCGCCAAAGGGCTGAACACCGCTCTTAAGATAAGGAATATCACCCCAGGGCACTGGCTCTTCTCCGGCGGCACGTCTTACTTCGTTAATCGTTACAATACCGCTTTCAAGATTTGTCTGATTTACTTTAGCAACTTTATCCTGATCCCTTACGTCGAAAGTCCAATCAATAAAAACAGAATCAGGATCAACATAATTAAATCCTCTATCATTCCAAATTACTTCCATATTAAAATGATTACTAAATTCTCTTAGCTGAGGTTTAATGGCATCAATCTTAAACTGTTCTGTCTGCATTTCCGAATTCAGCTTGCCGGTTGTATTGAGAATAATTCCAAGTACGAAAGGCTGCATACCAAACATTGCCATAATTTTCATAAGCAACCATTCACTATACGCCTGAAATTCCATATCACGATTCGGCACTTTAAATGTTGCTATCTTTACTTTCCCTTCATCGGTACCAAGAATAAGTGGTTTATGAGGTTTACCCTGTAGCTCCTGATTCCAATATTTCTTTGCACGCTCTATCGCTTCTACCGCACCAAAGCCTAAGTCCTCAAACATAAGAGCTATGTCTGGCCGTGCATTATTGGCAAAGAAATCGAGATTATACTTTGAAGAATAAAGCTCTGCAGTTACCGTCTGATTTAAGCTTTCAAGATTTGAAAGTCCGTAGTATGAATTAGATTGAGGATGAAGCATAAAATAAAGTACTTCTCCAATATCGAAAAAAGCAATTTTCTTTCCTTCGTTATTCTGTTGATAATATGCTCTTTTAAGATCCCTGTATCCGTGCTTATCTATATTGTGTCTAATCTGATCTCCTGGAAGTGAATACATTTCAACAACGTCATGACCATTAGAATCATTTGGAGCTTTATCTTTTACTAATTCAATAGCCCCTGCGTCATACTTTAAATTATCGGCTGTCATCTTTCTACGCAGATTATCAAATGTTTCATTCTCTCTATTTGGTTTTTGAAACAGACGCTCTATTTTTTCAACACGATTCATCTGTTTCTTGGAAGCTTCCTTTTTTCCTTTCGATATAAGGGGCTTGACTTTTGGCTGGATATCAACAACCCTCGTTACTTCCCTATCAATAATTGCACGTACCCATACATTTGCATGATACATTGCATTCATTTCCTGGAATGTAAGTTTCTTAATCAGTGTTCCCGTTATTTCATTTTCATTATCAATTTCGCCAGTTCTACCACCGGTTGTTATAGTACTTCCAGGTGATCTTTGTTTCTCAAAGCTCCAAGCCATAATATTTATACCCCGTTAATCTGTTAACCTATTTATCAAAGTGAGCTGCCAGGAAAACAATAAAAACTAAAGCTACTCCAGACCAGACAGTCTGATACAACTCTGGATTCATTATTAGACGATAAATTAAAATACATACAATAATTAATCCTAAAAACTGTAAAGTATCTTTTACTTTAGTAAATAACTTAATAAAATTAAACAGTATATTAAAGGGATAACTGAAAATAGAGACTAAAAAAGTTTTGGTCCTCTCCGTACGCCTGAGGCTTTTTATCTTGCTTTCATTCTTTTTCTTTGTCTTCTCCAGCCTCTTTTTCTCTCTGCGTTCTTTATCCTTTTTTCTTTTTTCCTCTTTCTTTACTTCCTGTTCTTTTCTTATAAATAAATATCCTGAATTATCAATCTGGACGCCTTTCCTTCCCCTAGAGACCACCCCTTTATTTTTAGGGGCAGTCTCTTCTGTTGACTCCTCGATTTCTTCAGCGTCTATTTTGTCGCCAGATTCCTCATCATCCAGGAAGCTGTCGTCATCATCGAGGGTTTCTTTTTTAGCCATCACTTACCTTTTTTCTTTTTTTCACTAAAGGGTTTAATACAAAATACTCCTGTATACGGAATAATCATAGGTTCGCCATCGTCACCCATAAGCTTAAGCACATGAAGATCATGAGCAACACAGAGACCAGAAACAGATTTGCCATAATGATTTATTACTTTAATCTTACTATTTTTAACCGGTACACCCTGATTTCCTTCTGTATAAAACTTCATAGAATCATTTATTGACGACATATTATTTCCCCTTCTTTTTTTCTACTTGTACTTTATCAATAACGCAACAATTATATTCTTTGCTCCATCCTTCACATTTCTTACCTAAACAATCATTGAATCTCTCAACAACTATGGAAATATTCTGCCACTTCTGGAGAGATAAATCACCAAACGTAGCTTTTCCACTAGCATCTTTTTCACCAGTTTTACCCAAAAACTTATAGGACTTTCTGTGAGGACACATTGTCCCAGGCTTATTCGACTTTCTTTCTTCCATCATAATTTCTCCTCGTTCAAAATCAAGTTAAAAGACTATACCGCCGCCAAGTCTCAATTTCTCCATGCAGTTCATGGTTACACCAACTGTTGCTTTCCAAACGTCATCGGAGCCAGCATTTTTATTTTCTGCTATGCTCCTCTCATAATCAAGCTCAGGATGATTAATCCTTCCAGTGTCCACTTCCCTTATAAGGCTTCGTGCTTCACGATGCCAGACATCATTCCTATAAGTCTTAAATCTACGCTCTCCCATAAAATCGGTGATCAGCGTTTCCTGACTATCATTATCTTCCACGCTTCGTTTCTCAGAACGTATTCCCTCTCTGGGAAATTCCTGAATACTTTCTGCGGAAGCATACCCATCATAGGTCACAAGTACAATGTTAAATCCAAATCTTTTTTTCAGTATCTCAACTACAAACCTCCTTACGTCTGATATCCTAATCTCACCCTTGTCTGGGCCTCTCAATTGAATATAGAAGTCTATTACCACACCCATCTTTTGTTGCTTCTCAAAAGATTTAAGTTCTTCCTCAGTTAGTATATCGTTTTTCTTTCTGGTATACTTCGGAAACATCCACTCTGAATGCCCCATTGCTATTCCGGCATCACATCCGCTCTCCTTGCCTTTTGCTAAATCTATATGAAGTGTATGTTTTTTTCCGTCATCCTTAAACCAATCATGAAATCTAAGTTGAAACAGATTTCTGGTAAAAGAAAGATTACCTTTAACCGGATTCTTGTTCCAATTTTCATTATTAAAACATTCGTCTATAGAGAGTTTGTCTGATACTGCATCGCCACCAAGTGCGCCACCTTCGCATTCAAAATCTTGCATTGCTTTATACTTATTTCTTGAATACTGCATTGCAAAATTTTCTTTTTTAATTTTTAAATTATACTCCCAGCTCTTTCTCCTTATTCGATAAACGTTGTCCATTCCCTTGGTTTCTTTATACGCTATATCCATATCATCATTATGGTGATACATCTTGCTAATATCAATTACTTTTCCACATTTTGGAAACCTACTTTTCATACAATTCATTAATGTATCTGTAGCCTTTATTCCCTGCCCTGCTTTAAAAGCTCCTTTCTCATCAACGACACCCATAAAAACATTATATCCTTCAGCAGAATAATGTTCACTATTAAGCGAATGACATCTCACTCCTTTTAAAAGAACAATTTTATTCTTTTGCATATCCTCATGCTCTCGAAGATCTGCACCCCTTTCCTCAAACCAATTCTTTTTGGTTCGTGGATTCTTAACCATCTTAATAATAGTCTTAAGTTCTGTAAAGAATACATCAGTTGCTTGCTGTGCGTTAAAGCTCAAATTAATAAAGTCTATCATTGAGCCAGCGCCGATCCCCTCAAAGAACTTATGAGGATTTTTTAAACAAGCAATCTTATAGGCTCCGTAAGCAAAGAGCTTGGCAACAGTTCTATCCTTACCGCCACCCTTACCGATAAATAGTATTAACCAATCATATGTTTCATCCCACACCAATGGATTCTTACCATAGCATTTTTCTGCATCCTCAAGCTGCAAAGGATATAGTTCTTCACCTATAAAGTCTCTGCAAAAGACTTCTATACTTACAGGCTTCTCCTTCCAGATACTGGAGGAGAGATCAGGAATGTCTTCAAATCCTTTAACAAGACTTCTTTTCAAAAAAACACTTATGTCATCGTCATATTCCTGAAGCAACCTTTTGTCTTGGTTACTTCTGGCCAAGCTTTATTTACCCCCTTAAGAATATCCTTTTATCTTCGTTAAAACTGTACCCTAGTTCGTTGTTTAATATCTTGATTGATTCGTGATATAATATAACGGATATAAAGAAGTCACCACATTCGTTTTTCTTACTATCACAATACTGCATATACCTGTTCTGAGCTTCGTTCTCATCAATTACTAGTATATCCTTAACCGGATCAAGGGAGGCTATTAGAACGTGTATTGAATCCCCCTCTTTTATAAATTCAAGGTCTTGGTTCTTTAGATCTTCCCTTAACTCATCACGCTCTTGTTCATTTAAGATTTCTATATCGTTTATTTTGGTCGGGATCATATCAGCGTACCTTTTTCAAAATAGTATTTACAATCATCTTATCAAGATTGATTTCATTTTCAGCTGCATTAAGAACTTCCAGTTTCGGTTCTGTTATTTGCTCATTGTTCTCATTAAGACCCATAACGGTTTCAACTCTCTTTTTGAAAGTTGTATTGGTATTAGTTTCGCTATCAATAATAATCGGCGCAAAAGTTCTAATCGACAATACTTTTTTCTTGCCGCCTTGGTTGGGGTTCTCAACAAAGAAATTCTGAATCCAATACTGAATAGGCTCTTTCTTTTTCTCTTCCTTTGATTCTACTTCTTCTTCAATAATTTTCTTTTTCTTTGCCATTTTATTTCTCCTTAAAATTAAATATAAATTTTATTTTACACCAAGTTTTTTAACGTTATCGTGAGGACCACTTCTGGGAACATCTATTTTGTCTGTACTTTTTTTAATTAACTTTAAATCAACCTCTTCGGCCCAATATAAATCAGGTACGCTTTCATCTTTTTTTATTGGTCGCTGAACAGCACATCTTTTACACCCCGTATACCAAGTATCCATTGCGCGAATAATACCTTCAAATTCTAAAACTATATGTTTTACTTTGTCTCCAAACTCAAACTCAAATTCAGTATTCATTTTATTTCTCCTTAAAGTATTAATGTTTTTTTCTTTCTCTTTTTAACCTCTAAAATTTCTTTGTCAATACCAATAAACCTCCATTGTTTTTTGAATGATTTTAAATCGTAACAAATTATTCCATACCTTTCAAAAAAGTCTTTATTCTTTTCATGAAAAAATATAGCTATCCTTATTATATCTTTATCTCTAAAGTGAAATGCATATCTGCTTCTTATCTTTTTCTTTCTATGTTTAAATATATACCGTCTTCTATTCTTGTAATCCGGTATCTCCATTTGATTCGCAGCATAATGCCTATAGTCGGACAACGTTAATTTCTTAAACGGTATTTTCATTATTTACAAACAAAAAGCAATACCGTAAGTATAAGTGGAAGCCACAACACCTCGGCATCTTTTCTCCATATTGCTACTATAGTTGACGCAACCCAAGCAACCAATATAATAATTAATTCCGGTGTCCAATTCATTTTATTCTCCAATTATAATTTAGGAGAGAGGGGCCATCTGTCACAGTTGGAAGGAGTTAGAGAACCAACTCACACAGTACACCCCGCTCTCCGTGCGCCTTATTTTGAATCTGATAAAACGGGCGCAGAAACTTTATTTAATTCATTAGTTATATCTTTAAGTTTACCGATTTTTTTATTAAGGGTCTTTTTATCTAAAATATTTTTATATACTTTTTTAATCCTTTTCTTTCTCATCCTTCTGCCCCTATGATATCTACAAAATAACTCATCTATAATATCATATCCTTCAAGCGCAGGATCATTTCTAATATCCTTTAAGGGTATAGAGTGAGTGCACTGTTGTCCTCCATCAAGAATAGCCGTACATCTTTTTGATAGTTGTTTTTCAACCATCATTATTTTAACCGCTTTTATAAAGCTGCGCATCATACCACTTTGAGCATCAAACTTATCTTCCTTTGGATGCCAAACGGATACCCCAACATAAATATCTATATTATATCGAATAATACAAATAGTAAATATACCTTGAAGATGAAATTCTCTAGTCACCATTGGTTTACTAGAGATAAGATTTAATTTTTCTAAAGTATATTTCTTGAGTGTATTTCCAACTATCTTTACCTCTTCTGCGCTTAACTGACATCTGTCAATAGGGTCAAATACATTTCTCATCATTAACTCCTTATCAGCATTTTATTTTTGATTTTGTTTAATTTGTTTTCTATTGATATATATTCATCTCTAATCTTATCGGCTCCGTGCTTATAAAATTCTATAGTAGAGCTTTTACTTGGCGTAAATGATCCCCTTGGAAAAACAATATCGCACCTTCTTAAGTAAGTAAAACATTTTTGGCTTTCATTATAATCTATAATTAAAGTATTTGGGTGCTTCATTTTTAAATCAGTAACAACTCTTTGATATCCCCCAAGTTCTTTTATCTCCTTTAGAAACCCCTTTATAATATTTTCTCTTACATCTTTTTTCTCTTGAATCCTTTCTGTAGTGTCATTTAATTTTAAAGGGTATTTTTCGTGATACTCTTTTAACTTTGAATTATATTTTCTAATTAAAGATTTTATTTCTAAAGTTTTATATTTAAAGTTATTCATCTCTACTTATAATATACGATATAATTATTGTTTTGATGTAAAAAAGTACTCCCTGACCGAAAATAGATCAGAGAGTACTTTCCCTTGATTGACACTCTCAGTTATGAGAGCTTGCTTGGATAACAAATTGTTTTGTTTTATTTCATCGCAACACCTCCTTTTATTTCTCATAATAATCTCCTAAAAACTTTTTCAATTTTAATATGTAATCAAATGTCTTTCTTAAATATTTAAGCGGACAAGTAATTGAAATGCCAATAGTATATTCCTTTTTATCTCTACTTACATTTGCGCTTAAACCTTTATAATCAATCTTGTATTCGTCTCGCCAATCCCAGTATCCTATTTTAAAATCATTTCCAAGCTTCTTTCTTACCCTCTCTTCCCATTCTTTTCTCTCGCCTCTATTAATAATATCATCGTGGTACCCCTCGAATGTAACTTCAATTATCTCTTCCATTATCGGTCTTGCTATATCATAAAGATTATCCAGTTGCCAGATACGAATGTATTTTGATTTCCATCTATTTTTTATTTCATTAATACGACCCTTGATACAAATCGTTCCGGTATAATTCCATGACCCAGATGACAAGTCGATATGCACTCTGTCCTTTAGTTCTTTAGGCACAAGCTTAAGAAGCATTGGAAAGATTTCCTTTTGAGCTTTACTATACTTCTCTTTTAAATCTACTCCACCACGACCAATCATTTTTTCTTTTTCCTAAATGACTTTAATTTTGCTTTTTGTTTTTTGTCTCCGAAGGCATCTGATAATCCTTCCGCTTCTAATTCTTCAAATGTTTTAGGAAAATACATTTCATCATAACTCCAATTCCAAAATCTTAGAAGCACTTTCTTTCTATTCCAACATTTGTATTGACGCCAGTATTTACCATATTGTCTTGCTCTTTTCCAGTTCTCTTTATAAAACCAAAACATTCTTAATTTTAAATAGAGAAGTAATAACATAGAAAGAATACAAATTGTTATTATCATTTTATATCCCCTTTTTTATTTATTAATCTTTCTCTCGATATAGGATAAAAAGCTTGAACCTCATACGCCCCCAAATCTTTAAATCTTTTATTAGAAGAGGGGTCGTGTAATATTTCTCCATCAAAATAAATTGCATGAGTTTTATCTGGAAAGTTCAATGATTTAACTCCGATATAATATTCATTTTTCCAGAATTCTTGTTCAAAGCCAATCTTACCTATCGAAGCATTAGGGATTGAAAACTTCATTCCTTTATAGTCTATTCCTAAAATACCAATATAAATTTCTTTCTTAAGCGCAACTAATATTAAATCAATGTCATTAAAGGGTGGGCCTTCTTTGTTTTGCTTTTTTAAAATATCGAGGGCTTCTTCATAGGTAATTTTTAATATCATGGCGGTTACTGCAGCTAAACAATCATTATTGCTTTTTTGTTTTATCGTCTCCATTATCAAACTCCTTTCTCAAAAAACAAAGTGGAAAATTATTTATTTTTAAATTTCCTATCTTTACATTTTTCATTTGTATTGTGTAGCTTCCTTTTCTATGTTTTGATATAGCAGAATAAGAAAGCCTTTTGTATGTTTGATCTTCCCTGGTCTTCCATCCATGATATTTTTTTGATTTAAGTGGAGAACATATTTCTCTCATATATAAAACACTAACAAGAAATGAATCTATTATTCCACCAGCAAGTATACTTAATATTTTATTAACAGAATATCCTTTATCTCGTATACCATCACACTGATAATAAAAGATACAGTATAACGCATTCGGATTATTATATGGAAAAGTAGATGTTTCAAGCTTCTCATAGAACTCTATCTGATCATCGTCTATTAAGGCCCCATATCCGGTCTTGTGATTACATCCTTTTACTTCTACGATAATATCACTCTCGCCGTTCTTATTCCATATTATAAGGTCTGGTTGGAAGTTATTAACAGGGTCAACATCGCCCAACTCTCCACCCAGTATCTCTCTTGCAAGTACCTCAAAGAATTGACCTATGATAACATAGACTTCAGTGCGTGAGGGGATTCTATTGAGCTTATCTGTTCCGAATAAATCTGTTTGTTTATATAGGTCCAGCCAGTATGGTTTCATGTTATCCTTTTTATGTGATCACATTTTTTTGGAATAAAGAAAGCTTCAAAAGTTATTCCCTTGCCACTCTCTGGAATATTATTTAGTGCGCCTGTAAAACTAAAATTATTAAATCCGATAGGAATTGCTTCTCCACCTATTACCGCATTTAAACCATCATCTAAATAATTACCATATGATTTCTTACAATAACAAAATCTAACATCTTCCCTTAAGCTAAATATATCACCACACTCGGGACAGTAAATAAGTTTCATTATCTTTCCTTTATATATAATATACGATTAATTATTTAAACTAGTTCAGGTCTTCCTTCGCCGGGAAACTGACCATCTTTTCTTAGCTCACCTTTAGGTGGGGTTAATCTTTCGATAAACCCATCTGGCTGAAGCGAGTTTGGTTTAAAAAAAGATGGAGTAAAATATTCTGCCGGATATTCTTTAATCATATATCTCCCCTCCAGCCCTATAGGAATTAATACAATTGCTTTTGGCTTTGGGTTCTTTTTTAAAAGCCCAAACATTTCTTTTAACTTATCAGCTGTCAACTCTTCGCCCTTAAAAGAAGATGTTGTACCAAAAGGATTTGCGTTTTTATCTGGATTCTTTGGTAGCTCTACTGTACAATTATAATCTGGAAAGTCTGGCTTATGTGGTTTCATTTTTTACTCCTCTGCTGCTTTTACGTATATAGGGTAAATCAATCTCATCATACACTTCCTCGTAATCTTTTAAAGGTAAATTCATATCAAGGAATAATCTCTCTGCCACATTTTTATCATAAGCAGCTACATAATGTATTGCGCATCCAACACCTTGAGTAAATCCCTTTTCTCTTTGGTTCATTTATTCAACTCCATTCTTTTTTAAGCATTTCTAGTGCTTCTTGCTTTGAGATTTTTTTATAGTTATTACGTTTAAAATTTTCTTTACCAACAACTTGTGTTACTCCACACATATCTACAGTAAATAAGTTTCCTGAATTTTCTTTCTCTCTGCAAACTAAACGCAATGATTTATTCCAGGGAGTAACTACAAAATCTCCCATCTTTAAATCCTCTTCTTCCTTTTCTTCCTCTTTCAATTCAATCCAGAGATCATAAAGGAAGTCTGTCATTGCTTTGTGTATCCTTAAGGTATTTATACTTATTGCTTTGGTTGTATATTCACTCCAGTTATCAAATGGTGTGCCGGCGCAACCTGGACTCCCAACTTTATTTCTTATGGGGCAAGTTGAACAATTATCTTCTTCTATAAAGCTTCTGCATAACGGGCAATTGCTTGTTCCATGTTTTATTAATACGGTACCACCAATACGTAACGCTAAATTCATTTTCTTGTCACATTCCTTTCCTAAATTATCTCTCAGCACTTCATCTGCCTGATTCCATTTTTCATATGACTGCCATAGTAAATCCAATGCTTTGTTTTCCTCTTTCACTTTTAACTCCTCTGTTATTGATTTTAATAGATGACCAGTAGTGCATTTTTTATTTTCGTCCGTAATTAATTCTAAGCAATCAATATAGCTTTTATTTTTACGCAATAAATATTTTTCATTGTTGGCGCTTAATAATTTATTATTTCCTTTATGTGTTTCTTCTATATACAAAATCTCACCCTTATAAACAATAACACAATATGCAGTAAAAAATTCTTTTATTGCTTTATATTTTTTACCAACCTCTAAGAGTCTTTTATTGGACCCTAAATGTTTTTTGTCTTTCATCTTAGCTCCTTTGTTTAATAATATTTTTCTAAGCTCCACTCCGGCCGCTGCTCCATGAAAACCTTTATTTGACATATCTTTAAGCATATAAATTAAACTATAAAAAGCAACACGATTTTTTTTATCGCTATTGTATTTCTTAAACTCCACAAGTCCATCATAAATCATTTCGAGGGTAAGCTGAGATTCTATTGTGGTGTCAGTTAATATTTGTTTTATATATTCTTCATTAACGTTAAAATTATCATATATAAAACCTAATATAATATATGCCCTATGCTCTAGCATCCTATGAAATTCACAAAACTCTTCGAATGTCATTTATGCTCCTTTTAAGTAAATTTTTTATAATCTCTTCCGCACTTTTTACAATCTTCCATTATAGAAATGCCGTGGAGACACTTTCCATAATCATGGAGGGGCTTAGATTCCTTATCTTCAATATCCGTAGCCATCTGGCAGGGGCTTTCTCCGCAGCCCACTTTATTGCTCCAGTCCCTATACGGACAGGTTGGCGTTTCCTTATGCTTCGGGCATTGGATTACGTTCATTTATTATACCCCTACCTATCTGAAAATTGTTCCCATTTAGTTTTTCCAAATCTGCTATTCATTATATTATCTAATATACATCTTGTTTTTATCTCTAAAATACAGCGCTCTAAAAGAATTACTTTTTTTATATTCCAACCCTCCACTTGATAGACATCTCTTAAGTCATTCTTGTAGCTACTGTTAATATGTATTACAAGTCCTTTTATCATACTTCCGTTTTCTTTATTGATTAATTTATATTTTTCTATTCTATCATATTTATCTTTTACTTTTTCATAATAACAATTAAATCCAATATCTAATCTTTGAAAAGTATTTGCTATTAAAAAAGTTACTTCGTCTTCTTTGAACATTTGTTAGCTCCTATTGATTAATATACTTTTCGCCCTCTTCGCTTAATACAAATTTCCAATCATACATCAGCCCCAAGGACACTAGATTTTTTAAATACCCCATTCTTACCAGCTCCCAATATTTATCTATCTTCTCATTACTATTTATCATCTGTACGGAATAGTTTTCATTAACTTCATATAGAATATCGTGTTGCTTTTTGGTTGGCTCTTTCATTTAGTGGCTCCCTATTTCAATAAATTAATTATAAATTCATTTAAGCTAAATACCCGTCCGCTTCCACTACCGTATCTATTTTTCAATATCTTTATTTCTTCGCTTATAAAAATTATAAGGCTAGATACATTAATTGTTTCTCGGCAATGAATCATTAAATGATCTGTGCATACTTCCGATGTAGCAATATCTTTACAATTTTCTTTTAGGTCATCTCGGGTAAATATGGTTATCATTTTACTTGCTCCTTTTGTTTTTATTCTACTATCTCATACCATTTGTCTCTGTAGTGTCTTATAAATTCTGTATAGGTCAGTTTATCATTCAGCGCTATATGCCCTATGATACCGCCCAGCAAGTCAATTGCTTGCCTGGCTTTATTCTTAGATTTTAAAATTTCTCTCCTTGCTTGATTTTCTAGTTTGATTTTCATTACTATTTCCTATATCATAACGCTACAGTTTTCAAATAGTATTTCTACTTCTGCAGGATACAGTTCTGCCCAGACAGAAGTATTTGATTCGTCATCACAGAAAATCTCTATAATATTATATTCAATTATAATCGGTATCAGTTGTCTTTCTTTTATATTTAAGATTTCGCTCTTTACTTCTCCCGGTAACTTAAAATTATTTAAAGCAATTAATACCCCAAATTTACTATTATTGTTTATACCTATTAGCGTATCATACATTACGTTATAATTACTATGACTTAAAACTATTTCTTTGATTTCCTTTAACATTTTTAAGCTCCTTTAAATAATTCTTTATTCCGGTTGTACGCCCTATACCTATCATTTTTTCTGTATGGTTATCTAGTTTTTCACTATTCTTTATTATTGGGCAATTCTTTTCACAGCATTTTTTATTACAACCATCACTCCTTACATTGTTGCCATCTATACAATCTTGCTTATCTCTAAAGATACAAATTACTTTTATAGCCCTAAAGGTAGTTATTATTTTTATCATATCATTCAACTCCTTTATCTAATTTTAGCATATTCAAATACTTTATCTTTCCGTATTTTTACTTCTTTCCTATTTGTGTTTTGTCTAGTTTCATTATGGGTTCCTTTAATCAGAACTTACTAGATTAGTTTTTAATTTACATACATGATAGTTTATTGCCCTTTCAATATCATAATTTGGATCTTCTTTTCTTGACAGCTTTATTAAATCTAATTCATTTCTAAATCTTTCAAATAAATCATTAAACTTATTTTCCTTTACTATTATTGCTTTCATAATTAACTCCTTTTTGTTATTGATTATTCCTTCCTTTATTATAATATACGATGAGTTGTTTTGTTTGGCATACATTTTTTTGTTTTGTTGTGGGGATTCCTTTTATTGGGGTTCCTTTTATCAACAACACCCCGGAAAAGTGTTTTGAATGTCAAAATAGTTTGTAGGGAGAAGGTGAGTAATCGATATAAAATTGATATACCCCTATCCGTTTTTGGTACCCCCCCCCTAAGTACTTATATATAAAGGACTTACGACGTGTAACTTTTGTAAGTTTTGTAAGTTTTAAATCCATTCTATTAGACTTACGGCGTTTTTTGATTCTACCTAAATACTTGTTTCTCAATCCTCTTATGTGTAATATTTACCGGACGGCGCACTGCTTTGTGTGTCTCAATAATGTCCCTTACCTCTCGTAAGTGTATATATTAATAGTAACTTACATCATTCTTACCTTGCTAAGTTTACGTAATAACTATTATACGAAGTAACTATAAGTGTCTATATCTATATAGAGTTATGGGGGCGGGACGTTGTTATCAATAGTGTCTTACATATGTCGCTCCGTAAGTTTCAGCATATAGTCTCTTTAGCGTCTCGATAGGCAACATTTGACGATCAGGGCAAAGGGTGCATAAAGAGTTCATAGAGTATACTACACTCTACTATACACCCTGTACTATCCCACCATTGCACCTTATATCCTATCATATACCGCTCCTTACTATCCCAATACTACTCAGCTATTTAAATCTTCTCTTAACTCTCTTACTTATTCTTTTATTTATTTAATACTACTCTCATGCACTGGATACCTATCCGCTCTATATACCCTATCACTATCATACATCGCTCCTTATCGCTCCTATATGCTTTCCTCTCTTGATTCTCTACCTAATACTTTTCCTTATTGTATTCTCCTACTTCCTTTCCCTTTGAACTCTCTTAACTCTTTTCCTTTTATTCTTATCACTCACCTTTCCCTTGCTATCTCTTTGTTATCCTTTCTCTCTTGCTTATTAATCTTTCCTTGACTATTTGTTATCTAATTTACTATTACTATTCCTTTTTATTATATAGAGACTTCCTTGTTTGTTATTTACATATGGCAAATTATTTAAACGGGAGATTATTAATCTGTTAATTCTCATTCTGTATTAGGTTATTCGAATATTCGAATATTAGAATATTCTTATAATATAATAATAGGTTATTCGAATATGCTAATAAACTAATATTTATAGGTGTTATTGGGCAGTTATTATGGATATATCTTTTGTTCTAATACATCAACGGTGTATCTGTCGGTTACTTCGGTATTCTTTCTAATAGCAATAGTAAGCACCTCTCGCTTCTCTACACAGGTGACGACAGCTTTATTGTAGAGAACATAGGGGCTTATATTGCCCGTCTCTATGGAGTGCTTGAGTGTAGCAAGAGAAGCAAATACACATAGAGCGCCGGACTGATCTATTATCTGATACTCAACTTTATCATCTGTTATCTTTACCTTTGGCTCTGGTACATCTAGTTTTTCCCAGGCAACATCTTGCTCTATATAATTAATCATCTCTATCGTTTCATTATTCAATTTATTAATCGCTCTAATACAATATCCTTCCTTTAACTCTACTGCAACATCTGATCGTTCTTCCGTATGCTTAAATACTATCTTGTATTGGTTATTGTCCAGGTATGACATTATACATTCAACAGATGAATATATATTAGTTGCTTTGCCATGCTCATATACTATTGCAATCATGGTTTTAGTTCTCCTTTTTATAATCCTATATCCTTTAATGATTTTATCATCTTGTTTATTTTTACTTGAACTTGTTCCTTAACCGATTTTATTACTTGTCCATCTGTCAATACAGAATCAAGCCTTTCCTTTACAATAGGGGCAATATACTTTCTACCCCATTGAGTGATACCAAAATCCTTTGCTAATATATTCATTATTGTCTTTTCTATAATCCTTTCAAATATCTCATGTGGATTACAAGCTAAAAAATTATCTACATGACTTTTAATCTCTCCCAATACCGTTTCCTTTACATCTTCCCTGGCAATTGCTTTGACTTGCCCCTTAATTATTTCGTTAATTTCCTTTCTCAATTCCTTATCCTGTTTTAAGTCTAATCTAATATTCATTTGTTATTTCTCCTTTTATTCATCTGCTTTATATTCGTCTGTAGCATTAGAGTTAGTTATTTCTATTATGTCGTTAATAAAATCTTCCCTATCATCTGAACTATTTATCTCTCCGCTACCAATAAGCCTCATTACCCTATCCATTAATGTATTTATCTGTTCGTTTTCCGGTTCGCTACCAATATCTATCTTAATAGAATATGGCTGAAATACTTTCTCTATCTTTTTAGTTTGTTTTATCTCCATCTTTATTCTCCTTTTACACGGTTTATTCCTTTCGATTATCTCCACCTTATAGCGCATCTCGTCTAGTACACGTATACTAATGCGCTCTAGCACCTCTACCTTAGTTATTGTCGCACTATTACTATGCGACTCCTCTATAGGCACTAAATCACCTTTCTCTATATCCTCTATCAGTCCTTCCAGCGTATCATATGCGTTTCCATTACCATCGGCATCTACTACCTGATATTCAATCTGCTTTTTCTTAGGCTTTGCTTTTGCTTTCTTTTTCATTTGTTAGCTCCTTTATTGGCATCTATCTTGGTATATTTTTCTTTCGTTTTATTTTCACTTAAATTATAAAATCTATTCTTCATCTTATCTCCTTAATCAACAAATATTCCGCTATCGGTTGACTCCCAGTCAATTACTTTTCCGTTTCTAAAATAAACATGCTCATAGGTGCAGCCAAGTTCGCAACAGCCACCGTATATCCAGGTGTTACTTGAGGTTATACTTGGGCTACCCCATGCAGCCCTTACTTCGTTCCTGGTCATACCTACTTTAATTGCCCCTCTGATAATTGCGTCTTTAAAAACAGCAGGGGTATTTGGATGCGTATTTATATAGGTTGTTCTCCTTTGATTGTTTATCGCAGCGCAATTAAAAATTATACAGGCTAAAAATATTAAGAATAGTTTTTTCATTTGTTTGCCTTTTTAAGTATTTCATTACAAATATTTCTTAAAAGTTTTACATCTAATTTTGTAAGAATTATAGTGCTAGGCACTATATTAAAACTACCCTCAAGGGCTATTTCAAAGCGTTTTGGCCAGTCGCTCTTTTTCCACCTCATTATTTTTTTAGCCATTTCTCATTCTCCTTACGTATACAAATAAATTTCTGTTTCGTTTATATCTTGTTCTGATTTATAAATTGTTCTTTCGATAAATTGTGATTTTCCACACTTACATTCAATATGCCCTGTTACCTTTACGTTTTGATTTTCTTTATATTCAATAACATCATCTATTAGCTCCCTTACATTAAATCCAAAACATTCTCCAATTTTATTTCTTGTTCCTTTATGCTCTTCATTAATTATATAATTACAGATTTTCATCATCTCTACAACTTCTTTTTTATTAAGAATAATTGTTCCAGCTAGGCAAAAACTACCATCTAAAGAAATATCAAAATAATTCTCTGCTTCACTTTTCTTCCAATCCATTTTCACTTTTCATTCTCCTTTATCTTGCTTCTTACTTTATCAATTAAATTGTTTAAGTCTTTTTTGTTTTTTATATCTAACTGATGCTCTTCCAGTCCTTCTGTTATAATAAACCACTCAATCCTTTCCCTTAATGTCAGACTCTTATATCCCTCTTTCGGATAGAATACTTGAGCGGGTACATTATGCTTGTTAAGGTAGCTCCATGATTCATCAAACTGACTTTTAATTCTTTCGTCTATATTATCAGAAAAGAATTCCTTCCAAATAGCAATCTCTATTTTCTTTGCCGCTAACTTAGCTTTTTCTTTTAAGGCCAAAAGACATAATGTTTTATTGGCCTCTATATCTCTAAGCTCATTATATAGCGTATTAAAAATTATATCCTTTATCATATTATGGCACCTTCCTTTGACGGGTTCTGTCTTCTGCTAAATATTTTTATCGGTTTAAGCTTCCAACTCTTTCTGTCTTTTACTCTCTTTATTACATTAAACATATCTCCTGGTCCCAAATGACTCATATCTTTTACTTGCCTTATGATAACAAGAATCTTTAAACAGAAAGAAAAGTTATTGTCAGATGTTCTATTGCTTAGATCATCAATTACCTTTACCTTGGCAAGATAATCTCCCTCTTCATAAAGATATATATTTCCCTCTCTATTTACTCTTTTGGGCACATGAATTAAATTTGCATGTTTAGGGCATAACGTCACCGGCACTCTTTCGCCCCCAGTATACTTATATCCCAGATACCACCCTTTCTCTTTCGCTTCCTTGTCACACTTCGATGAGGTATTACAAGCGGTTTCTAATTTCTCATCACACTCTTTATGCCCTAGTGCATCTACATCGCAAGTATAGTCTATCTTAATAAATTTTGTTCTGCTCATTACTCGGCTTCCTTTTTCAATTTCTTTAATTGATTAATGAGATTGTCATATCCACAATCGCACTTCTGACCTTCGAATGCAGCATACATAACCATCTGGCAATTTGATCTATGATTTATAAAGGTTAACATATCCTTCATTACAGAAATTATTTCTTTGTTCATGTTGATCAGGTCGTTTTGATTCATTTAATACGCTCCTTTGTATTATTTATAATATTAATTAATCGCTTTATCTAACTGTTCATCTTTCACAAAAACCTCCAAAATCTACATCGATCACTAGTATATCTCGTATTATTTTTATAGACTCTAATGCGTCATTTTTTGATATTGCCCTATCTAATCTTTTAAACTTTTTTGAAAGCCCTTTTATGTCTTTATCGTAATTTTCCCACTTAATCTTATCTGATTCTTCCCTATGTTTTCTTATTCTTTCTACTTCTTTGTCGTAAAACTTTAAATTATCTTTACTCAATTTTCTACCAGACCTAATTATTCTCGCTAACATTGTTACCTTTTTATATCTCTTATAATTTTCTTCTCTAGATAATTTCATGTTAATTTCTCCTGTTTTTTTATAAAATTTTTATGTGGGAGGCGCAGACGCTTTCCGTCACCGTACTAATAATGCAAAGGAGGCCAATCATGCAGTATTTATTGACAAACCTCTTGACTGAATGGCGCTTACTTTATCGTAGCCAATGACTGAACTGGCCATATGTATAATGACGTTGGAATACGTCGCTGAAAAAACATATAGCTTTAAAAGCCCCTGGTGGGTGATTACCACTATACTTTTAGAAATTCAGAACAGGTTACGGTTTAGTTGCTACCCCGAATCACAAGTTCGGGGGCGTTGTGCTATAGACAAATTCATCACTTTCACCTATAGTACGGCGCCTCCCACATAAATTTTCAAAGAGCTTATATCTTTAAGAACATTTTTCTCAATTATAATTGTAAATTTACTTATACTTCCCCTACCCGTAACACTAACACTCCTTTTTTATATGCACTATATTTACACGTATCCGGTGAATTACATGCACCCCATTGTGGCTGGAGGTTCTTATTGTCAAATATAAAGTCTATTTTGCCCCTACGCTCACAAGTTGGCCCCAAAACTCATCATCGTTTAAATCTAAAGTACATACTCTTAAGGTTATTTTTTCTCTCTTTATTGATGCTTCTTTTTTATTAGCCATTACAACCTCCCTTATTTAGTTTAAATGCTACTTTCCTGATTTTGTATAGTTTCAATTGTTTATAATATTAATGCTTTCTTTTTCTTTTGTATTTTCTTCACTTCTTCAAGCGGCACTTGTTTATCGCCTGCTTTATTATATACTCCAATTCCAATTACCGTTCTTTTGTCTTTGTATTTTTCCCTTAATATCTTTTGTAAAGTAAAAAATTCAACATCCTTTTTATTAACTAAAATTCGTTCACTTACTTCCATATCCCCTAACTTCGGAACAGTACAGGTAACAAATACCTTCACTTTAGACATATCAACTCCTTATTATAGCTGTTTTGAGCGCCAAACAGGACGGTTTAAGCGATTATATGTACTTTCTAGTAGTTTATTGCTCATTGTAAGGAAAACTCCTTATTTCGCTTCATAGTCATTATCAAATTCAGTCCCTTTTTTAAAGATTAAGAAGCGGGGAGAAATAGGCAATCAAAATAGCTAAATTAAATACTATTTTGTTTCTCCCCGCTTTTCAAAGAACAACTTACTTCTGTACTTCTTTACTGTACTTCAGCCAACCTCTCTGAGGTAGCCCGTTATTAATAATATACGCTGTTATTTTACAATTGAATTATATATTTTAAATAAATTTTGTAGTCCCATAATCATCTTCTTCACCTAAGTCCTGTGGATCATTTTGATCAGGATTTGTAAAACACGATATTATCATTTTTATATCACCACCCTCTTTGTCAAACCACATTCCTTCAAGGGAAGAAAAATCATCCTTTTTAATAACGGTATGTCGAAACATTTCTGCAATTTTATCTAACTTCCAAAACGTAAGAAAACTTCCAATATTAAAACTTACTTCCTTTACACCATGTTTATAATAATTTTCTTTGGCCATAACTAGAAATAAATTTCCATCATCTGCCATAAATACACCAAAAATAATATTAATATAATCAAAACCACGTTGTTGTGGAAATTCTAAGTTATTCATTATTTCTTTAAAAAGAAATTCAACTTTCTCTTCTGGTTTTTTATCTGGTCTTTGTATTATGGGGAGTTTTTCTATTTCTTCTTCTGTAAGCTCTTTCTTTTCTTCCTTTACCCCAACTTGTTTTACTTCCTCTCCACCGGTAGTCGAACTTACACCTTCCTTCATTTTCTTATTTCTTAATTCATAATCTTCAACTCTCTCTTTCATTAACTCACCAATAGTAAATTCAACACCTCTTTTTCTACCTATCACCCACTTTATTCTTTCGGTAATTGTCATTTCAATATTGACAAGCTTAAGCGGAACCTCTTCTAATTTAAGAAATCTTTCAAGTTCCTTATACTCATCAAATATCCTTGCTGCTTTTGATTTAGGCATTATTCTCTTATCTCCAATTTCAATTCAAAAGGAACTTCTTTATTGTTTATGGCATCCACAATTTCTTGCTCTGTCTTTTCTGTATACAGTCTATCTTTTATTTTAAATAAAGAAGCTATTTGAATTGGATATGAAAGTATAAATCCTCTGCCGTTTTCTATATTTTTATATTTACTTCTTTTCCCTTCTTCATTTCCCGTTGAATTTGAACTATATGCTACCCCCTTCAATTTTCCCATTGTAATTATACCTACTACTTGAAAACTAACACAACCTTCATCTATCCCTTTTACTTCAATTACAGTAATCATTTTTTCTTACCTTTCTTTTTTTTATTCTTAAGTTCTGTTTCAAAACGATGAGTTGCCGCTTCTGTCTTTTTCCTATGTAAATTAGCTCTCCTATCTTCTGCGACATCAACAGCATTAGCCTGATTCGTTACGTCGTCATCGGCATCTGCAGCACCACCCGTTTCCTCTTCTTCCTCGAAATCATCATCTTCCTCTTTTGCCTTTTTCTTGGCTTGCTTTTTAGGTGGTGGATCTTCATCTTCGTCCTCGTCAAGAAAATCATCATCGGCAGCTTTTTCCTTTTTTACTTTCTCTTGAGGCAAATCTATTTTCTTGTCTATCTCCTCAAGGAGTGAGAGGACTTCGGCGTCACCATTAACATAGTCGGTCAATATACTAAGTATTTCAACATTCTGATTAAGCATTAAACTATTCTTGCCAACAGCTTCCATGATCTTTTGAAATACCTCTTCTAAATCTACCTGAGAAGAAAGTTCCTTAACCTCTAATGAAAGGATGGAAAGGAACGCTGCTGCCTCACGCTTGGAAGTAATTTCAGTCTTTTCAATAGCTCCATTTGAATTATAATACCTTATTTCCATAACTTATTTCTCCCTCTTTACTGCAAACTCATACTTGCCTAAGTGATGGCAGAATTCATTAATGGCTTCCATCATCTTATTGTCAAGTTTGTCGTTTTTATAAAGGCGCTCTTCAATAACGTCAAACTTTTTATACCTTTTATATAGATCTTCTATCTTGTCGTTTGCTTCCTGAAGTTCTACCTTGAGATTATTGATTTCCTTCTGCTCTTTTGAAATCGCTTTCTTTTCTTTGTCTTTTACTATTTTCTTTGGCATTATATTTCTCCTTACCAAATTAAAGTAATCATCTCAACACGTAATTTAAGCAATTCTATCATCTGATCATCTACTGACTCTCCGCTATTCTTTATTTGATTATAAAGTTCCCTTAAATCATTTATCAATGGGCTGACTTCATCTGTATCGGTAGATGGCGATACATCTTTGGCTGCTTTTATTATCTTAGTGCTGCAATCGTCACAACAAAGAGATTCCTCTTCATAATCCTTTTCTTTTGTACAAAGCGGACACTTCATATTTATTCCTTATTTATGAAGAGGGAAAGGTGACACTACAATTTCGGGTTCAATATATACTGCTCGTGGCTTACTTGTTTTGGGGTCAATCATAATAAGCCAGGTAGCACTACTGGAAGTGGGCATAAATAATCCATTAGGATCTGCTTGCGGAAGCGTATATGGGTTTCTCGCCCTGTATTGTCCGCCGTCTACAGTTTTAACTTTATCTGGATTTGTAAACTGAGCACTAAAAGGAATTCCGTAACCAATACATTTTCCAATAAAGATTAATTTACCGGTATAATCACTTTTCAAATAAGCAAAACAAATAAGTTTCTCTTTGTCGCAAAGCTCAAGAATTCCCTTTAGTAATTTTCTTTGTTGAAAATTAACTATATTGGGCATTCCAATTTGTCTCTGTGCTTCACTTAGTGCCTGTTTTGCTAAATCCTGCATCTTGCCATGACTGTATGACTTTGTATTCTCAAATATTTCCCTCCTAATGTTTTCTTTCTTTGGTTCAAAGAATTTCATGAAGCCAAGTCCTGCTAATTCAAGAATAAAAACAACTCCTATTATTCCAATAAGACTACCAATAATATAAAACGCTATTTTCCATTTACTTATTTTTGGAACCATTTTATTATCTCCTATACACTAATCCACAATTTGGACAATTATCTTCTTCACCTTCAAGTACAAACTTTGCTTTACAATTATTACAGGTTACTGTATTTTCTTTCTTTAAATCCTTTCCCTCCTCTTTTTCTTTTTTGTTAAAACTATTTGGATTGTTTTCTTTCTCCATCTTTATTCTCCTATCTCTATTGTATTTATATTTTCTTCAACATCGTTTTTTAAAGCAATTGTATCAACACGATCTCCATTTCCATACTTTCCACTTTCTATTTGAAGCGTAAGTTTACTAAAATATTTAGCAAGCATTTCTTGGATATGATCACCCATTTTTATTTCCCACTTAAATTTTGGTTTTCTAAATTTCCTTTAACTATCTCAATTTTATTATCGGTCTTAACGTGATAGAGGAGCGCCATCAGATTACTTATACCAAGCCTAATCTCCATACTCATATTAACTAAGTGCTTTTGTAAATAGCCCTGTAGCTGTTCTTTATTTAACTCATCAACAGGTATATCTTTCTCTACAAAATCATAATTCTTTTCAAAGGCACGGTCAATATTTTTCATTAAAGCTATATCTGTTCCAAGTTTCGCAAGAAAACCACCACAGCGGTCAAACGCTTCTTGAAAATTCTTTGATTTCGGTGCTGCCAATTATTCCCCCTCTGTTAAATTGTTCGGTAGTGACAGGATTCGAACCTGCGAGTGCCGGACCCAAAATCCGGTGCGTTGAACCAGGCTTCGCCACACCACGATTAAATTTGGTACCCGATAGAGGAATCGAACCCCTCTAACATAGTCCGTAGCCATGCGCCCATCCAATAGACCAATCGGGTTATTTTTACTGTCAGGGCAAGATTCGAACTTGCGACAAACTGATTAACAATCAGTCCCCTTACCACTTGGGTACCTGACAATTTATTTATTGTTCTCATTAGCATTAGCCTTTTATAACTGCTAGTGGACTTAAAGTTACTAGTATCTTTACGAGGTCTTTTTGATTCTCCATTACCTCGTCAATATTCTTGTAAGCTGATGACGCTTCTTCTAAATCTTTTATATTTCTTATACTGTGTATAATTCCCTTATCGTCCATCTTCTTTTTTTCTTCATTTAAATTTAAATCTTCCTTTGCCTTAGTTCTACTTAAAACCCTACCAGCACCATGAGAGCAACTCATAAAACTTTCTGGATTACCAAGTCCTTCGGTTATATAACTTTTCGTGCCCATACTACCAGGTATAATTCCGGTCTTTCCTGCTCTCGCTAATGTAGCCCCCTTTCTATGAACCATTACGTTTTCACCAAAATGATTCTCCATAGAAGCATAATTATGATCTATATTTGTTATATTTGTAAATTCTACTTCTGGAACTATTTCATTAAAACATTCTTTTGCTCTTTCCATCATTAATTGTCTATTACAATTAGCGAACTCGATACAGTACTCCATTTCTTTTTTATACCTTTGCCCCTCTTTTGAATCTAAAGGAAGGTAAGCTAATTGCCAACTCTTAGGAACTTGAGAATAATATTTTTCATTTAACTTAACGGCAATTTTATTATAATGATCAGCAACTCTATATCCTATATTTCTACTTCCAGAATGAATCATAATCCAAATATATCCATCATCTCCTTTTTGTATTTCTATGAAATGATTATTTGACCCCATAGTGCCTACTTGTTTTCTAGCAGATTGATATTGCTCTTCGCAAATACTTCTTTCGTTATGAAAATCAGGCATAAACATTTCTTCACTGGGCATAAATCTTTCATCTTGTGCTTTACTATGATGACCCCTACCTACCGGAATACAACTTCTTATCCCTCCCTTATACTTACTACTTCCTCCAAATATTTTCTTTATGGTTTCTTTATCTATTTCTTTTAAAGAAGTTTTAACAGCTATCATACCACATGAAATATCATAACCAACAGCATAGGGAATTATTACACCTTTGCATGCTACGACACCGCCAATACACATTCCATAACCAACATGAGCATCAGGCATAATTGCTATATGACGAAAAGCAAAAGGGAGTCTTGCTAAATTCTTTGCTTGCTCTAATGCTTTTTCTTCTATCTTGTCTTTATCTAACCATAATTTTATTGGAAGATGACTTCCATTTACAACATCACTTATAACACTTTTCATTTTTTAACTCCTCTATTATATTTGGATTCATAACTAATACACTTTCACAATCCCACCCGTAAAGATTTTTAAAATGATCAATCTTATAGTCTTTAACTGTAAATTTAGGTAAGTGTGTTTCTCTTTGTCCATTTTCTGTTAAATAAATAGCATCATACCATCGATTTATTTCTTCAAAATCAATACGTTTAATTTTATCACTGTATTTGACATTTTTCCAAGGAAGTTTAAGCATATCGCCATAAGAATTTATAACAAGAACATTGCTATATATTATATTTAATTTAAATTCAAAATAAATAGAAAAATCATCATCTTGAAAATTATTTTCTTTACACCAAGTTTTCCAACCCCAACTAGAGTTAATGGGAGAACCCCATAGCCCCCCTTTGGGCTTTATCCAAGCACCATCATTACTTATATTTTGAAATTTACTCTTATTAAATTCATTATGACCATAATGAATAAAAATCGTATCTTTCATACTAACTCCTTGTTAAAAGATTCAACTTTATTATTATAATCAATACAAACATCAAGGCAATTATTTTTACATATAATATTTTCTTTTGTGTTGTTATCCATTATCCATTTGACTCTTTCTTTCCTGCAATTCTCGCCCACCTTCCCTATTGGCTCTCCACCTTCCCTTAAATATATAATACATGGAAAATGAAATCCTTTCATTACAGCCATATCATCCATCATTAACCAACATTTATTACAATCGCTTTCTTGTATTCCCCTTACGTGTCTTCCGTTTCTTATATTGTTTATTCTGTATTTTAAAATAGGATATTTATTTAATATATCCTCTGGTAATTTTGCAAGCATTATTAAAGCTTCGTTATATTGAGCAGAAGGAATAATACGAATATCGGAAACACCAAGACCATCTGCAAATAATGCACTCTCAACACAAGAGTCAATATTCTCTTCTGTAAATACCATACCGACAGAAACATATGTTAGCTTTGAAAGCTTCCTTATATTATCAACAACTTTCTCCCAGCTACCCTTAGTATTACTTATTTCGTTTCCTATAACAGAACAACAAGCATCTAAAGATATTGAAAAATCATTTACTCCATCTTTTATTAATCTTTCATATACGTCCATTTCAGAATATCCATTAGTGGACACGGCTATATTCTTAACCCCACAGAATTTACACCTCTCAACAAGCTCATTCAGCCCCTGATACAGTGTTGGCTCTCCACCGCTGAACCGGATATTCTCTAATTCGTTATCCAGCCAATAACTTACAATTCTTTCTGCTTCTTTAAAGTCAAGATCACCCTGATATTCTTTCTTTATGCCTCGGCAATAAGTACACTTAAAATTACATCTATCTGTAAGTATAAGCTCACAGCGCTTTAAGTTAGAAACTTCGGAAGCCCCCTTTGCCCTCTGATCCGATAATGTATAAAACCCTATATCCTCTAACTTCATATCAACTCCTCATTAAAATAATCGGGATGGATGGAATTGAACCACCGACCACCTGTATATCAGACAGGCACTCTAACCGCTGAGTTACACCCCGTTTCATATTTTTCCTAATTACAAAATACCTCTTCGAATTCATTGCTTCTCATATGAAACCAAAACTCCCCTCCATCTTTAAAACACATTAAGGCTATTTCATAAAGCTTTGGACGACATGCAAGATTCTCTCCCTCACAATATCCAACAGCATGTTTCTTTAATATATACTTACCGTAAACAGAAACTATAAATCTATATCTGCATGCTATAAATCCAAGAGAATGTATTGAATTTGCTCTCCACTTCTGCCAATCAAATAAAGAGGAATTTAATTTTGGTATAATACATTTATCTAATAGTGTTGCTTTTTGAGGTTTATATATACGAGTATCTTTTTTTAAATCAGAAGGGCAGAGCACACTTAAGCTAACATTACTTCTATTCCATCTATTTATTTTTCTTTGAATCTTTAAAGACATTTTAACAACCTGTTATTTTTAATATAAATAGAATTAATAAAATTAAACCAAAAGTAAAACCAATTCTTTTATAAAATGATTTATGATCTTCGTGACTATCCTCATTTGAATCTCTGTCATCTATCATGATTTTTTATTCTCTATTTATAATACAATGTATATATTTTAGTAACATAAAACTTATATTTTTACTTCCTTTAATTCTGAAGGAATACTAGGATCATTTATCTCTCTGCCTTCTTTGCTTATCAATTTCATGCGATTAAGATTTTCCCCCACTTCAAATATGTCCATGGTAGCCATTCTTGATTCGAACAATCCACCAACCCCTAAAGAATCGAATAGCTTAACCCCAAAATACTTTTCTGCCTCTATAAAACTTTTTACCTTTTCAATATCTCCAAATCCACTTGAAAGAGTTATTTTAATATTTTTAAAACCTACTTCATTTAATTTCTTTCTTAACTGATATACTCCCCTTACAGAAACTCCACTAGTAATAGCGAGTTCGTCAGGGCCAGCGCCAATATCTTCCATGTGATTCTCGCCGCAAGTGTCGACCCTTACACCGGATAGTCTATCTTTTAAAACATAAGCACAAACCAATGAATCTGTTATTTCCCGGTTGTTATAATCAACTAACGCTATTCTGGGGATATCTATATTCATATGTCTATCAAAAGCAAGTGTGGAAGTTAATACTGCATTTTCTTTTCCGTACTTCCAGGCATAAATATTTTCGAGAGCGTGGGGAATTGTTCCAACAACTTTTTCTCTTGAACCATTATACGTAGAACAATTTGTAAATCCACCACTTAAAGCGGCTTCTGTAATATCATAATCGTAAATATAATGCCAGTGCCTTGGCCCCATATACGTAATTGGTCTACCTTCAACAACGTCAACTATTTCTTTTGCGTTTGTTTTTACTTTATCTATATCAACATGTCTGCTGTCATTCTTCATTGTTGTATTATAGCTAATAACCCCCAAATACATTGTTTCTAAATCAATAAAATCTTGTATCCTTCCCTCTAAAATCATAATAGTTTCTTTAGAGTAATACTCAGACCCTTCGGCAAGAGCATAAACCTTACCGCCATTCTTAAATAAATTACTATATCTATCTATAATATCAACTGCTTCATTTATTCCATAAACCTGATTACTTCCATCTTTTACTTTTCTAATAAATACTTTAGCCCTTACTATTGGGTTTAATCCCTCCTTCTGTAGTATCTCTTTTGCCCTTAAGAAATATAAATCAATATACGGTTTGTGATCATCAGGCATAATCATTTTATAACTCCTTTTTAATGGTACAAATTTCAGGCGTATTTCTTTTATGAATTGAATTCATTCTTAAATTACAAAGCTTTATACTATCACATTCTTTTAATTCTCTTGTTGGATGTTTCTCTACAAACTTATCCATTATCTCATAACTTAAGCCTAACTCATCTTCATCTGTTTGTCCTTCCCATAATCCAGCAGAAGGTTTTCTTATTTGTATTTCGGGAGGTATATTAAAATAATTACCAAGTTCATATACTTCTCTCTTTAATAAATCCCCTATCGGCTCAAGGTCAACTCCACCATCTCCATACTTAGTATAATAACCAAGATAAATTTCTGTTTTATTAGAGGTGCCAACCACAAGATAATTATGTAGAGAAGCGGTGTGATATAATGTTGTCATCCTTAATCTTGCTTTTATATTGCCAAGCATTGTATTATACCCATCGGACCTTAATCCATCTCCTTCGATTTCTCCTATAAAATGATAATAGGTACTTTCTAAATCTTTTATTGAATACCTTAAATTTATTTGATTTGCTAATTTTACTGCATAATTTTTATCTAATATATCGCTTAAACATGGCATTATAATTCCAAGGCTATTTTCAGGAACGGCTTCCTTTATTAAACAAGCAACAACCGCCGAATCAATACCGCCACTTAAACCCACTACATACCCATCTTTCTTTGTTTTAATTAACATTTGTTTAAGCCAAAAAACTATTTGATCTTTAGTTTTCATTTCATCCTCACTTTATAAAGTTTATTTTCATTAGCAAACATAACGTCGCTATTTTCACAATACATTTTCATTGAAAGATCAAGTGGTGGATTTTTTAGTTCCTTCCTGCCTATATTATCAACAAATAAAGTCATCTTTTCATTGTCTATAAGTACACAAGCTTCATCTTTTCTTACAAAATTTATTGAATGATAACTTACATCATCTTTCTTTATATCATATACAGAATGACCATCTTTAGAAAAGAATATTGTAAAGAGATTATAAAGTCCTGCTTTCTCTCCGATAATAACGGCAGTTCGATTACAATACTTAGCGTCAATAATTCTATATCCGTCTAGCTCTTTCATTCTTACGTGAGCACATTTACCTATATCATACGGAATCGCAAGCCAACATGTACCCATAATATCTTGAGATACAATACTGTCAAATACTTTGTATGCGCTCTCATATATATTGCATACATTCTTGGTCTTATGAATTATCTTTCCAAACTTCTCAAACGTATTCTCTATAAGCTTGCCACCATGTACCGTATATATTGCATTGTTAGCTTCCATAAAATCATCTGCCAATATAGCGGTCTGATAAGTTCTCCGTAGGTCAAGAAAAATACATTGAGTATCTTTTATATATGCGATAACGGGAGATGTATCATTAAATATAGAAGCCATTCCCACCCTTATGTTTTTTATATCGCTACCGAAAGTAAATATTGTTTTATTGTCAGTATTAAAATATACATTCTTATTTGTCATTATATATCTATTTCCATCGATATAATAAACGCCTTTTATATTTCCGGTAAAGCTTCCTAATAACTCAATATCAAATATATCATTTCCAGAAACCTTTACCACTATCGAAGGCATAGAAACTGTCCCAGCTACAGAAGGGGGTGCGCTTCTTACTTTCTTTTCAAATATCTCCTGATACCATGCAAGATAATTCTTTGGTATAAAAGAAAAGCTTGGTATAAATTTTGGAAGCGCTACATCTTTATTAAATACCGATACGTTGTCATCCATCCTCTTTGACCAGTCTCTAGGCTTATAATTAGGGTGTCTGCCGCCCCTATAAGGGTGAAGACCAGTATAAAGCTGGAACGTTACTACAGCGAACGAAAACCAATCAGTCAGCTCGGTAAACTCTCCATACTTCGTTACCCTATCCCTAACTGTCTCCATCAAAGCTTTTGCTTTATGATCTTTAGTCTGCCACGAATCTACATCTATATAATAAGGAATACTAAATTTCTTATCTATCAGAAAATTCATTTCATTATAATCAACTACCAGCATATTATATTTATGTATATCGGATAATGTTTTTTCCATCTCGATTACTATATTTGTTATATTAGATGTTGAAATTCCATTTTGATCTTTAAAGTTCTTAACAAATAATTTACAAAGATATTCTGTATCTTTGACATAATTCATCATAAACCCAATAGGCTTATTTTTGCTATTGTATAAAATATCAATAGGATTTAAAACATTCTTTCTCTTTATCTTTTTAAGTTCTTTTATTTTATCTTCCGAAATCATCTTTGAAGGATCATGATATATTTTATAAGCATATCTATCTCTTTTGTATACTGCTCCCTCTCCACCACCACCCTTATAGTGATTCTCGGTAAGCGTTAATGGTTGCTTACCCTTACGGAATACTTTTATTGATTTGCTCATAACGTTACCGTTGCGCAACTTATATCGTCATAATGCTGAATCCCTTCCCTCTCCATCTTTCTTTTAAGAAACATCATATTTGATTTAACAAATTCTCCGTTAGTTCTTTTAAAACCAATAAATTCATGGGCCATCTTAAAAATACCAACAGGATTTGCAAATTCGTCTATATAACTTGATATTCCATCTGAGCAAACAGTTATCGATTTAATTTCGTCGTCAGCAGTCGAATAAAAGAATGGAGCTTCAACATGTCTTTCAACTTTACTGGGAGTACTTAAGGTACCATAACTAGATTGAATTATATTGTTATCATTAAACTCTTTCATATATCTTTCTTTTCTGTCGCAATTTCTCAAATAAGAAAGATAGTAAGGTGCGTTTTGTTTGTACTCTATCATTTCAATATTGACTACGCCAAATGGTTTTTCAATTATAACTGTACCGTCACCCCAACCAAATACACTCCAGAAACCATCGGCATAAATAACAATAAATAAAGTTGCGTCAAGAGCTTCTTCCGGTAAACCATAAAGCGCTCTTAACTTTTCTACCCTATCAATTATAAAATCTCTTAGTGTCTCCCCTAAGAAATCCATACGTGGGTATAAAAGTGTTACGCAATACTTTGCTACAAAAGATAATATCTGAGCGCCCACTTCCGAATGCTTTGACGAACTACAACCATCAGATATAATCCCATACTGAAGACCCCCATCACCTGACCTACCAGAAAGAGCATAGTCCTGGCAGATCAGGTGAGAAGATCCAATCTCAAAATACGAATTAGAATTCATTAGATAGTTACGGTTTTAATATCAATAGGCTGAGACGGGCCTTGCGTTCCAAGAGCTTGCGACGTACTGGAAACACTTTGGCTTACAAACTTCGCAAGCTTGGCAAGCTTCTGTGGGGTTGCTTCTGTAATTTCTACATACTGATCAAAGCCGGCTTCCTTATTAAAATTCTCCAGGAAATCTTTGACCTGATCGTCTTCCGTCCCCACTCCGATTAGTACAGAAGTAAAAGACTCAAGCATCTCTCCTTTCTTTATTTTACTAATGGCATCTTTAATCTTAGAAACAGAACCAGAGTGCGAACTGTTCTCTATGCCATCGGTAATAACAAATACTATTGCGTTACAAAAGTACTGACGGTCATACAGCTTCTTTGAATAATCAAGAACGGTATCTATACCGTCAAGAGTTGCGTCATAGAGCGGAGTCATACCGTCCGCCTCAATACTTCCGTCATACTGATTAATATCAATAGCAGAAAGTAATGTAAAGCCGTGAAGCTCCTCTATTCCGTCAATACCATTAAAAGCGGTGGACCGAATAAGTAAGTTCTCCGCTTTGGGAGATTTCTGGCAGGACTCCACGCAAGTCTTATTAATATTCTCCAGCTCAGTTTTAAATTCCGATACTGAACCTGACTTATCTGTAACGATAGCAACAATGGTATATTCTGGAGCGCCTAACTTATCAAACTCAATGTGGCTATAATCAAAACCCTGTACCGACTTCGCCACTTCGCTTGCATCTACATTCATTAATTTCATGGTCAATCTCCTATTTAAAATATTCAGTTGTTTTGGAAATTCTCATTCCTTTCGCAACCATATCGTTTACAAAATCCTCTCCCAACTTCTCAAAACCGGTAACGGGTGACGAAGCATCCTCAAGCAAGACAAACTTCTTAACCTGCTCGTCAGAGAACTCAGAAGCTATATCTCTAATGGTAGAGGCCACGCAATGTGACAGTGCCTCTCCAGCTATAAGGATACTATCGTGTTTCTTTAAAACATTAATCAGCCCATCGGTATTTAAATGAGTTCCTACATCTTCGTCATCCGGTACGTCTGCTTTAACAGCAGAGTAATGCTCGGTAAATATATTTGAACCCTTAGTGGTCTTTCCGGCTACAGCATACAGACGTTCCCAGGAAATCATGGAGGCGTAAAAATCAGGAGAGATAGCGGCATGGGGGCTACCAATAAGGCAATGATAAGGCCAGATACAAAGTACGTATCGATTATTGTCCTGAAGCTTCTGTACGTATTCCTTATATCTATCTCTGAACCCAGGATTAGTTGCCATCCACGTTCCTTTCTCAACGTCCTCTACTGTAATAACTGTAAACGGGTCAGGATGCTTTCCTTTACTGTCTATCCACGAGCAAGGATGCGCCACGTGGACATAGTGATGGGAGTCAAGAGTCAACTGAATATCATCTATCTCTCCCTTATTATTTATTACCATTGACGATAAACGCCTCATATCTTCGTCTGCTCCCGGTACAAATAAGTTTCCTACGGGGTCACAGAAGTCAACTTGAGGGTCAATTACAAACAAACAAGTACTTTCTTTCATCTTGCTTCTCCTTTTTAAAAGGTTAAATGTTATCTATAAACAATATACACTATATTTAAAAAGTTGAAAAATTATTTTATTAACTATACGTTCTCAAGCCAATAATCATATAGATCTTCTAATGTTTTCTTAAAATTAATTTCCGGTTTCCACCCTATAAGCATCTTTGCTTTCTCACTACTACCAACAAGCAACGGAACATCAGAGGGTCTCATCCTGCTCTCAACCCAATTCCTTTGAGGGGAAATGCCCGACATACTCTGAAGCATATTTAATACTTCTTCTATCTTATGTCCTTTACCGCTACAAAGATTAATTGGATATTTAATTTCTTCTTCAAGTTCAGACAAATCCCAGTACGCCCTTACTATATCTCTTACATCTGTATAGTCACGTATAGCGTCAAGATTGCCATGCTCTATCGAATACGCTTTCTTGCCCATATTCATAAGTGCAAGCTCACGAGCAAAATGACTACAAACAAATCTTGAATTTCTGCGTGGTCCAGTATGATTAAAACTCCTGGTTACTATTACCTTTATATTATAAGTTGTTTGATATTGAAAAGCAAGATACTCGCAAGCAATTTTAGAGACACCATATTGTGACATCGGCCTTAATGGTTGCGTTTCGTCAATAGGGCATTCGCTTGCTTCTACCATCCCATACTCCTCGGAACTACCTGCGATATGTACCTTACAATTTGGAGCGTGCGTTTTAACCGACTCCAAAATATTTAAAGTCATCTTTACATTATCAAGCATATAGTGAGGCATATGAAACGAATCAGGAACAAAGGAATGAGCTGCCAGGTGAAATATCTTATGTGGATTAACCTCCTTAATAAGCTCATCGACAGACTTCTGATCTGTATAATCGCAGGTGTGCAGCTTAAGGCAATCTTTTCCTATGTTATGTTTTATATTATCAAGATTGCTCCTGTACCTCATTGTACCGTGAACTTCACATTCAGAACAATCAATATCGTCAAGAAGTAAGTCAAGTAAGTGTGACCCGACGAACCCGCTGGCACCTGTAACTAAAACTCTTTTCATTATTTTTTCTCCCCTATATCTAAGTGATCTATCTGGTATGGTCCACGAACACCGGGGCTATAATATTCTGCGATAGACAACGCCTCCTCTATTATCGCCACTGGATTTTTATTTGATTTTACAAGAACTTTCATTGCCCCTAATGCATAATACATTCCGCAACCAACGGAGAAAAAACCATCAGAAGGAATTCCAACTTGAAAATCATCAGAGATAAGATATAGCTTACCTTTATATCCAACAAGAAATGTTCCACCAGACTCCTCATTATTATCTCTAATCATATAGCCACCATCTTTTAGGCAATTCCTAACTTCATCGATGAACTTCGTACTCATATATTCGTCATCAGGTATCTTGGGATCATGCAAAGGAATCTTAAGCGAATATCTCAAAAGCTGACCCATTCTATAAGATGAAGTATATCCAAAAATCATTTCGTTATTTCTTGTAAATATTTTACTGTCATTCCTTTGTATAACTATAGACCCATTAGAGCCGATATTATCACAACCCATATACATCTTTTTGTTTTTAATCCAGCCAATTATACAAGTCATTATTCTTTCTCCTCTATTGATTCTATAACTATTGGAAACCGCCTTTCGTTAGGTAAACTTATTTTCATGAAAGGATAAAGTACTTTAGGTGAAAAATCATGCTTTCTATATATAACTGGATATCTCCATTTTAACCAATTTGGAAACCATCTTTCTTTAAAGGCATTCCACCAATCCTTTGGGTATTGTATTTGAATTTTCTTTTGAACTTCGGAAGCAACGTAATTTCTAAATAATATATTTATAGCGTCCTGATCAGGTAATGTATTAAAAATTGGTTTCATTGCTTGACCAATAGCGTCTTTAGATATTATTACCGAATGATTAAGCTTTAATCTCTCTAGCATAACTTCATTAATCTTGATCTTTCCCATATCTCTCCTTAAATTCTTTTGAGTTTTTAATTGCATTAGCAATCATTTCACGATTATTAAATAATCCTTTTGGATTCTTTATATCGCTTTCTCCATCTAATATTCTTTTTTCAAAATCCTCTATCATTGCTTGTGATATATCACCCATTTTACTTTCTATATCAACTTCACAAGGAAGATCATATAATCCATTATCACAATTAAGACAGAAAGCCGGAACCGTACTTATTATTTGTCTTTTTGACCCACATTTTTTACATTGAATATATTTTTTCTCTTCTCCATCTTTAATGGATTTAAACTCAACTCCCCATCCGTGATCTATTATATTATTGTTTAGCTCTTTAAAAAATTTATCAAAACTCATTGGTTTTTCATCCCATATTTTAGAGTGAGGAGTTTTAAATGGTTTATCATAATCACCAAATATTATCTTTGTGGCATTTTTATCAAGATAATATTTTCCTTCTTTATTTTTCTTTATACATTTTTGATAATCGCTTGTGTCTTGAAACTCACCTTTCTTTTTTCTTTTTCTAAGTGGATACCACCAGGCAAATATAATTACCCCTATCCATATAGCAAGTAATATTTTATCTATCATTTCTTTTTCCCTAACATAAATAACTTATTTAAATCAAGATCAAGTATTATAGCTAAATCCCTTAATGTTCTGCCATAAGGATTCTGAACACTTCCGCTTATTTCATATCTTTGTATCTGCTTTACATTCTTTCCTAATAATTTCGCTAACTGTAATTGATTTAACTTTTTTGCTTCTCTTCTTTTAATTAAATAATTATTATCCATAAAAATATTATCTGTCTTATTGACTATTTTTGTTCCATGATTTACCTCACTTAAAACACTAAAAATTTTATCCTTAAAATGTTTATAGGTAAAGCACCCAGATTTTGAACTTATTATATAACTCTTGTCTTTTATGCTATAATGTAAATACAACGTTCCAATATTTAAATTACCCTCATTCTTTAGCTTTAACTCTATCCTTATTTTATCTGTCGCAACCTTCCCTATAGTCTGCATAAAATTTACATACGGTATAGCTGACTTAAATGTAAAATTATCTCTTACTGCCTTCCTTATCTTTTTGGTGTCGTTTTTAATATTCATTTCTTGCTCCTATTTTTATCAAAATGCTCTTTATTTCCTTTACTAATAGTATACGATGCCTGGATTTCTTTGAAAACATTTTTTTCTACAAATCTATTTTTCCAAACAACATCGTCTGGGTGGAATTGATGATAGAAGGTTTGTATTTGTTCCCTTACACATTTTACTTGACTCTTCTGAACAAGTTGTCTATGAAAATAAAAGTCCTCTCGCCCCCACCTATCGTGCTCCATATATCCACCACGTTTCTCAAACTGACTCCTCCTTAAAAACATATTTCCGAATCCGCTTTGAAACCACCTTCCAACTTTTAATTGCTCATCAACATGGCGGAAAGCAATGGGAAAGAAAGCCTTACTTTTCTTAGCATAATGTAAGCCCCTCTCAATCACCTGTGTGCTTAATAGCATGTCTGCGTCGGTAAAGAATAGATACTTGCCTTTAGACTGCTTAGCGGCCGCATTTAGCCCCTTTCCTCTCGAAAATGGACCAGGGACAGACACTATCTTATACTTAATGTGTTGAGACTCGAAAGGAATCCATTCTTTTAACGGATAATCATCAGAAAAGAAGTCTGCTATGATCAATTCAATATTCATTAAATGCTTTGGGAGCCTAACAATGGAATGGATAAAATGAACAAACGGCTTATACTCTTTCTTGCCAATCTTAAATCTACTTCTGTTCTTTATGGATACACAAATGGAAATCAGGTCACGGGAGAAAGGCTTTCTATTCTCAATCCTACTCTCTTGTATAAAATTCTTTATGTCCGAATCTTTAGTGTGATCTTTGTCTAAAAAATTCTTTCCCATAATATTAATTTATTCCTTTTTTCCATTTCTTAATCACTAATTCCCTTCCATCCTCTAAAATTATACTTCCGTCTATTTTACCGTGTCCGCAACAAGAAGCTTCTGTTATTACATTACCGGCATTTAAGGCGGCAACTATATGAGATATACATAAATCTATTCCCTGAACCCTACCCTTAATTGGCATTAATACTTGATGCTCGTACGTTCCGCAATCACAACACTTTTTAAATTTGTTCATATCAATTTATTTTCCTTTAACCTTTGATAATGATTAAACATATAAACTCTTTTAAATTTTGTTTTAAATAATCTATTAATTTCAGAAGCCCAAAAAGCAGATACGCTTTCAAATGAATACTTCCAAATATATTTTATCCTATTTGTAGTATATTCTTTATATCCCTCTCTCAAAAAAGTCTTTACTCTCTTATAAGATCTTCTATTGTCAAAATTTAGCTTTATACCAAACTCTAACGCAATCTCTTTGCCCATAGTTAAATCAGACGAAAATATTATTGGCTTATTTGAAAGTATACTCTCTATCATATGCTTGGGAAAGCTATCCAGTGTATTTGGGAATATACCGACTCTAGCCCTGTTGTGAAGCCTGTGAAACTCTCTTTCGTCTATATTATTAGATATCTTTAAATATCCGCTCTTAACGTGCTGTTTCAGCTCTGAAACCTTATTTAAATCACCACTTTGCGTTATAAGTATGCCCTTAAGCTTGGAGGTGCAGAGAATATCAATTAATTTTAAACAACGCCCCCATCTCTTATTCTTATAATCATTTATTTTAGATAAGATACTAAAATCAAAATCCTTTTTTTCGTTTGTTGGTTCCCAATAAAAACCCTTATATGGCATGCTTCGTGCCATGGAAGAATGAACCATATTCAATGACTTCGGATGATTTTTATTTAACTCCGCACCCATAATACCATCAAAATTAGAAACTATAAAATCCCAGTTCTTTATTAGGTAAGAAGCAAGACGACCATTAAAAACAAACTTACACCCTTTAAATACTTTTTTTATTTTTAGCAAATCAATATTTTTATCTATTCCGTTTTTATTCCCGACACCAATTATGTTAGTAAACTTATTTCTTTCGTCAAAGAACGGATATATGCCTGGAAAATTTGTAATATTCTTTCCGTCTTTTACACCAACCATTGTGTCAGAGACATTTACAAAATTCATTATTCTTTTTTCTCCTTTAATTTTACACCAAACATAAAAGACTTTTTACAAATATCTTTTGCCTTTGTATTTCCACCATTAAACCATTTATCAAACAGTTTATCCTTCCAAAGCCCTTCAAAAATCTTTTCTAAATCTTTTTCGTTATTGCTCATTTTATCTTCTCCTTAATTAATTAAATATATCCATTTATTATCATCAAGCATATGATGTGTTCCGGTTAATTTCTTTTGTTGGTCACAACAATATTGTTCTCCATCACCTATTCTTGGCGATATATGTGGACAAACTACTTTTTTCATTACCCCTTCAAAGCGCTTTCCCTGTTTATTAATTAATTTATTATACCATATAATACACCTTATAGATGAAAGTATATACCCCAATAAAAAACATCCAAACCCTATCAAGTATATCACTTTATCTTCTCCTTTTGACATAGGGTTAATACATTTACTCTTTCATGCTTTTCTTTATGTATCAATATTTTTGAAAACAAAATTGACAAAATGTATCTTGTAGTGTTCTCTATTGTTTTTCCTTCATTGCCTTTTATTCTTTTTTCTTTTGCCGTTATAAATAAATCTTTATCTAACTGAAATCTATATTCAGCTATCGCAGATGGTTTTTTAAATCTAATAATAATAACAAAAAGTGGAATAATCGCTAAACAAAGCATGCACCCAAGTGCAGTTCCATAGGCTAGTGACATATTGCCCTCTACTACACCACCTAAAAAGTCTGAAATAGCATTCCCTATCCCCGCACCTATAACCGCCCCCAATCCATTGTCTCTTTTTGAAAAAAGTCTCTCCAAATTCAAACCAAAAAAAGCACCAATTATCATAACAAAGTTGTCCATCAAACCAAAATATAAGCCTTCCATTTTATTTCCCTAACTTCAAATGAGTAAATGTTTTATCAAATTTATTTTTATTATACCACTCTATTGATCTTTTTAACCCATCTATTATGCCAACTTTAGGGTACCAGTCAGAAAAATCCATTTTTGTTTTTAAATTATCAAGCAATATTGTTTTTACATTATCTTCTTTTGGCTCTTGATAATTAACTTCAATATCTCTTATGTCTATATTCATCAATTCTGCCATAGCTTCAAATATAAATTTAATAGAAACCTCTTGTAATGTAGATAAATGATAAACGCCAGTAATCTTACTGTCCATTGTTTTAACGATTAAATCAACTAAGTCTGAAATATATACGAATGATCTTTTGGTATTTGTAATAATGGTTTTTTCTCTATTCTTTAGCTTTAAATAGAAAGTGGGAATACAGCTGCTCAAATGCCTCGGCCCATAAACATTTGCCATTCTAAAAGTAAGGCAAGGTATTCCGCTCATATCAATTATTTGCTCTGCCGTTGTTTTAGTGATAGCATAAGAACATCTTGTAGGATTGATTGGGTGACTTAAGGTTATTGGTTGCTCAATAAAATCCCCATAGCATAAAGCTGTTTGGAAATAAACTAATTTTTTAACATTGTACTTCTGACAACACTTTACTATATTTGAAGTTCCAACACAATTTGTTTCTATATCTCTATTCCAATTATCTGCATCATTATAAGAGGCAGCACAATGGAAAACCATTTCCGGTTTAAAATTTCTAAAAACAATATCCATTTGTTTTTCATCTGTTAAAGAATAATAATATTGATGTACTTTTTCATTTATATTTTCAATATTGCCAGTTAAAAAATTATCTACTCCGGCAACTTTATGTACTTCTTCTATTAATCTATCCGCTATATTACTTCCGATGAAGCCAGCGTTTCCGGTAATCAATATTTTCACCTTAATACATCTCCTTTTTTAATTTTACCATTATAACTATACTCTTCTATATAAATAGGGAACTCTTCTGTTATTACTAAAAATTCTCCATCTGGAAATACATCTACAACTTCACCAACATTACCCTTAAACTTTATTCTGCTATCAAAACCTGACGCTTTTTTTATTTTTATTATGTTGTCCTTTATATAACTAAAAGCATTAGGGTAAGGGTCAGTTAATGCTTTTATAAAATAAAGTATTGAATGGGCAGAATTTTCCCAATTTATTTGACTTTGTTCCGGTGTTCTTTTTTCATAATAAAGTGTCTTTTCTTTTTTTCTTTTTGGCTGTTCTTTGTATTTTACTGTACTATTAATTATCTTTGGGATATTCTCTATAAACATATCACTCGATACGATACAATTTTTATGATAAAGGGTTTTAATATTGTCTGTTTCTAAAAGATCAAATTCTCTTTTGTCAACTATTTCTCCATCATCAATATTTTTATTAAGCTTTAACATATACATTTTAAAAGTATGATAATAATCATAGCATTCATTTATTAATGTCCAATTAAACACAGCTCTACCTCTTCCGTCTGGTAATTCATGAATTGATCCATGTACTCCAAACGCTCCAAGCTTACAGTGATCTATTAGCCATTCGGGAATTAATCTTTGCCAACCAAAGACAAGTAGTATATCAATATCGCAAGATAATAATTCTTTATCGTTTTTTAAAGAATAACTTTTTGGACTATACAATTTTATTTCGTCATAAATAGATATATATGGGCTACCGTCTGAAAAATCACAATAGCCACTTATATTTTTAAAATTAGAATCTAAATTAATTATAAGGCTAGGTTTTAAATTTACTTCTATTAACCTATCAATTAAATACTTCGTTATCCACTGATTACCGGCTACCGCTAAATTCATATACTCTCCTTAAAGGCTTTTGCTAATTCGCCTAAAGTATAAGTATTAATTTTTTCATCCCTTATCTTTTGTAACCACTCTTTAAAATTATCACACATCTTATGTGTTACACTTTCGTTATTAACGTATTGATCTGCTAATTCTTTAGGGCAATCTAATAAATTAATATTACAATCTTTAATGTCCTTTAAAAATTGCACTCTTAACCCACTGTCAGAATTATTTAAATATAAATTCAATGGATGAAAATTTAAAACCCTTAACCCTTTGCCTTCCCATATATTATTTCTACTCCAATAAATATTTCTTGTCTTTATGTTTTCATGAATTCCATCTTCCCAAAAATAAGGAATTAAAACAAGTTCTGTCTCGATCATTAAATTTGGAATAAGATACTCACAACCAAATCTCAAATTAGAAGCATCATAAAGATAGTTTAGATTTTTTAATTTAATTAAATCACCATAAGAGTAGTTTAATTTATGAAATCTATTTCCAGTATATTTCAGAATATCTCTGCCATGTTGATAATCAAAATATTCTTTTGCTTTCTCGAAATATTCACTTGAATGTTTATTGCCTAGATTTATATGAGAACCAATTTCATATTTCTTATATATTTCTTGTAATATTTGTTCATAATGAGTAATAAAAAATGTTGCTTTTATCTCTGGAAACTCGCTTAATATTTTTACTACATTTTCTATCATATAGTCTGGTGCCCAATCTATATCAAAGGTTAAAAATATTGTTTTTAATCCATTCCAATTACAATATTTATCAAGAAATTCCTGGTTCATTTAATCTCTCCTTTAACATTTTTATATTTAATTCGGCCCACGTTTCCCTTCTCATATTGTCATATCCAAACTCGCTCCAATCCCACTTTTCGTGAGGCACTGGAAATCCCATCTTATCATATCTATTTATTATCTTACTTGGTAAACACCCTTGCATTGATTGCCTTAAAAAATATTTTGGAATTATATTTCTTTCTTTATCATCAACAGAAGCAACATACTCAATTATTTTATGGTCTACTAATGGAGATACAGGCATTACGCTAGTATATTTTCCAACACATTCGTCTACCGTTAATATAGCGGGTAAACTAACTTCAATTGCTATTTTCATCATATTATTTGCAGGAGACAATTTATAATTCCATCTATCAAGAATATTATCTATATGTCTTTTTGCTCCCCGATTTAAACTTATAGCTACAAAATACGGTAACAATTCTTTATTAAATTTTTCCAATGTTTTTTCATATCTTATAAAATATTTATTGTCATTTAATAAAAATAAATATTCATCTAATTTACTTCCAACCATATTCCAAATATAACCACCAAAAATTTCATCCCCACCTTCTCCCGTAAAAGCATAATTATATCCCTTACTCATTGCTTTACAAGCAACCATAGCTTGAGAAATAACACCTAGTCCACACATTGGATCAGGCATTATTTTAGAAATATCTTTTAGAAAATTTTTAAATACCTTTTCTGTAATATCAACATAATTTGTTTTTCTTTTTAATGCTTTTATAAAACTCTTTTCAGAATACTCTTCGTCTTTATAGATACCCGAAAAACTTTCTTCTGGATTTAATAATTCTGTTACACAACTAGAATCTATTCCACCGCTTAAATATGAAGTATAATTTTTCCCCAATCTTGCTAAAATACCTCTTCTAAATCTAACTGCATCATCAATTATCATATTTAAGCTACCCGAATTAAACTCTTCTCCACATTCTCCCCAAAAATCAAGTCTCCAATATCTATGTTCATCAACACCATCAATATAAAAACTTTTAATAATCGATGGCATAATTTTAAAAATACCTTCATAAACTGTAGCTGCGCCGAATGGAACCTGATATTCAAAATACTCGTAAGATAAATACAGGTCATTTATCTTTGCTTTAATTTGTTTTGCTATCCACCATATGTCTGTCGAAACATACAGCTTGTTTTTTATTAAACGATAATAAATATTTCTTGCACCAACTCTATCTCTAAATAGATATACTTTATTGTTCTTTACAAAATAACCTGCAAACTCGCCCCTTGACTTCTCTATATCTTTTATGTTTAGGTTATCTTTAAAGAGAAGATCTGTTATCCCTTCGACTTCTTGACATTCTTTTAGATTATTTAAATCAAATATTTTTCTTATCATTTGTACTCCACCACTAGATGACTTCCATTCCTATAAATTGTTTTACCATATTTACAAAGTCTATCATATACGCCATCGTCAATTTTTCTTATATGAAAATCACCTTTTAATTCTATTGGGTGTGCATCTATCCAATTTGTTATAATAAACAATCCTTTAAAATTCCTTCTTACTTCTAAAAGAAAATATTCAAAATCATCTTCTGTAATATGTTCTATTGTTTCATCCATTATGATTGTATCTATTTTATCCCATTCAATATACTTTAATGCATTGGCTAAATCTTTATTTATTAAATTATAATATTTTTCAAGATGATAAAGGTCTATTTTAAAAATTTGTCTCGTATCATAAGCTAATATTAGGGCATTTTCATTTGGTTCTATTGAATATACATTACAACATTTTGAAGCAATTGATACAGAGATTTCACCTCTTCCTGCGCCGATTTCCAAAACACCATTTGGAAATCTATTACAATATTTGCTATTCATACATAATCTTTCAATTTGTTTATTTGCTCCTACTATTGGTTTAATACCCTTTCCTTTATTTTTAAACCCTAAAATATCTCTTACGCTTTCAAAATCAGGATACCCTAATGCATATCCAATAGCGCAGCATTGTGTTCCGTATCTTAATTGTCCATGCCCCCAGGGTCTTTGCTCTTTACTTTGAGGCTTACCAATAAAGTAATTTATATTGTCATATAGTTTTTCGTTATACATTTTTTGGATACTCTCCCCATTTAACATTTTTATTTCTTACTGGATCATTATTTACTTTCATTCTTTCCCCTGCTTCTGCCCCAGATGTTGCTGACTCATGATATTGATGTACTGCAATTATATCTTTACTAAATACAGGTTTCAACCCTATCAACTTTAATCTATTGCCCAAATCTCGGTCTGCCCCTGCACGACCATAATAAAAACCGGTAATACTTTCATCCATTCCACCTATCTGCATTAGATATTTTTTCCTCACACTCATTTGAAAAGTATATAATCTTCTTCTTCTTATAAGAATCTCTGCATTCTTGCTCAATACCCCTATTCCAGAATAAATACACCTGCTACTTTTCTTTAAGGATAAAGTATTATATTCATCTAGCTTCATTCCTTTACATTCTTCCCTTTGAGCATATACACTGCTTACTACAATCTTTTTATCGTATTCCTCATGCAACTTTCTATGCTGATTGATCGTATTTGATATACTCATAGTATCGGCGCTATTAAGCATTATAATATCACCTGTTGATTTCTGTATTCCTACATTAACGGGATAAGTCTCTACACTCCACCCTTTCTTTTTATACAGATAGGTGTTATAATTTTTTATATTTAATTTTGAAATAAGCATAAAATTAATAACAGTACCATTTGTAGCGTTTCTAATATACATGTCATCGTCGTCAATGAGAACTATTACTTCATAATCACCTTTATCTTTTTGATTATAAATAGACAAGAGGGTATTGTGAAGTAGTTCTGGCCTATTATATGTTGGAATAATTACTGACACTTTCATTTATTCTCCTAGTTTCTGAAATTCTTTACTTATTATATTTCTTACACCAGTATCTGAAAGTATACAACTTATATCCCCTATTCCATCACTTCGGCCGTGTCCTCTGAAAACAGTAGATATTGTATTTGCACTACAAGCTGAGGTTCTTCCATCATCCATTTTATTTATTCTAAATAACTTTAGTTTTGTTAGAGCTATGGAAAGAGCATTGTTTAAATATTTATCATCTTTAGAAATATAATGCCCAAGCATCAAAGCACCTACACTAGGATAATGATCAAACCATGCTTTACTTTTCTCTTCTATTTTATATATAGCAGTATATTTCATTTTCTTTCTATTTCCTAGCTTTCCCCAAGTAATAAAATTCATTCCAGTTTGAGAATGAAAATATAATTCATTGCCATACTTCATCTCATAATCACTTAAATCACCAAAATTAATATTATCTAATTGCTCTAATATCATTCCATATACTGAATTAGATAATTCAAAATTCCAGCTATATTTTTTTATATATTTTAAAATAAAATACCCTGCTACATTTGCATAAAAATTATCTAATTCAAACATTAAAGGATTAATTATTTTTTTTATTGTCTCTTTATATTTCAATCCAGTTGTTTTATAGTCATTAAACATTGTATTTACTAATCCATCTGCAATATATTTTTCTATTTCATTTAAATAAATTATATCGTTGTCTAAATGAGAAAAATATGCTTGTAATTTTTCATTTGCCCATTCATAATATTTTCTATCTTCTGTTACTTCGTAAGCATTTAAAACACATTTTATTAACCTAACACATTCGCTAGAATTACTCCCAAATTTCTCGTTAAAATTTTCCATTATAAATTCTGCATATCTAATTAAAATATCTTTTGCTAAATCATCTTTACTTATATCATAATACCATTTAAGAAAAATACTATAGTGCTCTGTATCGTGATGAATATCTTTTATTTCAAAATCCATTTCTTCTGAATTTCTCCAAGCAAGAAAAAACTTAGTTGCTAAATCCAATACTTTACTTGATTTTGTTATCTCATAATAATCTTTAAAACTTGTTAAAAAATTTGCTTCATCGTGTCCTCCTTGCCATTCTACATTCTCATACTTTTCACATAGCTCATCTAGCCAGCTACCCGTCTCATCTAATAGTAATTTTATTCCTTCCTCTGGATTTTCTACCTTAACAAATTTTACAGCTTCCATTTTTTCTTTCCTTTTTCATTTAATTCTGTATGTGTACTAAATAGTAAATTAAATTTTTCTCTATTCATAAATTGAGAATGATATTTTTTAATTAGCAAAACGCATATACAAGATTTAATTCTCCTGACTTCATTTATAACAATCTCATACTCCATTGCGTTTGCTAGGTGCTCAAAAAATTCTGTTGAATAATAAAAATAACCATGTCTTTTCCAAACATTACTTTTGCCAGGCAGACAATGAACCATGAAACTATCAAACCCAATTAGATTATGTATATTATTAAATACATCATACTGATTTGATATATGCTCTGAGGTTCCGTAATTAGTTATTATATCAAACCCTCTCTCTATTTTTAAGGGTTTTGATAAATCACATTTTAATGCTCCATCTTTCCCATTCCAATCTATTGAAGTTACCTTTCCTATTCCTAATCTCTCAAAATATCTTTTGCTATACTCGGGAAACTGAACAGTTTTATGTGGATAATCAAGATTTTCTATATGTCTTATATTTTGATTTCCTAATTCACAGATAGAAATATCTTTAAACTTTTTATCTGTTAATCCTATGGCCCTATAAATCAAATCAATTGTATCTTTTCTAATTGCCATTCTTTCTCCAGAAAGTAGTTTGTTTTGCTTTACCTCGTTTCCCTATTGCCTCTTTGGTCCAGCCTAAGTTGTCCAGAAAGACTATGGCGCTCTTATACCTATCTCTCTCGGAATCGTCTAATATCATGTACCCTCCAGCGCTTAACAGCATGTATGATTCAGATATAAACTCGGGGCGCCTGTTACTTTTTCCATCTACAAATATTATATCAAAACTTGTTCTTAAATTAGAAAGATATTCAATTACATTATAATAGTATAAATCAATATTGTTTACCTCTTCGTCTCTCGCCTGTTCTTTTATTGCGTGTTGCCATCTTAAATCATTCTCTAAAGATATTACTTTATTTACCCTTTTAGCAAGCCAGATAGTTGACGAACCACCACCAAACTCAAGAACATATTGCTTCTTATTTAATATACTTTCAAAATGCTTAATAGCACTACTAAGCATAAATGGTTTATCTTTTATCTCCATTCCAAATATTTCTTTGTTTCGTCACTTCCGTTCTTATGTAATATATCCATTATATAATCTGTATCGTTATCACTTAAATACTCTTTGAATCCATGTACCTTTCCTTTTCTTGTTTTCAGAGATGTCTTATCTGCCGGATTACTCGGCATCATCCTGGGAGAATGAAAATAATTTTCCTCTTCCATCTTTCTCATATTCTCAAACTTACAAAACTCAATAGCTTCTGTTATCGCTTTCTCTGTATATTCTACATTAAAAAAGTTTAATACTCTCTTTATAGTCTTATTTGTTTTTAAATTTAGATCTTCATATCTTATTATACCTCTTTTCTCACACTTATTGCTATATGAAAGATAATTATTATAATATTTCACTATAACCATGGGGCTGGCTTTGCCTTTTGTCTTTTTCATATGTTCTGATATACTTTCCTCTCTCTTTATGCCCCAGTACTTGATTGCAAAATAATTCGATACAACCAAGTCCCTTATATCCCTGGTCATTATCATTATATTTGTTTCTTTAGTGCACATTTTTGTTAAGTCCCAATGAATAAATTTAATAGATGGAACTTTACTGTTCATTTCGTTTAACTTTTCTATCTCCAAAATTCTGTGTTTTTTATTGTCCGGTAAATTTATATCATATGAATCTACAATTACCTTGCCAATAAGCGTACGCAAAAACGTACGTCCTGCCTTCTGAAAACTAACTATTAGATTTTCAGGTATCACTTCATCTCTCCCTTTATCTTTCCTTGTTCCCGCAGTATGCCTGAAAGCATTAGGAGGTAGTTTATGGCGTCCGCTATTCTCAGCTTAATAGGTTCGCTATCGGTATATTCATCGTTTAAAAACGACCGTATGGCGTTGTAATGCTTAAGATACTGTGTAAGCCACGATTGCTCAACTGTTATACCGGCTTCCTTGGCGGTTTCCTTAAAGTTTTTAAAAGCATCCTCGTCACCCGAATATGATTTTCCCTTTACCTTTAGTATTCTGAGGCAGAGGGGTATCATCTCCTTATCAATAAACATTTCAAAATTCTCACGCTTCATTATCATTCTCCTTGCATTTTAATATATAGTTAAGATATTCAGAAATCGAATCTATCCATAAATGCGGCCATTGATTAAATCTATTTCTTTCCTTTTCATTATACGGAGTCTTTAAAAGAAAACACTTTATCCCTGCTTTATTAAACTTATCAAAATTCTTATAGTTATCTTCTATGTAACAATCGAGCTTTAGAAGCTTTGCAACAAGCACTTTATTCTTGGTTATAATAGTTCTGTCTTGATAGAAGCTGTATGACTCTCCTGTATTGCTATAAAGCCAGAGAGCTGTTTGATTTCTTGTATCGATCAAGGTTGGATTCTCTATCCTATTGGATATAAAATAAACATCCTTTACTTTCCTAACCACCTTATCAAATAATTTTCTATTCTTTACAAGATCATAAAATGGCCTTAAGCTCCACCAAAATCTATACTGCCCCGGTATCACTCTTGTAAGGTTTTCTGTTTCGAGTTCCTTAGAGTATAAAGGATCAACCATATTCCAATACCACTCTTTTGCTCTGCCGGTCTTTTTATCATATAACTTATCTGGAAGCTTTATTTTATAATAACTTTCAAAGAGCTTTCTATTACCCTCTGAGAAATTAGCAAGTACTCCGTCAACATCGAATCCTGGTCTCATATTAACCTCTAAATTTTATTGTGACTATCTATTGGTTACTATTAAATTTCTTGGTTACCATAATATAATTTTTGTATTAAAAATGTAGTCCAACAAGCAGAACTTACTACTCCAACTATTGCAGAGAAATATAACCCAAGAGTATAAGCTGTTATATTATAAACCCATAAAGATATCGGAGTAACTATCACGGTCTGCCAAGCTATCCCCACCTTCTTTTCTTTGTGGTGTTTCAATACCTGAGGTATTAATGCATAAGAAAACGAAATACTACAAACTGTAAATACAATATCTTGCCATAATATCATATTAAATCAGTCCTCCATTTTAGCGTCTTCAACTTCAACCTCAATTATAGGTGTCCAATCAATTATCTTATAGTTATCTAATGATTGTTCATCCTGGAAGTTCTGCGACGGATCACGAACAACTTTTCCGTCCCAATAGACACTATGATAATCATCTTTGTAATGCTTTGACTTTACGGTTAGTAGTGCGGGCTGGTCTACGCTAAAAGAAATAGTTATCTTATTTCTCTTAATATACTTCTTCATATCAAAATATTTTTTCTCTCCGTCTTTAGGGGAAAAATACAATCCGTAGAAATAACCTTTAAAAGCAAAATATTGAGCAAGTTGTAAATCATCATAAGGTGGATTTTCATTTATAATATTTACCATATCCTGAAAAGTCTTTTTATAATCGGCATTAAGCGCCATAGAACAAGAGGCCACCGTACAATCCCAAAAAAATTTCTGCTTAATTGTCTTACCCATAATAATTATCCCTTTTAGATAATATACGAACCTTTAACTATAGTGAAAAATATTATTCTGCCCATGCGTGCGTAGTATTAAAATCATTATGATTTGCTTTATCTAAAAAGATAGGGTGGAAGCTTCCAATCTTATGCTTTTCGTTTACAAGCATCAGAAGCTGCGCAGGGTCAGAGATCATATGAAGCTTATAAGATGAGAACTGATTTGCCCCAATCATCGAAGGACAGAGAATCCTTTCCTCTTCAACTACTCCGAAGTGATGTAGATGACCCTGTACTATAAAGTCAAAGTCCTCTCTTTTTCTTCTCTTAGCGTGCTCCTTAGAGGTGTCCCTGGCCAGCCCATAGTAAGGTGTTACCCCACCAGCAGAAATTCCATCTCCGTGCTTTAATAAAAACTTTGTATTAAACACCTTTGCTACAATAGCCGGACTCCTTGGAATATTCCATTTAATTTTCGGGTTCCCGGCCGTGAGCATACTTGCTAACTTATAAACTGCTCCATCCCAGTTTCTATCTGCTTTATTCTTTTGACTTGGTTTCTTATCTAACCTTCCATGATTTCCACATACGCACCAATTCTCTACTTCATCAAAATGAGCGGATAGTAAATTAGTTTGCTGAGCAATTATATTTGCCATATTTACTACAGCCACGGGTAAATTCCACGTGTTTGACCTGTCGAGTTCCGCATGTATAATGCCGGTCAAAACATCCCCAAGCCGAAAAACATTGAGCTTCGAAACATTAAACGCTTTTCTGTTTATTTCAACCAGCTCTATCGCCTTTGCTTGTGTTGCCCACTCCCTGTTCAAAAAAGTATTCCAGTCGTATTTCGCATATCCTTCCATTTCAATTTTGTCCACATACTCCTCTCCGTGCTCGTCGGTACAGACAAGAATTGCCTGGGAAGGGCTATGTTTGCTTGCCAACTTCTGCCTCTTTACCGGGGCAGGTATTGGCAGCTTTTTAATTGCTTCTAATATCTTGCCCGAAAACATATCCCTCTCGCCTAACTCCACCTTAAGCTTCCGCGCTATTGACGTTAACCTTATAACGTCACCCTGCAATGTTCTTATTCGAGGATCAGGGTCAAGGTCTCTTTTCAACTCATCTGCGTCTATCGCTTTATCTAAATTAACTTTCTTTTTTCTTCCCATATTGTCTCCTTATATTATGTCAACTGTATTCTGTATGTCATCAAGCACTTCTGACTTGCCCCACCAGAATCCGCTACTTGGGAATTTCCTTCTGTACATATCGAATTCTTCCAAATTCGCTGCTTTGCTCCAGCGCTCATTGCCAATTCCAAGGGCTGCCCTGAAGTCCTGATCCTTTATAACCTTATTACCTAATGATATAAGTCTATCTCTTATCATTGCCGGTACATCAAATCCCTTCTTGACTTCCGAAGCATCAACAGACAGCTTCTCTATATTATTCTTTACTCTATCGCCAACATCCTCTCTCTTCACTGCCTGTGGATTGTTCTTGGATGCATACTGATAATATCGCTTTCTTACATAGCCAAAGGTTGACTTTAATTCTTTAGCACAAGCAAGAAACATTTTCTTTTTTGTGCCATCAATATTCAGATCGTAATTTTTCAAATTTTCTTCTAACCAACTAACAACTGTCTTATCGCTCATTCTTTTTTCTCCAGTAAAGATTTAGTACTATCTGGTTTTATTATTATCCATTCGGGTCTACCGTGTTCACCTGTTTCCCATTTAGCAACACCTTCTTTTACCATCTTTACTTTTACAAAATCTGGCCATCTCCATATATTGGCGTCACAACTAAAGACTGCCGAAAGCACTAACAAAGATGTACATATAATTCCAACTACTAATCCTGCAACAAAGGCACCGGCTTCACTATTGTCCATTTTCTACTCCTCTGTTTCTTCTTCTATATTAGTAATATCACAATTTAATTTATCTTCTTCTTTGCCGACCATTCCGCATGCATTACATACTTCATCCAGCTCCAGATTTTTTCCGTCATAGCAAGATACGCAGAACATTATTACTCCTTTTCGGGTGGAAGATAATTATCAACTAAACATTCATTATCCCTTAAGCAACTTGAACATTCATAATATTTTCTAAAAAACCATTTTATTGGCTTTTTAAATAAATCCTCAATCCACTTTGTATAATAAGGCCAGCCAAATAAAAATGCGGCAGCACCTATAAATCCAATTATAGTTAAAACTTTATCATTCATTTTGTTTCCCTCTCTTTAATGAGCTTACTCTCTGCCCAATCTTCATACAAATTTTCAATATATCCCATTATTTATTTAATCCTTCCCTAATAATAATTCTGGATTTTCATGTATGTTACCCAATAGCTTTATCCTTCCGTGATAACACAAATCCCAAAATCTACTTTGATAACATTCATCATTATCAAGGCTACTTGCTCTTACAAACATTCCATCCAAAAAACGAACAATATAAACTGGTCTATACTCTTCATTATCACCCCAACCTACACCAGCCACTATATCGTGCTCATATATTTCTTTTTTATCTACATCCTTTAATCCCGTAAACTGCTCAATTATAAATCTATCTTTCCATTTATCTGGTTTATCAAGTATGTCTAAAAATAAAATAGATTCTGTTGGATTTCTACCTGGATTAACTGTAAGTAATAAATTACCGGCAGTTAAATATTCTTTTCTTTCTTTATCGTATGCTCTAAATTTCTTTTGCATTATACCCTCTCCACTTTAAACATGCTTCTGCACCAATTAAGGTTTCTAAAATATCTTACCGGCTTTGCTAGTTTTTCTGCAAACTCTTTATATTTAATTAAACCAACTTTATATCCAAACTTTAATATAAAATATTCTTTAATAGAAATATTAAAAATTAAACCAAACGATATTTTATTTATAAATCTTCTTATTCTGTACCAAAATACTATGAGATTTTCTATCATTTAGATTTCCTCTTTTCGGTTTCAACAGTTGCTTTTGCTATAACTTTCGGTAAAACATTATTATCTGGATTAGGTTTTACGATTTTTAGTTTTGCATTCTTAACTATCTTTCTCCATATTTCAGGCATTAATTTGTCATAATCTTTATCGTTCTTTATTTTTTCGCTATCCAAAAACTCCCCGATATCCCTTCGTATCCTTTCCTTTGCGCCCTTCAACGTTGTTTTAATTACACTAGTGTTAATGGGGAAATTATAATCAATAATATAATCCATTTTTTCCTTATCTTGACCTTTCTCATCTAACAAGTCAATTAACCCTGTAGTTGACCTATAAATAGTTGCTATATCATTCTTTCCAATATAAACATGATTTCTTTTAATATCAATTTTGCCTAGTTCGATTTTCATTATAGTTCCTTTAAAGGTTTATCTCGCTATAGGATAAATTGCAACAATATCATAATCATATAAATTATCATATTTTTTATCGGGAAAAGGGTCCATTACTTTTTCTCCTGTCCAATAAATTGCATGAGTACAGCCTATCATTGTCAAGCTTTTTACAGTAACAAACATTTCAAGCTTAACCGATATATCAAATCTAATTACTTCTGTCTCTTTTACAAACTGGCTTGCGATTCCAAAGGTGCCAAGGTAAATATCTTTATTGAAGCAGCATATTATTGCGTCGCCATCTTTAAACGGAGGACCAGCGGGGTTTAAGTCCTTTAATTGTTTTTCTGACTCCTCATAGGTGCACCCCTGTATCATGGCCATGGTGGACACCATGCAGTCATTGTGCATCCTTTGCCTAACATACTCGACATTCTTTCTGGGACTCATTGATATTAACTCTAAAATTTCATCCATTTTATTGGTCCTTTGATTCTACATACATTATATCATCTGGAAGTTTCTCAGACTTATAATGGCTTATATCTATCATTTCTATTTTATCTCCGCAATCCATTTCAGGAATAACATCTCCATGCTCACTAATAATATGCATGCTTCTATTACAATCGCAAGCATAATTTCCATCTTCGAACATATAATAAAGGTCATCACTTTCATATCCATATCCAAAATTATATTTACATTTATATATTTTACCCTCATATCTATACTCGGCCACTACAATGAGGCTATACCTTACTCCTGTTCCTTCTCTAAGATCAATACAAAGCATTCTTGCATCATATTTCTTTTCTGCTTCTTTTAGCTTCTCAACATATACTTCTCTTTCTTCTTTCGTTTTAAAAAAATAATATCCTTCTTTGAATTTATGCTTGACTTGATGCTCGTCATTATAAAAACCACCCCAAGTACAAATTTGGTATTCATATTTATCTTCCATTTTCAAACTCCTTTAAAAGTTTATATATATAATATACTATGAGTTCAGGGGATTAGTGGTTTTTTCTTTTTTAAGGCAGTATTAGGGGCTTCTACAGGGGTTATCTCTTCATCAAGGATTAGGGGTTTTTTGTAGATTTGCTTTATTTTTTCAGTAAAGAAAGCATACCAATAATCCCTATTATAATTTGCTTTAGTATTACAGCCTCTATGTAAAGAAATTAAATTTCTTTCATTAATATTATCCTTATCGTAGTCTATATGATGAACCGCAAGCTCTTCCCCATACTTTCTTTTACCACATAATTGACATATATTTTTATCTCTTTTTCTAATATACTTTTTTAGCTCTTTATCAAACTCAAAGGGGTAGGGTAGTTTTGATACTCCACCTTGCCAGTTAGGGTGATTTACTGGATTAGAAAATCTAATTAAATTATTCCTAGTAGAAGATTCCCCTATTTTCTTTTTTGACTCTTCTGTGTGTTTATATCCCTTACATATTTTACCTATTTTTCTTTTCGTTTCTTCTGTATGCAATATTCCCTTATGAGATTTACTCATCTTCTTTTTTGTTTCTTCTGTATGGTGCTGGCCATACATTGGGTGTTTTTCACCACTCTTTACCTTACTCATATTTTCACAGGCTTCTTTTGATTTCTTTTTGCCCTTACTGGCCTTACTCATTTTTTCTTTTGTTTCTTTAGTATGCCAATCATCGCTTCTTTCCCTTCTTGTTTTTATAGTTTTTTCTATAGCTTCTTGAGATCGTTTTTTTCCTTTCTTTGCAATACTCATTTTCTTTCTAGACTATTCAGAAACATCATGTCCCATCAATGCTTTAGATATTTTATTTCTAGCGTCTTTACTCTGCTTTTGTCCTTTTGCGGGCATCTTATTTTCTCCTATACAAAAAGCGCCTGTAGGTTTGATCACTGGAATGACAATAAATGGTAGGAAACTACCAACCCTACAGGCGCTTTGTTTTGAACTAAGTATATTAATACTGCCAGTTCCAGTGACAATATTAAATATAAGCAAAAGGAGTAATAAAATATACATAATTCTTATCATAGAGACTAAAGAAGTTTATGATCATTCTCCATAATCACCCTCGCCCCAACGTTCACTCTCTTTGGTGCCTCCCCAACGCCTCATAGCACAACGACGATTTTCGTAATAAGCATAAGGATTGAAACCGTCCTCCCCTCCCCACCTGCACCCCAATTGAGAATCATGTGGCATATGATAGATAGGAATTTTTTTCTGTACGGTAACACGAATTTTTTTAAAAGCAGAAATCCGCATAAGAGCACGAAACGCAACCTTGTCTTCTCCGCCATATCCGTGGACCATTCTCTGATCGAACAGCCCCCTAAACGTTTGCCAATCGCTCCGATGCATAGCCAAATTTCCAAACGATTTGCTCATCCCATCCATGTCTTTTAAATATCTTTCGTTTTCTGTCTGGAATTCACAATTTTCGTTTACCTTAAAATATTCTATTGATACTGCCGTTCCAGGGGTACTTAATTTTTTAAAATAAAATTCTACGGCGACAGAGGTATACTTTATGTCCACATCACCTTTTACACAAATTGTTGACTCTGCTCTCTTAATTCCGTAGTTATTTGTATTTGACAACGAAAATATTTTCTGCTTTTTCGGGTAAATAATAAAATCGGTATTAGATGTCATTAAATGACTCACATCTCTCTCTGTCACGTATAAAATTCTTACTCTACCCTTATACTTCTCAAGTAATTCTCTATTCCACGAAATGTGTTTTTTAAACTGGCGCTCAGGTATTTTGATAGCAGGCGTTACAATGCAAAGCGTTGGTTGCTCCCCATTAAAAGTGTAGTCCTCCGCAAGCTTAAAACCATGTACAAAAATATATTCGTACGACTCTGCCACATTAAAAGTTTCGCAAGGTATTAATCCGTGACGCCTCATCACACTAAGTACGTGTTCCAATTGGTATTTTTGTTTTTGAACACGATTGTTCTTGCCCGGTATACCTAACAAAAATCTACGGTTTGATTTTAAACACTGAGACAACTTTTTCAATACTTCAGAAAGTAACACAGAATCCGTAATATCAATATCACACCAATCTAAGCGCCCCTTTACCTTGCTTAAATCCCCCGTGCGTATGCCATTCCCATCCAGCTCTAATTCTAGGTAGCGTTTCAGTTCTTCATGCTGTATTCTCGCACTACAGGTGAACGTATTCCTGCGGAACGTTCTATTCATTGCCGTAGCCTTCGAAAAGTACTGCATATCGGCCATTGCGTGCTCGTAGAAGTAATGTTTTGAGTCATAAGGGAAAGAACTACCATAGAGCTTTATCATCCTTCTGACAGCCTCTCTGTCCCCTTGCCTAATGTAACAACTATTGCAACAATAATAATAGTTTTGCCATTTTTTTGCCTTAAAAATATTGTGATACTTTCTCAGCTTCCAATATTTATTTTTCTCCCTCACGTCATTGAAGTTAAATCCAAAAAACACAAGTTTTTTCTTGGGTACTAAGGCGGTAACTATCCTGTGCAGGTGCCTATGGTGCCCATGGTAATACTCTCCGAATTCATTGTGCGTAAATACATAATCCGGCTTATATACCTTAATCGCATTCTTAATCGCTTCTATTATAGTGGGGATCTGTCTTTCTGTAAAATAGGTTTTGCTTCTGTCACTTTCCCTGTGTTCATCCATTGCTAAATAATGATGTATTATATTATTATCTATACAATTTTGCTTTAAGGCTTTGTACCTCCCGTCACCATGATCATTATGTACCGTCAATAATATTTTCTTGCATGGTTTCTTAGAAGTTAATATTGAAGAGGCGAAGATTAATTCGTCGTCACAATGTGCCGCAATTATTAATATTGATTTATCTTTAATATCTAGATTATACATTACACTCTCCTGGACGAACAATCTAGCAAATAATACATTTTACGCCTTGTAACTTTCAAAAATTCCCCATTATACCCAAGCTGCTTAAACATCCTTCCAAATTTTTCCTTGCTCCATTTGTTATAGTCATAAAGTCCCATGCGTGTTCCACGTGCATTCGGAGAGGTGATAATTGCGAACTTATTTGTATGAGCAAAAATTATATTAACTAAATCCTCTGGGTTCTTGACGTGCTCGATCACCTCTGAACATACGCAAAAATCGTACGATTCATGCAAGTCATAAAATGTTTTTTTAGATAACCTGATACCCCTATTCATACAAAGCTCGGTAGCTAATTTTATAGCGGTAGAGTCACTATCAAACCCCGTGACCCTGTAGCCCTGTATAGCAAGCTTCGAGGCAATGAGGCCATCTCCGCACCCTACATCAAGCAACGTTGCATTATTCCCCTGGGGGAACAATCCCAAAAGGTAATCCACATGATCTTTATATTCATCTGTATTCTTTCGATACCAATCCCAATGATACGCTCCAAACTTCTGATACTTATTATATTTAGCTCTCACAACCATGACACCTTTTCTCCTTCTTTTTTTAACCATCATTGGTTTTGAATTTTCTACAAAATAATCTCTATGTTCTTTTAATAATGAAAAATCTTTTTTAGAGGCATAGACTATGGTTCTGGCTATATTGTATTGAAAGTGAAGTCCGCACCTGAGCAATAAAGCTTTTAATGATCTTAGGTTGAACATATTGATATGTTCTAGCGGTTGCATATAGCTCCCCATATCATATGTTCCTTCTGTTATTTCATCTACTGCAAAAGTTGCATCAGGGACAGCTATATGAATAATTCCATTAGAGGCTAGATTATTTTTAACTATATCTCTTAGGGTCTCAAACGGATGAGTCAGATGTTCAAATACTTGCTCAAAATTTATAAAATTAAATTTTTCTTTAGGTGGCACTAAACTGCCGCATCTAAAACTAAAATTATCCATTGCATATTTCACTCTACCTTCATCTATCTCATAACCGAAAATATTATTAAAATAATTCTTAGCCATATCGCACCAGAAGCCCCAGCCCATTCCGTAATCGAGTATTCTCACATCATCAGAATCAAACAGCTCCCTCATCCTCACGCATTGCTTTTCATACTGCCTCCCTATATTCTTCGCTGGCTTCTCCTTCTTGTTCAATGACTTTTTGTTATCCATCCATTCCGAATATAGCCTTACAATATTTTTACTGGTTAATATATATGCTTGATATATGTGAGTACATTTTAAACATTTCCTTAACTCAAATTCCATCTCCCTTAACAATTTTTCGGGAACCTTTATATAATAATTCCTTATATAATTTCTTGCATCTTTAACGTCATTAAAAATAATTGTAGCTTTATCGAACCCGCAGCACGGGCACTGCTTTCTCTCTATAAAGTTTTTCACCATTGCTTCACCTGTTTGTATATGTCAATAGCGGTTTTTGCTTCGCTTTTAAATTCATCCTCTGCCCTACCATTAAATCTCACCACCCTAAATTTATCATTACTCTTAACAGTTTTACCTTTTAACGATAAAAATTTTCTCTCTGACATCACCGGCTTTAAATTATATTTACTCGCCAGCATTCTGTAATATGCGTAATTCTGATCTGCTTCTTCTAATCTATAAATAAGCACTTTATCATTTCCAAACTCTTTTCTTATTCTGTTTACATTAGAATATATTTCTTTATTAATATTGCTTAAGAACCAAGATATTTTTCCCACCTGGGTCAGCTTAGTCCACTTTTTATATTTGTCTTGATTATAAGGAACCACCCTGCCGAATGTATATGCTATTCCGTTTCTGTAGGCAAGTTGTGGTCCGCATACTTGATTATGATTTGTTTTAGATATTGAATTTTCATACCATTTCTTTTTCAAAAACGAATGTACTGTAAATCTTATATCTGTTATGCCCCAAATGATTTGATCTGCTTTCAATTCTTTAAACAGATGATAACAATCATGAGAAAGAAAAGGGGAATTAACCAAAGATAAATCTGCTTTGCCTTGCGCCCAATCGCTTAAAATTCCAAGTCTGAGCATATCATAAATGCCAGTTAGATCAACAAGCAAATGATTAAATTTTACGTATCTGTAAAACGCCTCAAAATTCATGTACCTCTCTGAAGTACCAATCGCATTAGTATGCTGATTAAAAATATCTGCAAGCCAAAGAGTTCCAGATCTACCTGACGTAACAGAAAGAACTAACTTTTTATTGTGTTTCTTTTTATATTCAGAATATTTTCCCATATCATTTGATCCCCTTTACAATAGAAACATGAAAATCACAATAGCAATCATTTTCATCTTCTTTCATACAATAATCTTCCTTGAAAAATTCCGGCGCTCTCATATGCATATAAAAAATCTTATCCTGCGTGATTTGAGATAGTCCACTGTTATCCAACCAGTTTCTTATACTCATTCCCTTAAGTATTATTTTTCTTGTTTCAATAGAGGCAAAACCAGCATTTTTTATCCACTTTACTAAATCAGCCTCATATATCGTTAAACGCTGCTCCTTAAGGGCAAATATCTCTCCATACAGCTCCCTACACCTTTCGGTAGGTGGAATACCCTCTGACACAAGGAAGCTGCCACCACCCTTTAATACTCGATATATCTCATTTACAGCACGTTGAGTACCTTCGGTAATATGGTGAAGTACATATCGGCAAGTTGCTTTATCAAAAGTTTCATTATTAAACAATAAATCCCTAGCATCCATCTGAACATAATCAACGTTTCTAAACTCCTCATCTTCGTGGCTATGGTCAAGCATAGAAATCGAATCATCAATTCCCATTATCTTGTTAACCAAGGGAGAAATTTCTTTGGCTATCTTGCCTGTTCCTGTTCCTACATCAAGTACTAAATCGCTTGACTTAAAATTACCAAACTCAAGAAACTCGGCAAGAAATTGATTATTGTTCACCCACTGTAACTTGTCATACTTCTCCGATCTGTACTTCCACTCATCCATTTTTTATTCCTCTACAATCTTTGAAACATTATCTATTGAAATTAGTCCATCGTCTGTTCTAAAATTAATTTTATATTTTGGAACCTTACTTGTTTCCGGTATCTCTTCAAAATAAATACTTTCAGCAGTAATCTCATATAAGTCACGACTCTTTTTAAGTGCGATAGAGCGAATTTTAAAATTTGTTAAAAATAAACAATAAAAAGCAAAATTATCACAATCAGCAATAAATTCTGTTGATATCTCTACTATTCCAACTTGCATTATTTTACTCCTAGTTTTTCTACAAGTTTATAAAACATATTAAGTGAATAATCAACCTCATCATATTCCTTCCATCCCATTTTTTCTGTATCAACCTTTTTAGTAAAATCCATAAAGTCTTTTAGCATTTCGGGATGGCTCTGTCCAAACTTCCAACCAGCTCTTGCAACTCTTTCCTCTTTGGAAAGCTTTCCTTTAAACAATTTATATCTTTCAATGTAATCTTTATTCCTTAATGCCCTAAGTGCAAAAGTATTAAATATATCTTTCTTATATTGATTAAAGCCATGATAACCAATAATATCGTCACCGGCATGAGAAAAATCAATTCCCTCTTTACCCATTAGGTGTCTGATACTTCCTTCCGGCTTCGTCATGTCTTTTGTCTGCTCAAGCATTTCCATTCTTAAACTATCATACTTTGAATTAACAAGATAAATACCTTTTTGAGTTTTACCTATAAATCTATCCTGTACATCAAAATCATGCTCATAAACACCATACGTTTCCTTGCCTAGGAATGGCTCAACTATATCTCTCCAATTTTTAGTAAGAATTACATCTGCGTCTATCATTAAATATTTATCCCACCCTTTTCTTTTCGCTATCTCCACGCACTTTTTCATTGCGGCTGTAAACGGCGCTTCCATTACCGTTACTATATTTTTCTTTAATATATGTTGCAAGACAGAATCAATACAAAGCTTTAAAGTTCTTTCCCCGGCTGTTCTAATAATAGCACCTATTGTAAGCTTTTTCATCTTTACTCTCCTTTGATTTCTTTGAGCGTTTCTATGTCTAACAATCTTATTATTTCTTTTTGCTTTACTTTCAAACTATCTATCTCCAAGCTTATTCTTACTTCCTCCTTTAATATATTTTTATGTATTGCCTTATGATTGGAGCAACCCCCAATAAGAATTAATGCAAATAATAAAACTTTTCTCACCAACTTTTCTCCTTGTTATATTTATCAAAATGAACTGTGTTTAATATATTTCTTTTATATGCCTTAAAACTTACATTTCTTTTTTGCTCATATCCCACCTTGACTAATGCTATCGGCTGAAATCCCTTTGGAATATTTAATATCTTACATATCTTCCTCCTATCTGAAATATCACAAATCCATCTAGCACCAAGCCCTAAATTATGGGCTTCCAATAACATATTCTGAATACCGGCGGCAGCGCTTTGAATATGATCTTGATATTCATAATTAACAAATTCATCTGAATAAAAAACAAATATTCCAACGGGACAATTTCTAAGTTTTCTAAATCCAATATTTCTTAATTGCTTTCTTACACTGTCGTCCTTAATAACAAGAAATCTCCATCCTTGAATATCGCAAGCTGAGGGTGCAGATAAACCAGTCTCGATTATTTTAAATATTAAAGCGTTGGGTACTTCTTTATACATATCAAAAGCTCCAGCGCTTCTCCTGGTCCTTATAAATTCTGTTATCTTATTTTTCATAATCAACCTCTATAATTTATTTTTCTTGCAAGATAAACACGCTATACTTGTTTTTTCAATATGATACTTATCTGCAAAATCAAGTTCTATAATTTTAGAATAAACACTATCTTTACCTAAAAATTTCATTATAGAACATCTATGATTTCCACCTACCCTAAAATATCTAACTGGTTTTTTCTGATAAATATATTTTTTTCTTTTCATACTGTCTTTAATTTTATTTGAATTAAATAGCGGTAAAATATTTTTTAAATCAAAAAATACAATCATATCTTTTTTGTTACGCACAAATCCATTATCTTTAATGCTTTCATACAAACTAAGAAATTCATTTAATTTATTTTTTGGTGGACTTATCTAATGTTTTCTATTCCTATATTTAATCATTTTCCAGTATCTTGAATTTGTAAAATCATATTCTCTTCCATGTTTTTCATAAGCTTTCAATATACTACAGCTAGGCTTTATTATTTGATTATACCCCCAACTACAAGCGTTTTCAATATCTAATTTTTTATTATATATTCTATTTACTCTTAAATCAATTAAATTTTTACCAGTAGCATCTAATATTATTTTTAAATAATATTCTAGTAACCATTTATTCAAATTTTCAATCCTTTAATTTTATTAAATAAGCCATTCCTACTGACCCGTATAAAAACTCAGCTTTAAATAACCCTTTATTGTCTTCTAAAAACGTCTCTATTCCTTCGTGTACCCTCTCATACATTAAAGCTTTTCTATAATTTTCTTTCCTGCCGCCTTTTTTGTATGGAGTATTGTCAACACCTCTTACCGTTATTATACCGCCCTTAACAAGATACTTGCTCCACTTCTCTAAAAGTTCTATAACGTGAGAATTAGATTTTTGATAATCAATAAAGCTATCTATATGAATTAGATCAAACTTTTTTATTCTACCACTTTGCATAATAACATTTACATTTCTGTCATCACATTTTATAAACTTCCACTTTCCACTTCCTATTACTCTGTCTCCGCAATCAATAATGTCACAAGAGTAAAGAAAGCCACCGGTTTTCTCAACAGCATTTATAAAAACGCAAGTTGAATAACCAAGCGCAACCCCAAACTCAAGGACATTTGGATTCTTTCTTGTCATTAAAAAATCATATTCTTTCATATGAAAAAAAGCATTCCTTCCACTGCTTGTTTTCTTTTTAGAAGAAGAAACTATATCATCAAACTTATAATGCTTAAATTTAATCATCTTCGTCTATCCTTCCTGGAGTTTCTATTTTTCCATCTAGCCAGCGTCTTATCCTTCTTCTTACCTTCATCATGTTTGCACCTCTAAATCTTGTTATTCTATAATAGAATATATTATAATTATAAAGTATTTTAAATATATCCTCACGAAATTTCTTACCATTTTCAATACTCTTTATCTTATCTATATCACTAAAATCATCACCAGTAACTATCTTAAAATATTTTATCATTTTTGTTTCAAATAAATCTTTAAATATATGATACTCTGCACCCTCAGCATTTACCTTTAATATTACATAATTTTCTTCTAACCTCTTAAATCCTATATTCTCTATCAGCCAATCTGAAAACTTGTATGAATCAACTTCTTGAAATAATCCTTTCTTTATTCCTGCATGATCCTCGAATATCGAATGCCCTACATTATTTCTACAAAAATAAACTTTCGCCTTTCCGTTACTATCTGTTAATGCACAGTTGTAAATAAAAATATTTTCATTATCCTTAAAACGTTTCTTTGCTATATCACAAAGATAAACCATGGGTTCAAAACCATGTATCTCGTACTCAACACCAATGTTATTAAAACTATTAACAAACATTAAAGATGTCCTGCCCTGATTCATTCCAATATCAAAAAGCAAAACTTTAGGCATTATTTTCTCCCATAATTATATCAAAATATTTCTTACACATTAGCTTGTGTGATTTATCTGTAATATAATTTGCAACCTTATTCTTTTTTTCATTAAAGAATTTATTGTCGTGCCTTAACGCCTCCAACCCACTAATTAGTTCGGAAAAGTTTTTATATACAACTCCAAAATCTTTTACGTATTCAACACAAGCACCACCCTCAACAGATACTACCGGAATCAATCCGCAAAAAATAGCTTCCGTTATATGATTTGGGCCTGACTCGTATCTAGCACCCGATACATAGACATTATTTTTCTTTAAGTGCTTCGCGATATGCCTATATTGGACCGCTCTAACGAGCTTACAGGTGTACTCTAGGCGGTTTTTTGGTCTATTACCCATATACGTAAAACTTCCCAAATCCTTATTCTTTAATAAATAACTATCAAGCATCTCATAAGTCTTATGCCCCTTCTGATAGTTCTTCGAATAATGATGGGTAATAATTTTTAAAGGTTCATCAAACCTATGCTTTACATATTTTAAATTAAAATATCTTACATTTGGATAATTTTCTATTACAGAATGATCTCTTATTTTCAATCCTTTATTTTCATAATATTCTTTCACCCAATTACTTACAAATATATGATAAGGATTAAAATTTGATATTCTTAAAACAGCTTTATCCATCTCATCTGAATCTCTTGGTTTATCGCAATCATTAACTCTATGTATAATTCTTTTCTTTCCGTATTTTCTTAAATGATTTTTAACATCGTCAATCCAGAAAGTTGTTTTATATTTTCTGTTAGACATGAAAATAATTACATCTGTTTCTTTTTTAAGCTCGTGAATAATTTTATATTTTGGAATTAAATTTTTCTTGTTTTTTTCATTTATAAATCTAACCAAAGAATTTAAAAAATGGCCCATGCCACCATAAGCTCTATTTACAGCAGTGGGTTGTTTATTTATACTAATTACTATCACTTTACCACCCCTTTAAAAACATTAGCAACATCATCTGCTATCTTTTCGGGAGCAAAATATTTCCAAGCATAATCAAAAAACTTCTTTGATATTTCTTCCCTTAACTTAAAATTAAACTTTAACAAATTAAACTTCATTTGTATTTCATCTGGAGAATTAACAACTAATTGCTTTTTATATCCTACATCTTCTATTATTTTAACATAAGAACTTGTATTGCTCACAAGGCATGGAATTCCGAATGCCATCGCAGTAGTCAAGCGGTTAGTGCTCTTCAGGTTCCCGTACTCGCTCTCTGGATGAATAAGGATACAGATATCAAATTTTCTAAGCTCATTAGAAAACGATTGTAAACTCCACCTTACAAAATTTCCATTAATCCCTGCACCTTTCTTTCCGGTTATATATACTTTATTAATAGAGTGCAACTTGTTCATATACTGCTTCGTCCAATTTACATAATTTATATTACTTCCAAAAAACGTGCCTACAGTATCAATATTTTCTTTTATCTTTACTCTTTTCTTTTTATCTGCATAATCAATAGCGTCTTGAATAACATAAACTCTTTTATTCTTTTTCCTTACTATCTCACAACAGGTATTGGTATTTACTATTACTGCAGAGCAGTATTTAAGAACCCATTCTTGATGGGGAGTCATATCTGCAATAGCAACATCAACATCATAAATTACCGGCTTCTTTCTTTCGATAAACTGCTTACATAAAGCAATTACTTTTCCATCACAACGTTTCTGAACATACAGGCAATCATAAAACTTTATCCAACTAGAAAAAGCATTTATCTTCTGCTTTACAGTTCCTTGATATATATCAAAATATATTTCTTTCTTTTCCAGATACTTCAGTGTTCTATAAAACCTAATCCTGGAAGAGGCGAAGTTCTGATCACCGGATAAATACGCAAGACATTTCATTTGTTTTCCTTACTAATTTGTATTATGTTTTTATACGCTCTCAATCTTCTTCTTACCTTTATCATATTCTTATTCATTCTACTATTAACTCTATAATAAACCGCACCCACCTCATTTATATGATTCTTTATATTTTCGATATATGATTTGGCTTTTGACTTAAATCTTTTGACTTTCTTTATATCCATATATCCGTCGCCAATAAATATATCAAAATACTTCATTAGATTATTATTCATTAGGTCATCAAATAAATAATATTCTGCGCCCTCTATATCCGCTTTTATAATTAAGTAATCGTTTGTATGCCTTTTATATTTAAATTTTTTCTTAAACCAATCGCTAAACTTTATTGTTTTTACCATCTCATAACCTGAATTTACACTTTCATGATCATTAAACAATGAATATCCAAGCTCATTCTTACAATAAAAAAGTCTTTTTTTTGAATTTATATTTGATATAGCTCTATTTCTTATAAAAACTTTTTCGTTATCCTTAAATATTCTATTTAAATGATTATAGTGCTTAGTTAATGGTTCAAATCCATACACCCTATAGTCAAGCCCTATTCTTTCGAAATTATTTATAAACATGTTTGTTACTACACCATTATACATTCCCAAATCGAAAAAGTTGACTCTCATTTTTTAAAGTCTTTAAAAGCATTTATAAATTTATTTGCATAGCAAGTCATAGTGAGATTCTTTTCTGCAAACTTTCTGCCATTTCCAGTTAATCTTTTTCTCTCTTTTCTTTGTCCTAACATTGCTGATATTTTATAAATAATTTTAGCGTCATCTTCTTTTGGATTTATAATCATCATTTTATTTTCAATGTCTGGAATATTATTATCATCTGGTTTATCAGCACATAATAATGAATTGCATAGCATCGTTTCGGAATACTTACCAAGCAGGTAAAAATACCTACTCGAACAAGATAAAACTATTTTTGAGCTATTAATTTCTTTTGCATACTCTCTTAATATATCATCCTTATTTACATTTCTAATATTATACCCTGGGTGCTGATGTATTTTAGCGCTATACCCCATCCTACTTAATTTCCTTATCCATTCTTTTTGACGCACCCGCAGCGGGTAGTGCTTAGGTGTCGCACGCCCCACAAGTAACACGTCGGTCTTGCGAGTGCTACCATAATCATGAAAAATATTTTCGTTGGCTCCGTGGGGAATATTATAAAATTTTACTTTTTTATCTTTATAGTTTTTATTAAACCATTTATAATCGTTTTCATGATGAGAAATAACAATACTTGCTCCGCTATCATTTATCTGCTGAGTAGTTTTCTTTCGATCATATTGTTCATTATATCTAAGGCAAATAGGTGTATTATTTTTATTACAGTATTTTACAAGTTCTTTATAGTTATTCATTTCGTGAAGTTTATAAGCAACTATTAAATCTGGTTTAAAGCTCGAATAAATTACCATACCTAAAACATTTATGTCTTTATCTGGATATAAACTTTGTAAAATTACCTCTTTGTGCTTTGCAATAAAATCTATTCCGTGAAATCGCACCCTTGACATTTTGTGTTGTTCGATTTGTTTTGGACAGAGATAAAGTATATTAATCATTTATTCAATACCTCCTCGAAGACTTTATCAAAAGCTTCTACATGTTTTTCCCACGTCCACTCTTTTAAAACTTCCTTTCTTGCCTCTTTCTTATATTCAGGACATTTTACTATTTCTTTTATACCTTTCAAAACGCCCCTTATACTTCTATTAATTAACAATCCGTTTTCTCTATGTCTTATTAGCTTGTTATTTATTCCATAATCACCTTTAATGGCTATAACAAATTTTCCACAACTAGCGGCTTCTAAAAGTCCATTTTGACGCCCCCCACGAGTATCAAGGTCCACGTATACATCTATTTCGTCTTGGTAGTACTTAACCATTTCTTTTTCGGGCCTGAAACGCTGCTCCCTGAATGCTGGATTCCATATAAAACCACCACGCTTACAAGCTTCTTGTATAATATCAAATCCACGCCATTGTGTAAAATGTTTAGAAGAACCTGCCCAGCCAATACGAATAGGGTAATGTAATTGATCGCGCTTATTTGGGCAAAATAATCTATGGTCTACACCACCCTCAACCATCCAGGCTTTATGTCCTTTTTCTTTAAACTTATTATATAAATGTTGATTTGAACATATATAACCAAGACAAAGATTATCTACTGCCTTTTTATTATTGTAGAAATCTTTTTGTTTTACAAATACATCACTTCGAATCGCAATCAAAAGTTTACCTAAGGGAAACTCAAAATCAATATGTTGCTGCGGACGAAAATCCAAAAGGGAAAATATAAGGTCATAAGAATAAATATCTTTCTTTACCTTTACTTTACTCATTCTGCATATATCAATATCGAATTTACTATATTTTTTTATATATCTACAAATTCGATGGAATGCCCAATTAGGGATATCAAACAAGCAAAGTATTTTCTTTTTCATAATTTCCCCTACATTATTAAAACTTTTACTTTTTTAAAGGGATATTTTTCAAACATTATCGGTTTAAAAAATTTAGTCCAAACCTCTCTATTGGTTTTTTGATTTGTCTTTAAATGACAATACCTACAAAGAGCAATAAGATTTTCAACAAATATATTTTCTTTATTATAATCTATGTGATGAACACACAGTCTTTGACCACTTTCTTTTAAATTTTGCCTCTCTGTTTTACCACACATTTGACATAATCTTCCATCTCTATCTCTAATACTCTCTTTTAGATCTTCGTTGAAATTAAATGGATAAGGAAATTTAGAAGATCCACCATTCCAGCTATGATGATTTTTCCCCAAATTATATTCACGGGATTGTCTTATGGGTATATTGTGTTTTTTTAAAAACCTTCCAATTGTATCGCAAGAAACATTAAATTTTTTCCCTATGTATTTTAAAGTTCTATTTTTATTTATATACAAATTATAAACCCTATTATATGGTAATTTTATTTTTTCATCCCTTATCTCTATATTGTTTTCTATTAATACTTTTCTTATTGTCCCGAATGAAACATTAAGCTTATTAGCAATATAAGTTATTAATATCTTTTTATTTACATATAAATCATAAACTTTATTAAAATTAACATTAATCTTGCCTCTCATTTTAACATCATTTTTTCTCAATAAACACCTTATCATACTGCCGTCGGTACAAAATATATTACCAATATATTTACATGTTTTTTTCTTATTGACATAAAGATCATAAATTTTATTATAGTGTGATTCTAATTTTCTTGTAATAGTGCCATTTTTTCTTACCTTAACGTTATTTTTTCTTAACAAATAACTAATTAACCGATGATAAGTATTGAACTTTTTAGCTATATAGCGTAATGATTTCTTTTCGTTAATATAAAGATTATAAATTTTATTAAAAGATAATTTAACTTTCATAATTTTATAAACCCCAACGTCGAATAGAAAAATGATGTTGTCTCATCTCTTTCGGTAACTCTTTCTTGGTCCCTATATTTAAACTCTTTACCCATTTTTCTCTTGCCTGATTTCCACGGAACACCCTGTCCTTTCGTATGTAGTGTGGGAACTTCCTGCTATTATCCATCGTTCTCATTTCTATTTTATTTGCGTGTCTTTTTAAGTCCCTACAGTAACTGGGATGATATAAGAGAAGAAGATCTGAAAGAGTGGCCTGGAACTTACTTCCATTTTTATATTTCATGCCGCAAGTTCCGTGAGCATACATTCCATCTTTTACCCTGTATAATCTTTCGGGAGATTTTCCGTTTTCATAATGATAAAAATCATTCCAGTATAATCTCCAAGGAAAATTATAACAATCTTTCTTTAGTCTAGGTAACAATTCAATAAGTCTTTTTAATTTCTTTTTTTCAACGAATTCATCACCGTCCCAAAGTGCATACCAGGAATTTTCATCAAAATATTTCTTCGCCCTATTAAAACAGGCTTGTCTTTGATCTGTCTGACACGAACCCGAATAATGAAAAAAATCTATTTTCTTGTCAGGGTCTGGAAAATTCTTTATAATAGGGATTGTACCATCTTTAGATGTACTATACTTTAAAAACTGCTTATTTGCCCTCCATGCGCCCTCACAGACCACGATCTTATGAGCAAAGGGATATATATTAAAAAGTACTGAGGCTATAAAATCAACCTCCTCAAACACCTGTAGTCCGAAGACTAATTTCAAATTATTTTCCGCCAACTCCCATTCTCTTATTTTTATTACCCTTACTGCTTAATATTAACATCTCTAAATTATGATTTGCTATTTCCATATACTCTTTATTTAAACTGCTATTTAAAACTTCCTTTAAGGTATTCATTTTTAATATCTCATCCCTTAATTCTATCTTATATTCTAACTTGGATATAGTTTCTGTTTTATGTCCTACTACAAGATAAAAAACCAAAAGAACCATTGACATTACTATTAAGAGAATAATATAAACTACATCTCTTATGCCAAAATATTTCTTTAAAAATCTTTTTATCATTCTTATACTCCACAGTTCAAAATTCCATCTACATATTCACTTATCCCATTCGCTAACCCCTCTCCGGCCTTAGAGATAAAATCATTATCCTTTACTAGCATTTTTGCTACATCTTTATTGCTTATAAAATCTATTTCTGTTAAAATAGTTGGTACTGTATTTCCAAGTATCGTTTCTCCAAAATATTCTATCTTATCAAAGATAAAAAACTGTCTCCAATTTCTCCAACTCTGAACTTCATTATCTGAAAATATTCCCAGGTCTTTTCTTAAAAGCTTTTTTACTAAATTATCTTGTACTATTTTCGATAACAAATAACTTTCACTATTATTTGTTTCATAAATAGTCATTATACCAGAATAAGATTTTATCTTACTCCAATTCATGTGATTCTCTATTATAATATCCGGTTTTTCTTTATCAACTATTTTTTTCTTTTCGTAAAGGTTTTTATCTTCTAAAATAATTACATCTATATAATCATAATCCTGAAGTCTCGAAGCACAATGCATAGTTATTTTATAACATTGATAATATTCGTGCAGCGGATAATAAAAGCTATTGTTCTCTGCTCCCGGCTTTTCTTTATAATGACCTACAGATAAAGCAACTTTTAATTTATCTGCCATTTTTCATTTCCTTTTTTACTTCGCTTACAATACTTCTTATTTCTTGACTTATCTCTGTTTTATGATTTGTTAACATTTTTTGAGTTGCTCCCTGACCCTTCTCTATTCTCTCTATACTTATTTCCATTGATTCTACTTTTGTTTTTACTATCCCTAAGTCCTTTCCAAAATCACCCTTTTGCTTTTCGCAGCTTACCTTTATGCCACTAATTTCTTTATTGACTATTTTATTATTCTCAAATATATCTAAAAAATTTCTTCTTACCTTACCGTCACCCTCTGATTGATAACCCAGTTCTTGTTTGAGGAAATTTTCCATACTCTTTGTACCGTTTCCATTTCCATTTTTCTTTACATCTCCATTACCATTTTTTCTCACTTTTAAAACAAAACCTAAAACGGCAATCAGTGCGCCTAATCCCGAAAAACTAAAGGCAGCCATCCTAATCGTATAATAAGCAACTTCAGTTGTCATAATCCCCCTCCTATATGTTCATTACTGGACCTTCTAAAAGTTCATCCTCATTTGGCTCTCTATATTCTCTCTGCTGAACTATTTGAACCTTCTGTATTTTCTTGGCAAACTCTTGACGCTTCGGGCAATCTTTACAAACGGTATTAAGAATTGAAATTATTTGCTGGACCAGATATGATACTTGCTTTACGTCAAGTAATTGTTTTGCACGCACTTCGGCTTCTGAAATATTCTTGAAAGTTATATTGATTTGTTGAGAGAGCTTTATAGTGTGATTGAGGCGCTTCTCATCGGCATCAGTCCATCCCGCCTTACCCGCCCTTAACCAAGTTTCTGGATCAGTCCCCAGGGCACCAATAACATTCTTAAGTAAGACTTTTAAAAGCAATAACTCATTTCCAAGACTTTTAGAAAGGGGGTCATTCGCTATCTCGGAAAACTGATCTTGAAGCGTGGGGGCCAAATCCTTTGTCATAGAAGTAACAACTTTCTTTTTATCATAACCATAAGGGGAAGTATAAAGTGGTCCAGCATGAAGATGGCACCTTCCTTTCCCTGGGTGGCTGGTCCTAAGTCCGGCGGTATTCTTACAGTAACCACCCTTACTTCGGGAATTACACGTTCCGGTTGATCTTATAGAGGGTAGATCAAATGGATTCTTATTCAATTAAAAATCCTCATTGAGATTAATCTGTATCTGTCCAAAATCATTAGGCTCTATCCTATTGACACTACCGGGAGAGCAAAATACATCCATATCCTCAATCATTATGGTAAACGGCATATTTTTTTCTTTCGCTTTCTCTGCCATTTTTATCGCTGAAGTAAAACTCTTTACTTCCCCATCAGTAAGTTTTCTACCGGACTTAGGAGAAAGAATTATAATGCCCATTATCAATCTTCTTTTATAAAAATATCATTCTCTTTCTTTTTCTTTGATTTCTTGATAATTTTATAAAAACCTTTCATAGTCTCGACAAAAAGGCATCCGTGAGTAACAATTTCCTTTCCTTTCTCTGCACGCTTCACAGCAACTTCATCTGATATTCTTTGAAATCCAAACTTGCAGGTAGACCCACAATTGTCATCAACAAGATGACCTACAATAACACATAATTTATTAGCCATTCTTTATTCTCCTTACTTAATATATATATTATATTTATTACATAGTATATAATACTATAAGTAGAGACTAGAAAAGTTTTCACTTTCTTTTCCCATTTCTATATGCCTCTGCCTTATTTTCCATCGTTCTTCTCATTTCCATATGCTCAGGGGTAACTATTTTTCCTTGGTGTTTAGTTGCTTCATAAGTTTCTTCATTATGTTTAACTTCTTTACAATCAGAAACACGAATATATTTATGACAATTTCTACACTCCAAAGAAAAAGTACTTTTACTTACCCTATTTACCGTTTCACATTTTGGACATCTAAAAAATATCATCTTTTTAGAACCAAGACCCATATCCAAAGGTGCTCTTTTCCATCCATCAAATCTACCAGACTCGGTAAGATTGTGGTCACCAAACATATTATCATGTTTATTCATCTATCGCACTCACAGCTTTAACTTTAGATTCATTTACAAGAATAAATACAATATTATCTTTAGACTCATAACACTGATCAACCTCAAACGTGGTACACCTATACACCTCCTTTACTAAATCTTTTACGTTCGTTATACTCTTTTTACAACCAGGACAAACAACTGTTGAATATCTTTCTTTTATATAAACCTTACCACTACAATGAGGACAAATAATCGCACTAGTTTCGGATGACTTTGCCGCTAAAGTTATTTTCTTTTTTGGAATTTTAAACTTACCCTTAATGGGGAATTCATTTTTAACAATTTCTATTGCAGGCTTAACTTTCTTTCCAAACATTTTTAATATATCAACCATTTTCTTTTCTCCTTAACCATTCGGCCATTAAAACTGCATCTGTAATATTATGATTTGCTTTTCTACTTCTTTTTGTAGGAATAAATCTTTTACAATCATTAGGGAATAGTCTCTCAGCAACTATTACAGATTTTTCCTTCGTATCTAATCCGCCCACCCCCTGAAAAAAATCTTTCTGCCATGACCTCGGCATTGGGTTCTCGTAAGGTATCGCCGCACACATTAGCGCCATTCTCCATAGACCATATCCAGAACCCGTTTTAAAAGCGGAAGATATACCCTGCGATATTCCTGCTATTTTCATTGCTTGCTGTTTCTCAAGACAAGCTTTCAACTCATAATTCCTTCCGCTACAATAATTACTAACTGCATTAACGGAATCCATTATCTTACGCTCATTATGTATTTTATTTGCGTAAGTTTTCATTTCCCCCTTTTGTTTGCCTTTGGCCACTCTTTTGCGCTTACCTATATCTATATAAAAACGAAAATAAATCTTTAGTATCTTTCCTTTTTCGTTTATAACGGCAACGGCTCCATCCTGACCGGGGTCAATACCCATAAAAATTTTCATTGTAATATATCCTCATCTGTCTCATACTTCGACAATCCAAATAACTTATATGGATCTAAATTTAAAATCAAAATTAATTTCTTTATAATATCCGGCGGTGGTAGTGTCGTACAATCTTTATCTTCATATCTCTCAATCTGCTTCTTATGCTTACTCAATAATCTTGCTAAATTCGGCTGAGACATAAAGTGAGAAACAGTATTTTTCTTTATTCCTTTGCCTTTCTTGTAATAATTAAAACTCAACCTCATATCTCTCAAGTAATCCTTGTCAATTATAATATCTGGACTGATATTCTTTACTCTTATCACGCTGCAACCTCTGCTATCTCGTCATTATTTCTCACAACTATTTTCTCCTTAAATGAAGACTCTATGTCATTAAGGTGATCAATTACGAAAATCTTTTTATTATTAACCGACTCGTCATGAAGTAAACCCAATACTATTTTCCTACCTACAGGATCAAGGCTTTTTAATACTTCGTCAAGAAAGATAAAATTAAACTTAGATACATCATTAAGGGATAGGAAATTTGCAAGAGCAACCCTTTGTTTTTCTCCACCAGATATAAGCTCCCAACGCCTTAATTTTCCGGTTGTCAAATTTCTAGTTTCAGTAACTATCTCATCGGAAATTTTACCCGTCTTTCTTTCCTTGCCAATTTTTATCTTTACGTCAAAATTAAATCTCATTCTCTTAAGCCTATCTCTCATCCCCCTATTGATATCTGGCAAAAGACTACCAATCATATATACTTTTAACTTTGGTATATTATCAAACCAATACTTACAACTCTCTGCTTCGGAAGAAAGCCTTGATATACTTTTCTTTATTCTCTCGCTCTTTTCCAGGTTCCTTTTGTAGTTAGCTATAACGGCACGAATCTCAATAGATTCAGTATTATATTTGTCAAGCTTTTCGTTATAGCTATTATTTTTTTTATTTAAATTTTCATAATCACTATCGTCTATATCCCTATATCTTTCAAGCGTTTTTTCTAAACTATTTATTTTACTTTTATACTTCTTTTTATCAATATTGAAATCCCTTTTCAACACCTTGATATTTTCCCTTATCTCAGACATTACCTCCTTGAGCTTTTCGGTTATTCTCTTATGACTACTTATATCAATTTCTAAAGACGATATATCACCTAAAAACTCAGACCTTTTTGACTCAAATTCTCTTTTTTTATCTATTAACTTAGAGTATTCGTCAAGCTTTTTCTGCTTATCTAAAATAACATTACTCTGCTTTGTTTCTTTTGCTATCGAGTCTTTAATGAGTCTGCGGAAGCCATCTTTATTGAGATACATCATACAAGAATCACATTGAACTTTTATTTTTTCCATTTTCTGACTAGGAGAAAATTTAACGTCATCTTTCATGCCTAAACGCCTCTTTCTTTTCAATATCTGCTTAGCAAGAAACTTATCATTAACAATTATACTTTGAGTCTCTGCAATATTAGTATCTATTTCTTTATTGAGCTTCTCTTCCTTTTTTGATAAAGCATCAAGAGAGTTTCTTTTACTCTCTAATTTTACTTTCTTTTTAACAACACTCATACCGCCTAATTCATCTTTATTCTTTTCTAAACTATCGGCATACCTTTTATGTCGAGACTTCGCCTCAATTCTTAGATCTTCCCTGCGTTCTTTTGTCTCAAAAAGCTCTTTATTGAGCTTTATTTTACTTTCTATAGAGTTTAACAAAATAGTATTTTTCTTTATTTTATCGGAAAAACATTCAACCTTGTCGGAAGAAATCATAAGCTGTTTCTTTTGCTCTTTTATATTAATATCTTCCATGGCTTCATCATAAACCCTTCTTTCCACGTCAAATGTCTCAAGCTCCTTATCTATCTTGCTTTTCTCATCTGAAATAACAGACCTTAAAATATCCATATTGCTTATCTGAGGAACAACGCCCTGAATAATTTTTGTACGCTCTAAATTGGTTCCCGAACAGAAAGCAGACATCATTTCTTGTGGCATATATACAGACGAAGTAAACGAATTAAAATCTGTTCCTAACATAGCAATTATTTTCTTTTGGGTTTCGCCTTTAATGTGTTGCTTAACTCCATTTTTATAAAATCTTATTATATCGGCGCTCCCACGCTTTCTTTTTCTTGTTATAATATATTTATCTTTATTATCTTTAAGTATTAACCTGCCTTTTCCTATATTTTTTCCCTCTCTGATAACATCATCTTTTATGGTTCCGTTTCCCTTAACCGCTAACGAAGAAACTTTTCCAAAAAGAATCCAAGTTATAATCTCAAATATTTTTGACTTTCCGCTTCCATTATTTGTTCCACTTTCTGAATTTTTTACACCGGTTATCAAACAAAAAGTATATTTAAAAAAATTTATAACAAGCTTTCTATAGGAAAATAAATTATATGCTTCTAATTTAATTAAATCCATTTAATTTCCTATTCCGCTATTTACAAGGACATTTTTTATATATTTATATCTTGCTTTCTTTTCGCTCTTGCTTAAATTTTGATCTTTAATGAGAAACTCTTTTGATATTCCACTTATAGGCAAACTATACTCTATTCTCTTGTCTTTATTCTCTTTTTCTTCCTCAATTATTCCTTCCATCTTTATATCAATAATATTTTCATTCTTTGAGTATTTTCTTTTAAGATTATATGCATAATCATAAAATTTATTTCTATATTTTATCTTTAAAGCTGTCTTTTTATCCGATAAATTTGCTCTCTCTGTTCCTTTTGTTATTTCTAGCTGCCTAAAATCTATATCGTCTATAGGAATAAATTTTACATCTGGAAAAGTATCAAGTTTTACATCAAGAAATCCCTTAACCTCCTCTCTCTCGCCCCATCCAACCCTACAAAAACTTCCGCTATAATAAATATTCTTTCCCACTTTCTGATAAGAATGAAGGTCACCAAGTCCAACGTAAGGTATTCCTGCAAGTAATTTCTTATCTATCCACCTTTTCATTCTAAAATTACTAGAAGAAAGCTTACCCCCAATAATACTAAAATGAGAAAATAAAATATCAATATCCTTATCACCAGCTTCAATAATGTGACTTGGTATATCATCAGAAAAAGGAAGAAAATATATATTTTTATCTTTAATTTCAAGCGAAGTTGGCTCATCAAATATAAATAAATTCATACTTGTTCTTTTAATAATTACATTAAGTGAATCATATGACGAAAGAGCCTCATTACTATCGTGATTTCCGGGAATTATAAAAACGGGAATATCACAATCAAGAAGTATATCAAGTAAAGATGAGAAAAATAAACGCTCTTCCTCCGAAGGGTTAACAACAGAAAAATTATCCCCACAAAGAACAATAAAATCAACTTTATTCTTTTTTGCATACGTCGCAACTTTCTCTATTCCAAGCTTTACAAATTCAAATCTAATTTTTCCATAAATAGTGCTTAATGTAAGGTGAAGATCAGCTATTTGTAAAAATCTAATCATTTATAAGTCTTCCTCTGGCCAATCCAATGGGCTGTCGTGATTCTCATCTAAATATTTCTTTCGATCACTTTTCTTTTTCTCTCTTTTATTAGCAAACTCTTTTGATCTATTTTCTTTTTCCTCTTCTGTTATTTCGGGAGATAACCCCTGCTTAATTCTATTTCTTATTTTCAAACAAGCATCGCCAGTTAAGGGTCTGTAACTATCTTTTTTGGGAATTGTAACACCGTGTAGTGAGCAGCCCTTACAAGATGTTAATAGTATTCTTTTCTTATCGTTATCCAGAAGCTCCATATGCTTTATCTTGTCTTGATTCGAACAAGCACGGAGTCCACGCTTTCTGCTTTGTTTGTAATGCTCACAAAAATAATTTACTTTCTTTGAGTTTATACTAAAAAATACCTGACTTAACATTATTTTTTCCTCTCGGCTATTCTCTCATTTATAAGAGTAAAAAATATTTCCATAGTGCCTACAAGAAAAGAACCTAATTTTTTTCCTCTCCTCAGTCCGGGATCACCAACGCGATCATTCCAAAGAACAGAAAAACTACCCATTATATTGTTAATCTCTTTTCTGTCCTCTGGGGAAACACTGTGTTCATTATACACCCTTTTTAACCGGTCATTTAGCTTCATAGCACCACTTTCCCTCCACCTTTCTCTCCTTTTAGCTCTTTCATTATATCGTCTCTTACGGTAGCTATTTTTTCTTTATTTAGTTTCTTTATATTTGCTTGACCAAACAACCCCAAACTCTTTTTTCTGTATACTATATGATGTTTCTTATCTTTATCTCTAATTTTTATTATTCCCTTATTTAATCCAGCTAAAATTAAACCCTTATCTATATCTATTCCCTCTGTAAAATTAAGTTCATATTCACAATATCTAAATGGCGGTGCAACTTTATTTTTTACTACTTTAACTCCAGTTAAATTAGCAACCTTTTTCTCTCCAACCTTTAATGTACTTTTTCTCCTTATATCAAGCCTTTGAGAAGCATAAAAAGCCAATGCTCTTCCACCAGAAGTTGTTTCGGGATTGCCAAACATAACACCAATTTTCATTCTTATTTGATTTATAAAAATAACTATTACATTGTTATCGTGAGTAATACCAGATAATTTTCTTAAAGCTTGAGACATTAATCTTGCATGAAGTCCCATATGAGAATCACCCATATCTCCTTCTAATTCTTTTCTGGGAACCAATGCAGAGACAGAATCTATGACTATTATATCAACTTTTTTTGTTCCAACTAATGTCTCTGCGATATCTAATGCGTTTTCACCACAATCTGGTTGACTAATATATAAATTATCTATATCAACTTTTATAATATCCGCTGCCCAGGTAGGGTCTAGTGCGTGCTCAGCGTCAATAAATGCAGCAACTCCTCCCGCCTCTTGCATCATCCTTATAAAATGTAATGCTAATGTAGTTTTACCACTTGCTTCTGGGCCATATATTTCTATAATTCTTCCTTTGGGAATTCCACCACCCAAAGCAATATCTAAATCATATATTCCTGTAGAAAGAAATTCTACATTAATTGGATTGTCACTAAATTTAAAAATACTTCCATCTCCAAAAACACCATTTACTATACTGGTGACTGAACTGTCTTTCTCCTTTGACCTCTCTTTAACTTTCTCTTTATTCTTTTTCTTCTTATCAGCCATCAATACCTTCCTTTATTATTTTCTTCAACCTTCTCAAATCTTTCTGTATTATAGTTAAACTTTCAGTTTTTCTATATAAAAGGCAGGCTGGATGCATTGTCCCGAAGATCCAACCATATTTTTTCGTCTTAATTAATCTGCCATTATGATGAGTTATCTTTGTTAAAGGTTCATCTTCATGACACGTGATTCTGGTCAGCGCCTGACTACCAAGAATAATAATAATTTTTGGATTTACTTTTTTTATCTCGTGATCTAACCAAGCACTACAGGCTTTTGTTTCTTCTCTTTTGGGTGCACGATTTCTGGTTTTCCTTCCCTGCCATTTTACCTTAAGTATTCTATGGGGTCTACATTTTATGGTATATGTTATATATACTTCTTCTCTTTTAATTCCTAAAAATTTAAAATATCTATTAAGCCAATCTCCGGCTGGACCCACAAACGGTTCACCGGCTTTGTCCTCGTCACGCCCTGGGGCTTCGCCCAGTATCATATACTTAGCCTTAGTACTGCCTGCACCCAGAACCACCTGAGTGCAGGACAGACCAAGCTTGCAAGCGTTCGACTTTCTATTACTTTTAAGCTTGCACTTATTCGTCATCGTCGTCATCACCATCAAGGTCGGGAAAATCATCATCATCGTCATCATCATCTTCCTCTGCTTCCTCTTTCTTTTTCTTTCCCTTCTTCGCCGTTTTCCCTTTCTTGCTTTTCTTCTCTTTCTTGGTATCTTTGTCATCTTCATCTTCGTCATCATCATCTGCGTCAAAGTCATCATCTTCGTCATCATCTGCGTCATCTTCTTCTTCGTCTTTCTTTTTCTTATCCTTCTTTGACTTCTTGGCTTCTTTCTTCTTATCTTTTTTCTTGCTTTTCTTCTCTTGTTTTTCCTCATCTTCATCGTCGTCATCATCTCCAAAATCGTCATCGTCATCATCTGAATCGTCAGAATCTGAATCGGAATCTGAATCATCATCGTCATTTAAGTCATCGTCATCATCTTCTTCTTCCTCTTTTTCCTCTTTCTTCTTATCTTTTTTCTTGCTTTTCTTTTTCTCTTTCTTAGTGTCTTTGTCGTCATCGTCATCATCTTCCAGGGAATCATCTTCATCATCAGCCTCGTCAGCGCCTATACCAAGATAATTATTGATAGTCTCCATAGGAGTTGGCTTAACAAGTTCGTCAAGGTCTTCAATTTCTAATTCAATATCGTCTCCCTTTACCTTTGTAATAACGGGAATATGAACTTTTTCAACGGTATACTTCGTATCAAACTGGCCAGAACCCTTGCGCCTGATTTTGATAGCATGTTTAGCGGTGTCAAATTCATCATCCTCTTCAGTCAAAACATCCTGGATACCACCGGCAATAGAAAATCCCTTCTCTAAGAGATAGGATTGTCCGTCATCAAAAACAATAGCCTTATCAAGCTTCTTTTTTCCTTTCTTTGTTTTCACAGTCACGTTTTTCTTAAGCTCACCAACAAGTACATTAAAGAAATATGTATTATTGGTTCTTACATCTGTCAATGTCCCTTCTTCAATAGCCTTACAAATCGGACATTTATCAGGGGCTTTTCCTTTACCTTCGGCTCCACCGGGGCAAACAACACGCCTCGTGTTTCCTTCGCTGTCTTTTAACCAGTGAGCATATGCTCTCTGATAATCTTTATCCTGAAAAAGCTTGATATATACAATAGTACTTTTGGTTTCTGCAGGTGCCGGAAACATTACCCTCCGAAAACTACTGCCCCCACCAACGGGGTCATCATTCATGTTTTTAGGCATAATTTTTCCTTTTGAAAGTTAAGTCTTGTTCTAACCTAACATTATTTGCTAAAATCATTAATATGTCTTTTCTCTGCTTCATAACTTCGTGTACAACTTCCATCTGATCCCTAACTACTTTACATGTAGCCGATCTATTTTTCAATTTCATATAAGTTTCATCTCTAGGTTTCACGTATATCTCATAAAACATTTGTTCAAGATCGTCTTTCGTTGCTTGTTTTTTTACTATTCCTTTATTATTCTTCCTCCTCTTGTTATATTCCTTTAGACACCTCTCTCTCCTCCTCACCTTAAACTCCATTAATTTTTCCTCGGCAAGCTTCTCCGCTCTTACAGACTTTTTGTATATCATACCCCAAAAAGCCTGTACGCTTCCGTGCTGCTTAACTATATTATTTATTTCTGGGAGTGAATCAGGTATGTCGAGATGTATGGTCTGCTTTACATCTTCTTTTTTTATCTTAAACTTCTTGAAGAGCTCTAGTTCAAATTCATCTAAATCAATCTTAAAATCTTTCAGGTTTAATTTATCTTTGTCATTTTTTGTCAAATAGTCTTCATTACTATCCAACTTTCTTGGCAATATTTCTCCCTTAGATTATTCATATTTTATTTTCTCTCTCTTTATATATAATATACGATTAAAAATTTAGTTTGCGTTGTTTTTCTTTACTTTTTTTCTTTCTATAATCATAATCATAAAGCGATCTATCAATTTTATCAAAATTTCTAAATACTCTAGCGTCAACCAGAACGTTAATGACTCTCTTATTCACAATGCGCCTATTAACCCTTGAGAGAAAGTCTTTGAAGTTACTATAGGGTTTACCCTTCGTTATCTCTGGTGCTGCCTTGACACCTATTCCCTTTATATTTGACAGCCCCACAACTATCTTTCTATTCTTTAAACTAAAATTAACTTCTGATAAATTAATTTCCGCTTTCAATACTTTTATATTCATGCTTTTACATTTTCGAACAAAGGAAATTATTTTCTCTTCCTTGTCTTCATGATAAAGAAGTGAGCACATAAAATACTCGGGATAATAATTCCTCAAATACATTCCTATATACGCTATATATGCATATCCAACAGCGTGGGCTTTATTAAAGGCATAGCTGCTAAACTTTTCCATATTTTTCCATATGTCGTTAGCGACCTTTTTATTTAACTTATTGTTGATACAACCATTTATAAACTCGTCCTTAAAACTATCTAAAAGTTTTTTCTTTTTCTTACTGATCGCTTTCCTTGCATCATCTGCATCAGATAAAGACATCTTTCCAAGCTTATGAAATAACTCCATCACTTGTTCTTGATATAATATTATACCGTGCGTTTCTTTACAAACTTCGTCATAAATCTCGTGAACCTTTGGTGTCTTTCCGTGTATTACTCTATCTACAAATTTAACCGCAAACCCACTCCTGGTGGTGCCTGGACGGTTAAGTGCATTCATTAAGT